GTTCACTACACCAACTTTTGTACCATATGCTTGTAATCCACGTACTTACAAGACACTGTAAATTTCAATTCTAAGGGGTCTGTGGTACACGCTAACATACGTTGATATAAAGAGACGTGTATCCACACCCCTATTTATAAAAATTATGTAAGAAATATAGATTGACAGGGATAAACATTCTTTCTGCTACTCATATAATCCCTATAAACAGCCACACGAAATAAAATCTAAGAAAATGTCTAACTTTAATGATTTGGGCGTGTGCATTATGTCCAACCTAAGTATATAATGACCTAGAAGAGTTTTCTATTACTATTTATCGAACGGAGTGAGTTTATGCAAATCGGAGGTTTAGTTACTGAGTTAGGACTCAATCAATGTGCTTATGGCATGGTTAAGTCCTTTAACGAGTTAGCCGCAGGCAACGAGCATCAAGTAACAGCATATTGGCAACGTTTGGCGAATCCTGCCAGCGAGCCTTGCTTTGCAACCATGAATCTGTCTGAGTTAAATACATTCAAAGGTATCGGTATCGCCACTACATTGGAACTGGCAGACACGTTACTTAAGAACAACTCTGCAGTCATACCTTTTTATTATATATTCGACATTGAATGGTTGAAAACTATCGTTAGCTTTGATTATGCAATGAACATTATGAGAGATCCTCATCTGTCACTTATAGCAAGATCAAAGAGCCATCAGGCAATCATCGAAAATTATTGTAATAAGCCAGTAGCCGGTATCGTAGAGGACTGGAATCTGGATCAACTATTGCCTCTACTACAAGAATCTATTTGTTAGGAACAGAAAGCATGGACATTAATATCAGTACGGTACTGGAAATGTATGAGAACGGAGAGTCTACTCTTTCTATCTCTAAGCACTTCAATACGTACCCAAATAAAATCAGAAGAATCCTAGTGTCAGAAGGTGTCGAGTTACGTGACAAATCTAGTGCTCAAAAGAAAGCATTAGAAACAGGACGTATTAAGCACCCAACTAAGGGTACTAAAAGAAGCTATGAAACAAGAAGCAAGATCTCTCAGTCGAATGTAAAAGCATGGCAAGATATGTCAGAGTCTGAGCGTGAACGCCGTAGACAGATCGCACAGGATCATTGGGCAGCTAAAAGTCCCGAAGAGATTCTGGAATTGCAACGGCTTGCCGGTGCTGCTTTATCCGAAGCTGGAAAGCGAGGATCTAAAGCAGAAAGATTTTTGTATGAACACTTAACTGGTCTTGGTTATAATATTACCATGCATGATTCATCTATTGTTGGTGGAGCATTTGAATGTGACCTAGTTATTCATGACAAATTAATTGCGATTGAAGTTGATGGCCCACAGCATTTTGAGCCTGTTTTTGGGGAAGAACACCTTAGAAACTATGTTAAGAACGATGCTGCGAAGAATGGTGCATTAATTAGCAAAGGATACACAGTCATTCGAGTAAAGTATATGGCTAAGAATTCAACTCTGGCTGTATTAAATAGATTACTTGAAGTAGTGACAGAGCAAATTGATAAGGTCGAGAGCGGTTCTCTTCCTACTGATCAGAAACTTATCGAAGTGGAGTTATAAGAATGAGTGAAGAGAATACAGAAATGTTTGAATTTGAACAAGTTACCGACCAAGATGTGATTGTAACTGAAGTCGATCCTAATATCCCTACCTATGGTGGAGAAGGCTGGAACGAGTATGTTATGAGTCACTTCCATGATTACGAAACATTTGACGGGAATCCTACCTGTGGTGGACTACGACGAGTAGCTGAGCTATTGCTTGGTGATATTGTCGAGACTGGCCCTACTCAGGTATTTCCTGCTAATGATCCTAATGGGCCGGGTAGAGCAACCGTAGTATTTAAGGTTGTCTTTAACTGGAACAATAGTGGACAGTTGAGAAGTTATTCAGAAGTAGCCGATGTGTGGCACGGAAATACTGACGACCTGTTTTGTGCTCACCCTGTAGCAACAGCGAGTACACGGGCTGAAGGCCGAGCATTACGCAAAGCTTTGAAGATTCGAGCACTAGCGGCTGAAGAACTTACACGCAAAAAGGACATTGTTTCTATCGTCCAGCAGAGTGTTAAAGCTAACACCCCTACAGACGGAGAATGGAATGAGGATGAATCATTAAGCGTGCAGCAGATTAACTTCATCAACAATAAGAGTAAGCAGCTCGATATCAATGTAATTTCATTCATCAATAGTGGTGAAGGTACTTACGACCGTATTGAGCAGGTTACTAAGAGTGTAGCAAGTAAGATGCTGGCTATTCTCAATAAATACCAGAATGGGTCACAAGATATCCCATCTGAAATCAAAGGTTATAATCCGAACTGGAGAGACTAATGAAAGTTACTTACCGTAACCGTAGTGGCAACCTCTCATGTGAGTTTGAAGCAGATTCTCCTAGAGAATTGTTTGCACAGCTCGCTACCTTCCAAGAAGTATTCGACGAAGGTTCTTGCGGGAAGTGTGACAGCACTGAACTGAGATTTATTGTTCGTGAGAATGATGGAAATCAGTACTATGAACTCAAGTGCTTGGATTGTGGAGCTAAGCTAGCATACGGTCTTAACCGTAAGGGTGGCGGCCTATTCCCCAAACGCAAATCTGCGAGTGGAGAATGGCTACCTGATCGTGGCTGGACAAAGTGGAACAATAAAACCAAGTCCGTAGAGTAAGCCTTAAAGAAAGCCCCTGACGAAAGTCGGGGGTTTTTTTATGGAGTTATATAATAGACCGTGTGCCTACCTCTACGAAATACCTTGGGCGACCGTTCATATCAACTCTTTGAGTGTGTTGGTCTATTCCAAAATGCTTAAACAACGTGGCTGTAACATTGTTTGGCCCAAATGGATCTGTCTTAGGTTCCTCAGCCTTTGAGGTTGATTCTCCCAGAGCATATCCCATATCAAAATTTCCACCCGCCATCATTAGTGGTGATAGCTTAGGCCAGTGGTCACGTCCAGAATTGGCATTAATTTTATAAGTCCTGCCGAATTCACCCGTCACAACAACCAAAATGTCCTTGTTTTTTCCTCGGTCGTGCAAGTCATTAATAAGTGCTGTCAATCCCTTGTCAATAGGAGGCACACGACTCTTAAGGGCAGTAGATATATTACTGTGCATATCCCAACCGCCGTAATGAATAGTAACAAACTTTGTACCCGCTTCGGCTAGTCTTCTAGCAAGTAAGAGCTGTTCACCAACACCAGTTCCATATTTCTCAATAGTCTCCGGCTTTTCATTCTTAATGTCAAATGCCTTAGCTATATTACCAAGTATCATGTTATATGACTGCTTTCTCAAGTCAGCCCAGTCATCAGCACCCGTGTCTATTCCCCTTTTAAGGGTGTCCAGTCCCTTCAGGAGGTCTGCTCTACGATTGAACATATCTTCCTTGATCTTTAACTGTAAGTTCTTTACGCCTTCTCCTGTGGCTTCATACGGCTTATATACGGAGCCTAACCAAGCTGCTTCATCAAAAGTAATGTTATTAACTCTAACATAAGAGGGCATTCCACTAAACGGGTGGTTTGAGCCATACATATTAGATATAATAGAACCATAAGAGGGTTCCTGAGCAGGCGACTGAGGTGTGTTATCAGTACTATTATGACCTGTCATTACCCAGTGTGTTGCAGTTCGGTGGCTAGAGTTGCCATGAGAGAAAGATCTAACAACAGTCATTTTATCGCCGACAGTAGCTAAATTAGCCCAGTCAGCACCAATCAAATAGTCTCCAGAGGTTTTAGTCCATCCGTTAACAGCACGCACATCAGAGGTAGCATTTGGTTTAGGGTCAAAAGTTTCTACCTGTGTTGCTCCACCACCTAACCAAACCCAGATTACTGACTTATCGTCAGGGGTTAGACAAGTATCTTGTGCATGCAAGTCCGACAATCCAATAGCAGAAAGAGAAGCTGATATACCACCAATCTGCATAAAGTTTCTTCTATCAATATTTAAGTTAATCATCCCTTGTCTCCATGTAATAAAAAAGGGGCTCATAGGTATTAAAACCCACAAACCCCTTATATCTTTTTATAGTAAAACAGTCAATGTCTCACTCGTTACCATTATAGGTATTCTAGTGATACATATAGACCGTAATCAGTCTTAGAACCGATACTAATTGGTGATGCACTTAGTGCAACGTGCCAAGTGTGACGAGTATCAACACCAGTACCACCGTAAGTGTTCTCAATTTGGTTTGCACCAATGTTTGGAGATCCACCCGGAGTATCAGTGTGCTTGTAGTACTGCATGTACTTAGGCTTTAGTTCGCCACCAGCAGACAGTGCGTACTGCATGTGAAGGTTCTTACCACCAGAACCCGGACTGTTTAGTAGAGGTACGATAATACCAGTACCACCAACAGTTTCCTGAGCACCAGTAAGACCAGTTAGGCGAGCGTCACCATTACCTACTTCAGCATCAGTGAAGTTGTAAAACTTAACACCAGATGAGTTTTTGTAAGCATAGTTGCTACTTCCACCGTGCCAGCTTAGATTACACTGAGCTGCAGGCCAAGGAGCACCCCACCAGAAAAGGTCACCTGAACCAGATACGCCAGCAACTTCGTCGCCGGGAGCACCGCTCCAAGTAGTCCAACCAGTAGAAGCATTTGAACCCTGACCGTCATTGTCAAAGTTAACAAGTTCTGCTACTTTAGTTAGAACACCAGAAGCTGGATTATTGATACTAACTCTGTCATAAATTCTTAATTGAACGTTCTGAACGTTGACTGGAGTACCATGTAGGAAGTCAATCTTTAGTGTAGCTTCACTAGAGTTGATACGACCTAAGTAACCGTCTTGGTTACCAGATTCTACATTGCCAGATTCAAAGTTCAAGAATTTAATATTTGCTGCAGCAGCCTTATTCTGGCTACCGTCATCGTTCACAATGAAAGTTGTGTCTTGGTATTCACCAATTTGGACAGATGAACCAAAAGTAGTTCCATAAAAGCCTAAGCCGGAACCAGCAATATTGTCATCGTCTTTTGTTGAAAATACGATTTCAGCCATTTTAGAAAACTCCTAAAATTAAACATGTTTAAAAAGTCGATACGTATACGTAATATAAAATACACAATATTGGCAATGTGTAGCTTATTTTTTGCCTTTTTGACAAGAGCTACAGCCAGTACTGCGTTTTGCTTTATTTGTAGATTCTGCACCCCATTTACCCTCTGGACACTGTTCTAAAGGCCATTTTACCTTTTGTTCAACAGGGCAACCACAGCTACCACATTCCGGCATTGGAAGGTTAGTAATTAGCAGGGGACAGGAATTACAAATGGATAGCCTAGTCTGCTGCACCTCAGGGGTGGTCTCACCAAAGCCATTATATGTATGTTTTACCACAGCCTTAGCGAAGTTTTTAGCCTTAGTAAATATATTAGCTCTTTTGGGCTCGGATTTAGAAATAGTATTATTCTGGATTTCAGAGTCATCTAGAAATATATTTGATTTGCTAATTAAAAGACCACACTTACCACATTGATCGTAGGGTCGCTTGTCGGCCACTGCAACCTGTATATGTCCACATTCACAAATTATTTTCATATTTTTCTCCCATTGTTATTAGCTAAATCTGCCCAGTCAAATTTACATGAAGGGGTTTTCAACAAGGACTCCTCCATGGCGACTCATTGGGGCAATAATGCCACCAAAACCTTTTTGAGTAGGATACCATGTCCAGTCATCGCTACCTATTTCGTTACTGTCATCAGAACTACCACTAACCCTTCTACCTATTTCTAATGGACTCTTAGACAATAAATTTGTATCTGCATTTTGTATAATTACTGTTCGTGGATTATGCGAATCATACTCTATTATGTCTCCCTGTCTTGAATATGACTCAAATATATCGGCAGTTACAGATGCATGATTTGAGCCATTGCAAAAGTCTTGATCTTTTATTATTTGTGGTAAAACACCGTATACATTATGGTTGTAATAAGGCAACTGCACACGGCCTACTAAATTTACATGTGAGGTAGTGACACTATCGTCATGAAATCCTGTCGATGGTAAAACCCTTCCATCAAAATTGCTATGATTAAATGTAACCTGCCAAGGTCTATCTACAGGAAGAAAAATATTATAGCTATCGTCTGTACTGTTAGACATGGCTATTTTTGGCCACGAATAAAATACCTGATCTAGGTCTCCAAATGGGCCCTTATATATACCAGCGTCTGGCAATAACGAATACCATTCGTAACGGCAAGTGTGCCCAAAATATGAATATTTTTGAGTAATAGCAATGTTGCCGAATCCATCTGGATCTCCTTTTTCAAACCAAGTCTGATCTACCTTGTTTTCCACTGAAAAGTAAAGATTAGGATTAATTAAATTTCTATAGTGTATAAATTCACCGTAAGAATAAGGAAGATAAGTATTATTGGGCGTATATCCAGATACTAGACACGGTATTTGATGGAAATCCTTTCCTTGCTCTATTTTCTCGTAAGATTTATGTGTACTTTGATTATTATTGTAAAGATAGGCTTTGCCAGTAAAAATCAGTCTTTCATCTATAAAACGATATTTGTATTTTTGAGAAAGATATGCAGCAAATGCTTCATTAAGATCCTCCGAAGATATCCTAAACGGGTTAATATTATTGATATCAAGTATTCTAGGATAATGATTGAATGCTTCAATACTATGGAATACATCAAGATTTATAGCAACATCTTTACCCATGTCCCATGAATTAGCAGTTAATGAGAATTGGTCATATGCCGGATCATCGTTTTCTCTAGGTATTGTATCAAACGTAATGTTATCATTGCCATCTAACATCCATCCGGCTGGTTTGCCGTAAGGACTGATGCCAAGAATAGTGGTGTTTACCTTCCAGCTTTGTGTTACAGGACTTCCTCCATAAAAGTTAACCTGAACAACCCCTTCACATGACTCTGAAAAATTATTGCTATCTGTTCTAATGTCTGAATTATGTGGAAATACACCCCCTAACCCAAGAACTATTTTTTCGCCCTGTAAAACTATATTTTCAGCACGATCTTCAAGCTTACCTGTAAAAGGATTAAACTCTCTTCTGAACTTATCTATTCTGGCTGAGTAATCATTATTATATATATTATTAGTTTGTCGTGCGGAAGACACTGTTTGTTCGCCGCTGTGAGTTCTGGGACTAGGTGCACACGGCCAAATAATCCGCATAGGGTTTCCATTGTTATCTGTAACCACTCCATTTAATGAAGGCCCAGCCCACCCGTTATTATCTCCCATTTGACCAGAACTATTACCCTCTATGAACTGTATGTCATTGAGATTATAATTCTTTGGCATGACAAATAACTCAGACATCTTCGGGGTTAATGACCTAAATACATCGTCTTTTTCAACAGATTGTGCAATGCTATTAAGCTCATGAGCAGACATATCTTTTCTCGGGTTGCAGTCGTGTGCATTTTCCGGTGATAGTCCAACATCGCTCCTTCTGTTTCTTTCTAGATCCATCCCAACTGTATTCACCACATCCCTTATGCCATTGAAAAACAGAGGTATCGGCAAACCGCTACATGGGCAAACCGCACATGCTGCACTAAAAGAAAATAGTCTATATAAACCAGATGATGAAACTGGGGTTTCACGATTTACAGGGTTTCCGTCAGGATCAAGTACGATTTCACTACCACTATCAATTATTTCTGGAATACCCACCTTTTTCTCGAAATTAGAAAAAGAGTACGAATCTGGCACTAAGGCATGTAAGTTACGCCAAATGTACGAAAATTGATTCCATTTTTCTTCGCCGTAGTATTCTCTTAAGAACCACGACATTGTATCCAAATCAAGAGGACTATTCCTAGCAAAAATATGGTTAGATATACCGGGGCTTAAAACTCCGTTACTTAAAATGTAAAGTTCATTTGGGCAAGTCGCAGGATTAAAAAAAGTACCACGTTCTTCATCGAGTTTTGCAACTGCTTCATTGTAACTGGTTATTGACTCCTGTGTATCCCTTCCTAGTTCAATATTCTTGTTGATACCTTCGAGTACCCAATTTAAAAAAGTGTCAAAAGTTGTAAGCCTAACATTTTCTGCAATTTCACCCTCTGTCATGCCATTCGGATAATGCCTTAAGCTTTTAATCCTACAATCTTGTGACCCACTTGCAGAATAATAAAGGTCGTAGCAGTCTATTTTATCTTCATTGTCAACGTCCGGGGGTAGAAGCTGTCCTTCACCATGAGGAGGATCTAGCTGGATTTCTTCAGTTACTCGTTCGTGTGCAGCCATCCATCTCATCCATTCCTTCCACTCCAATTTTTTTGCAACCCTGTTTATTCTATTAACAGATTCAACTCCAACAACAAGCGGATAAACATGTCTACCATTTTTCTGTATTTTGAAAAATCCTTTTCTAGTAGCATAGTACTGATGTGCCCAAGCACCACGACTTATGTCAGTTAGGTCTTGTTTGTCATCTTTGTCAAAAGTAAAGCTTTTATCTTCATTGAGCTCATGTACAGCATTATATCTGTGTGGATACTGGGAAATACTGGCCTGCATAACCTCTTCGTCGAACAATGTTTCAGCATTGATACTAACCAACATATCGTGAACATCAAAAACCTCGCCCATATAAATAGCTGTTGGATAATAGTTGGCCCCAAGATATACACTTCTATGTTGTCCCCGAGCTGTATTTTCATCTACTATTCGGCTTTTTCCACGCACAGAATAGGCGTGTTCAATGTTAAACTTTTTAATAGGAAAATCTGTAGCGAACCAGTAAGTGTCTAATTGTTCAGTTCTGACATATATTCCATACACTTGAGACAAATCTTGACTGTTACCAGTTGGATGCGGGGATGCAAAAGTTTTGCCATCCGTTGTGGGCCACTCACCTTGAGCTACGGTGGTGTCGATATCAACAATACAATCCATCTCAAAAACATTGGGTGGATCGCCTATGAAGTCCGGTGGTGTTGACATCTTTTCTTTATAGTGCCATTGATATGGGCCCTGAAGTGATTTATATTGTCCAAACTGACCACCTACAACAGTAAAATAATTTGTTGCCTGATAAAAATAATCCCATCCAACAACTCTTTGATTATACCTCGAAAGAAGGTTGGAGTTATGGGTTGGTGACAATGGTGAATGAGCGTTGTATAAAGGTTCAAAGCCATCAACATGCTGAGAGCATACCGCACATTCCTGATGCACTACCCCAACCAAATAATTGTCATCTAGCCAATCCGAGGAAAAATTTTGTTCCTTAGTGACTTTAATTGTTTTAATTATTTCTTTAGCCATTATTATTCCCTTACTTCTTCTATTGTATCTAGGTCATATATAATTTTTACATTTCCTGATATTGCGTAAAAAGGAGACTTTAATAAAGCAGTACCTTTTACTAGAAATGCAAAGGCACTAATAGGAGTGTCCTTGCCACTCGTATATGAATAGTGCTGCTCAAAAGGATGAGCTATTCTTGCTTGGATATTTGCCAACTGTTCAGGATCATTATTAATTCTACCGCCTGATGAAAAGTCCAAGTAGCTATCGTGAGGGTCACGCATGCTGAGTAAATCCCCATAAGGTTCAAAGTTAGCATCCTCAATCTTAGCCGACTGCTTAGCCAATTTTTCAATCAATCTAATGTTTTTAATTTTTAGATGAGGCCAGTGAATTTGTAAATGATCCCCCTTAACTTCCCAAGCTATTTTTCCATCAATAGTAATTTTATTAATATCTATTGAGCCGACGTTATCTAGTTCTTTTATAGCAGACAGACAAGCCAGTGATCTATTGTCTTGATTCACACTTATAATCATTTGGCTGCGAGCAAATACTTTGGGGTTTCCACCGCCAATTACGGGCGTAGCCCTATATCCAACACCCTCTACTATTTCGGTTATTTTCCACAAGTACTGTTCTACAGCATTTAAACCAAAGTCAATTAGTCCTTGCCTATAATCTTTCGGGTGATTTAATGGAACAAGCCATTCTTCTATGTCGTGTTCATCGTCTTGCTTAAAATCAAACTTAGAAAAGAAGAAATCTCCTACTTCTAATTCATCCTTTGGTGCGTAGTTATCTGGTTTTACATTGCCGCCTTCGCCGGTAACATTTTCCCAGTATTTATCTCCACCTATATTAATTCCTGTAATCTGCTCTCCTCTACCACCTCCAGACAAATACCATTTTTTAAATTCTTTCCTTTTTTGTGAGCTGGCACTATAGCCTGTCGCTGAATCAAGAGCATTGAATACCTTAATGAAGTAAGTCCAAGACCATAGTTCTCCATGAATGGCCTCACCCTTTTCATGTGTATCGACAGTACTAACCTTAATAATTTGTCTGTTATCTGTTTCTGAATGCGAAGACCATTGGCACCAAAACTGTTTTTTAAATTCAGATGTCTTTTCTGCATCGTCAAAATACTCTCTTAGCTTTATTGATCCATGAGAAACATCATGGTCACGAGGTTTTGCATTTCTAACAAGTTCATATGGGCTTAATGCAATTTCTTCTTTGTGATCTAGATATATATCTCTTCTTTTAGTATCCTGCCAATCCGAGGCTGTAATCGGGTCATCATCTTCTGCACCCCTATAGTCATTTAGCTGTCTAGGATTCATCATGTATCCATCGGCAAATACAGTTCCTGCGACAGTTGGTTTCATACCTAATGAATCACTATCAAGATCAGCACCCTCTGCACCTAAAGCAAATTTACCTTCAAAATAGCCGGGATTTGCCTGATAAAGATTATAATATTTATAGTTGTCATCTTTAGGATCTGGAAAAGGAGATCCGGGAGCAAAGGTATATTTACTAGCTGCTCTTGAGGGCCAAAAATAACAAATACTTTTTATTTGATCTTGGTAGTCCCAATCTTCTATAGTTCCATTAAAATCAGGTATATCTATAGTATATGAATTTCCATCAAGGTATAGTTTTCCAGATTTTACATGCAGGTTTTTCTTTCCTGTATAACTTACTGGATTTAAGGAGCCCTTCACTTTATAGGCTTTCCAGTCGGTTGCGTCCTTACTATAAATACCGTTGTTTGTTGCATAAAAATCATGAGTCCAGTCAGAATAATATGAGTGATAATCCATGTATACTATATCTTTGTTTATACAATAAGAACCGTATGGTGCAATATAACCAATGTCATGAGTGAATAGATTTTCAAAATCTCTCAACTTATCAAACAGTTTATTTATATTTCCATTATTCGTATACGTAGAATAGTTATAAGGCATTAAGTCTAAACTTAAAAAAGGATTCCCTTTTTGAACTACTTCCAGCCACTTAATACGACTATCTATTCTTTTATTGTTTTCATCAAGCGGGAAATAAACAGCTTGATTTACAACCTTAGAGTAATATGTATCTTCTACCACAAACTGAGTACCGTAATGTTCATTTCTATACCAAAGAAAATCCTCATTAGGTATAGGATGGGCATTGTAATTAAAAGAATTCCAAACCGGGGAAGTTGGAGCGTCAAAATTGAGACCCGAAAATTCGCCATCGTAAAGATAGCTAGTATATACAGGGTTTGGGTAGCTTTGGGTATCTTCACGAAGGATGTCGGCTAATACCTCTTCACGACTATCGCCATTCCCAATAGTTGGGGCAGGCTCATGTAGCATAAAGTCGAAAACTTCAGTTCGATCACTTCCCTCAGACCAACCCGCCAAACCATAGTCGCCCCAGTAACTAGCCCTCATTAACCATCCACCAGCAACAAAAATTTCATTGCTGTTTTGTAGTGCTTTAGGGTCTGGTAGCTTTGCCAAGTGACTTAAAGGAATATCGTTAGGGACTGCTTTTTCTGTATGACTAGTGTCATCTCCCTTTTCATCACCGAAGTTAAAAAATGGGCCAGCACAACCTGTTCTTACACCAGAAACTCTATCCTGCACTCTAAGGCCCTCGGGATGAGCTGGTGCATTAGGATGAGGAACTGGGTCAATTAAATCACCATTTTCATCCGTATTAATATTCCAATACCACTTTTCATAGTCTTCGGAGGCAAAATCAATATCGTTTTCTGTTACAATCTCTTTTCTATTTCCACCCTCAAGTTGTATCTCAAACTCGACAAGGCCCAAATCATTTCTGCCACGATTATCTATAATCTGCCAAACTTGATTGTCACCAATGAAACTTACATAATAACCTTCAGGCTCGACATCGCCGTAAAAGTTATTCATTGTTCCATCATGCCACATTTCTGGTGGAAGTTTCTTGTGTGGTTTTTCAAACTCTACAGAGATGCCCTTAAAATCTGGAAGCTCAAATCTAGTATCCGGTCTATCTGGGTTTAATGGACGAAGCATAAGAAGAAACCATCTACCAATATTAACTTTGCGGATGGTACGGTCTTGAACATTTCTTAAGTCATAGCTATTTTCATTGGGAAGATTGGTATCCATTATTTCCCATTCGTTATCTACAACAAGTGCGTTTGGCTGCTCCTGCCATTTGACAATATCGCCAACCTCTAGCATACGTCTATCGACAGCCTGATCTCCAAACTCACCCTTATACTCTTCAGGGGTGTAGCCTTGAACTAAATCGTCGTCTCTATTCTTGTGCCAGAACTTTATAGTGGGCGTGAATTCACAGCCCTGATCTTCGTGTTCACAGCATCCTGAACATCCCGGTCTTCCCATTATATTTCCCCTTAACCTCTAGCTGTACAACTAACCCATAGCGGTCGCCACTCGTAGTTAATTCTTATAGCAATGCAAAGAAGATCGAACTCAGCATCGTCAAGACTTACAGACAATGACGGATCTCTATTTACCAATGTAATTGTTTCGTCTAGGTCACCCCACTGATTCTTTAGACCTCTTCTAAGTTTCATTGTGGCTTCAGTAGGGTTTCCGGGATTATCAGGTGCTTCAAGATCTTCATCTAGAATACCTTCTACAATTTGTAGTCCACCAGCCCAAACACGTCTTTCATCATCCCACATTAAGTGAACTGGGCCTGTCTTCCAGCTAGTTCTGTCAAGAGCAGGGTTTTCTGGGTCAAACTGTAGTTTATTATTATTATCTTTATCGCCCTGTCTTTTTCCGGGAACTGGCTGATCTGCTATGTCATATCCCCATCCAGAAAGAGTAAGTGGGCCAACCTGAGCCATAGGTCTAACCTCAGACTGTGGAGGATTACCTTTTCTTTGGTTGATGTCTGTAACAGAAGCTGCATCGTCACGATAAACTAAACAGAAGTCTGTCTCGCCACCAAAGGCAAAGTATTTGTTTAGCTCTTCACTAGTTGGACTAGCATGACCTTCAAGGAATAACCCGTCATTATGACCAGCTTCGTCAGTAGGAGCAAGGAACATAGGTGGTTCATCTTGTCTTGCATTTTGAAGTGCTGCTGCGGCATCATCATCTGGCAGTTCTTTGTGAATAGTAATTGGAGTTATAAACTGCTCCATACTTTGACCATGGGCTTGATCGTAGTTTTTGGATGAATTTACTGCGGCATTAGCTGCGGGTTGACCAATAACGTGAGGTCTTGGCTTATGTGCATTTAAGTGCATGTTACCAAAAAATCCAGCCATAGCTCCAAAGCCAGCAAACTTAAGGTCTGAGTTAGCTTTAGTTCTAGATGGAAGCCTATGTGGTTCATACTTAGGTAGTGCTGGCTTACGAATTAATTCACGTTGCTTTTGTAGTTGCTCGATTGTGTTTTTGCGAATTCTAGAAATTCTATCACGATTATATTTTGCTATTTTGCCGAACTCTACAGTGTAAGTATTAAATGAATACTGAGTATTGACTCCACCTTCTCCAACACTAATATTCATGCTAGTTAAGTAAGGCCCAGCATCTTCAAATCTATCGGCTAAGCTTAATCTAGGTAGTTCTGCAAGTGTAATTGACCCTGCTTCTACAGTAGCATTATTTGCAGTAGCAGTAATAACAGATGAGAAACCTGCTTCATTTAGCAGAGAGTAAGTCCCAAAGTTTTCAGGTGCTAGATCTGTGTCTACTTCAACACTAGTCTTTCCTGTGGTATCATTAAATGCATACCAAGGGCCCCAAGAATATCTTTTACTTTCTTGAGGAATACCTACGGAAGATGGTTTAACAGCCATTGGAGCTAAGTAGAATTGGTTATTATCTAAGCCAAACATGTTACCATTATTAGCTGCAGCGTCAAACTCCCTACCTGTAATTAGCTCTATTAAGGCAGCTAATCCGTCCATCTGACTCCATTTGTCATACTTAAATACAGCAGGTGCTGTAAAGTGAGTTAGTGCAACCGCAGAATTAAATCCGGGAAGGTCGCCCCAGAAGATTTCATTTTCTACCTGTACTTCTTTAGTGAAAATGCCACCAAAAGCGGATGTGTAACCAGTACCAATACTACTGTAGTCTACTTCATTTGAAAACGGGTATACAACACCAGCTCTAAGTCTACCACTAGAGTCAAAGAAAGATATGTCATTAACATACTGGTTGGCGTTATCAAGCCAAGCTGAGTCTGCAATTTCCCAAGACGATACAAAGTCAATATCTTCAGCGACAAACTTTAAGTTATTGCTAACCCCACCCGGCTCTGCAGGGAGATATACCAAGTATTGTTTTCCCCAAAAGTTATCTGCTACATTCTTGGCAGCGTCAAATAATTTATCGTGCAGGGCTTTTATATTATTTACGCCAGCTTTTCGATATCTTTCTGCCTCAGTTAAGTCTGTTTGTTCAACATCATTAGAGTTAGCTAGACCATCAAGTAACCTCTGAAGAACATCAGTATTCATACCACTGTATGCTTCTACTGCTGATTTTCCAGTCCAAGCCTTTGTAATGGCATGGTACATATTCCAAGCTTCTCTACCTGATGCAGCACATCTGATTTCTAGTATGTCTGTTTCTCGTATACTTCCATCGCTTTCAATAATAGATGCTCCGTCAAACATACCAAAGCCGTCACCACCAATCCATTGACCTGCTGAAGTTCTCCCCCAAACAGGAACAACGTTGCTAGTTTGCCACCATCTACTTGCAGGAGCACCTATAACCATTTTTTGTGTTACATGGTCAGATAGCTCTTCACCGTTATCTGCAGATATAAGTTTACCAGAAGTCTTTTCTGTCTCGACAATGCCTCTAATAGTATTCAGGTCAGGCTGGATGCTGGTATCCGTCATTTTGACAGAAATAGATGGTAGTTCTACAATATTAGTAGAAGGATCAATGTGACCAGTAATACTATACATAAAGTTAGATACTGAAGCTTGAGATATATCATTGATGATATCATGAAGTGTCATTACTGTACCAGAGACACGATAATGAGGGATTATAGCGGCAAATGGACGTAACTCAGTTAAATCTAAACTAAAGCTACTTTCACCAAATAAAATTGGGCCACCAAAACTATGTTGTCCTTTTGAAATCTCTTCTAGTAGATTAACAAGATCAAGAACAGGGAAACCAGCGGAGTTAGTATTTGCACCACCAAATATTCCTCCATACTGGTAATTTTCCCTAACAGCAAATGGATTCCAAACATTAGACATTTGAGTTGTGAAGACAGGTTCATTGTAAGGCTGTGCTATGTTTACACCAGTGTACCCAGTACCCTGAAACCCGTCTAGAATTACACTAACTCCAGTCATAATCTTAGATGGAGACTCCAAAACAACATCATATGTAGTACCACTAGTGCTTTGGTTTTTAGTCCATCTTTGGAATATGCCGATAAATTCTGCTTCGCCAATATTGATACCCATACATGTACCAACCGCAGGCTTATCAAAAACTTTACCATTATCAGGGTCTTCTACTAGAGTCATTTGGCAAGAACTTGTATCTCCACCCCAGCCAAGATTGATGCTCATGTTAGTTACATAGGCACCAGAAAATGTAAACGGGCCGGAAAAAAGACTTTGTACATTCCCAGACAAATCACCTATTTCAGGAGATTGCTGTTCTGTGTTTTCTAAAGGAGCCCAAAGACTGTTGTCATTTCTAGGTTCAAAAGCCATTAGTAAGTCCACTCCACATCAAGAGTAAATGATCCAGAAGTAGGGTTCCACTGTTCGCTTTTTCCAGTAATCAAAGCAGTTCCCGGAGGTGTATATGTAGTAATTAAATTAGACACATCAGGAGCAGAAGTTCTATTTGCTTTTTTCATGGTAGCAGTGATAGTAAGGCTTCTTGTACGTTGAATTGGAGTCCCTATATCTTGGAGGATTGGGCCATCAGGTCTAGCTATAACAGGTATAACTGCTACAATCATTGCTGACTGGTCTTTATTTACATCATTGATCTGGACTGAACTTGAGATAGAATCGGCTACTAATACTTCACCATCATCAAAAGTAAAATTAAAAGTAATCTCTCCAGTTTTAGGAGAGTATCCAAGGCTTGAGTTAGTAGGGTCGCTCTTTAAAGTTCCTTCTCCACCTAATTTGCTATATATGTGAGAGGCTAATGATGCGGCAGCTATAGACCAAGTATCATAATCATCTAGTTTATTCTCAATGGTCTTAGTGTTTGTATTAGGATTAGACGTGTCGTATGGTGTGCATGTACCCTGAACCGTAATTGTATTTTGTTCATTTTGGTCAGAGATAGAACCTTCTACGGAGTAATCTAAATTAAAGGTGTCTTTTACTAAAGTAATGGTCTGTTCTAAGCTATATGTTCCGTTAGGGATATCCATATTCTCAGAAAAAGCTTTGTTTACACCAGTATATGTAGTACTATCGAAAGTTGCAGCTGCTCCAGACTTACCTTGTGCAAGATTTGCAAGAGCTAATGCACCAACCGCACTCTTTCCATTAGAAGTGCTTTGAAGGTTGTCCATCATGTGCTTGCACCATAACTGTGCATTTCGGGCTGCTTCTTGATCAATCACACCACCCGATGTAGCAGTAGCATATCCAGTTGCTTGGGCTGTTATGGTTACAGTTGTGCCTTTGTTGAGCACAGGGGAAATGACCAATGTTGGGGTTGTAACGTCACCACTAACGCTATAAGACCAAGACACACTACCTTCAGAGATTTTATAAGTAGGGGTAGTTCCACCTTCATTCCATTTTCTAGCCGTAAACTCTAGACTGTAATCTTGGAATTGAACCTGTGCTGAATTTTCTGGTGCTTCTGAGAAGTTGACGCTTGTTAGTTTAGCGTCTGGGAAAGTCATGTTGCTGGCACCACCACCGTATGGCTGAATATCTAGCTTGCCGACATCTTCACCATCGACAGCAGCAGCCATTGCGTTTATTTTACCAAATAGACTATTCTGCCTTTCACCTGCAACAACTAAACTTCCAGTGGCGACCATTTGCCCTGTAACTCTAATAGAATAGTCAGTGGCGATATAAGCACCATCGCCGCCTCTAAGTGCTGTTGCGGTAATATCAATATTAGGATATGGCTCTGTCCCATTTCCTGCTAGTGATGTTCCTTTCCAAATAACTGCCATTTTATACGTTATAACCTCTTGTCATTAGTGGTGTAATTCCAGAAGGCCAAGTAAAGCCTTCAATTATTGTGGTCATATTTCCTGAACTTGTCGCATCTCCAGATCCAAATACAAGTGACATGTTCCCTGAAATAGACTCGTTGTGAATCAATAGGGTTGCATCTCCAGTGTTTTCTTGTCCTCCAGAGATACCCTCTCTATAAAGTAATAGTGGTATATTATTATTATAGGAGTTTTCGTTATGAATTGCAAGTGGAATTGTGGAAAATTTCTGTTCTTGTAGTCCTGTTGTTGGTGCTCCAACTATTAATGGTGCCGGTGCAAATGCAACACCCGTCTCAATAGGATTATACACAATGATTGGGATGTTAGCACTTGAATTACCTTTTTCAATGGTTTTCAAGTACATTGGGAAGTTACTTTCTTCCAGTCCAGTCACACCATTTCCTGCAACCAAATTCATAGATTTGAAGGCTGCTGGAATACCTGCAGGTGATGCTACTGTTACTAATGCAGTAGAACCATTATCTGCCGTTGGAACTCTATCGTCTTGTTTAATTAGCATAGGGAAAGAGCTGACCATAGTTTCTGTGCCCTGTCCAATTTCTGCTACAAACGGTAGAGATAGTTTAATATTTTCATTATCGACTAGGCTATCACAGTCAACAAGTAGTGTCATACCAAAGTCATTGAATGGTGCTACGATGTAACCTTTTCCATTCTTGTCTAGAATAGTATTCTTGAAGTAGAATACATGTGCAGTTTCAACTGCTCCAGTGTAAGGATTAGTGTATTCTTCTGTGCCTAGTTGTTTATCTAAATCTTCAGTTGTTAATGGTAGAGTAAATACTGCAGTGTCTCCACGAGAAATACTACTGTTATCAACCATCTTATCCCAGACACTTGTGAAGTCTGAATCAGAATAGAAAGTAACCTGATCCAAAGAACCACCAATGTTGTCTGCGATTACATTGTATTTTCTACCTCTTTGCATTACGATACCATAGTTTTCATCGTAATATGTTTGAGATATATTGTAAGAAGTTCCTGTACCTGAACTAATTTCAAACTTTCCAGCAGGATTCCAACCGCCAGAGTTTTGTAGTCTTGGGCCAGCAGTAACAAGTGTTGCATTTGCTACAACATCGTCACCCTGAACATCTATAAACAGAGGGAAGTACCCATCTTCTACTGGTAGGTTTATATTAAGAACCATACCCTGATTTACTGGTGTTGGCTGATGTAGGTAAAGGCTCATAGAACCATTACTTGCAATATGACCAGCCTGTCTTAGATCAAGCTGTTGATTAAACAATCCTGCTGTTTGAGGCATAGCTAAGTTTAGTTCTTCATTATTGGTGTCTGGTGCCTGCAGGTACAATGTAAACTGATCTACTACAGTTTCACCCATCTTAGCTATTTTATGAACTTCGATAGGGTATGCAGCTTGGAAGTTTCTAGTGAATAGTGAGAGACTAGAAGTAGCCAATATTTCATCTTTGCCATCAAAGTTTACTACAGAAATGCCGCTAAATAGGTTCATTAGGTTAATAGAATTTGTTCCATAACCATTGTAGAATGTACTATCATTCTTTAGCCCCCAGTTAACATCATCATAGTAATTTTTAGCTTCGTTGATATTATCATTGTTGATAGTTTCAGTAATATTTCTACCAATATCATGCAATGAGTTAAGGGTTACGTCTATTCCACCTGTTGAAGTAGCAGCGTTGATGTATTTGCTATTTTCTTCCCAGTAACCAGACATACAGTAAGAGCTATCACTAGTTAGTTTAACCTCTCTACCAAATTCAAGACCCCACCATTTTCTAGTTTCTTCAGTCAAACTTGAATCAAGCGAACCAAGAGCTGGGAAATCGCTAAAGAAATCTGACCCCTTAGTTTCTCTTAATAGAGTTGCTGCACCAGTTGTTTGATTAATATCAAACTCATAGACAGCACCAGCATTTGGTATAACTGCATTTGTGTCAAACCCTGCCCCACCTTGGCTGCCTATGAAGTACTTAACTCTATCACTACCAGCAGCCTCTCCGGGAGCTCCAACAATCAACTTTCCATTTTTATAATCAATATCAAAACCAAAGAAATCATGGTAAAGGGCAGCATTGGCACCAATATTGTAGTTGTTATCACTGCCAGCAAACGGATAATTATCCTTAAAGTCTGCCTCACTTAAAGCCAGCATTTCTGACCTAGTTTTACCCTTTGCATAAACAGTTTCTACTAGCTTCCAGAAGCCCTTTTTGTCAAATCTGGTGTCTGTTCTATCGAACTTATACACCATAACTTTTCCATGACACATAGGGTACAAGTATCTTTCAGGCTTCCACGTAGGAATATCATCCCAGTGACTATAATATTCTATGGTTGCCTGAGCAGTAGGAACAGCCACAAACATTAAATCGCCTTCAATTAATATTTTCTGCACATGGTTATGGTATGGGCTTTTATATTCATTATTGCTCTTGGATAAAGCACCAAAGAAACCTGCCTCATTGCTAGGCTGAATAATGTTTCTGTCGCTTGCAGAGCTTGGGCTAGTAGTGCTTCCCCATCCACTATATTCAGAGGAGAACACATCCCATTCGTATTCATTCCAAGGCTCTATAACGAAAGGTGTTGGTATGTCAATTTTTCTAGAGTCACCACTAGGGCCAGTTCTATTCTTGTCAACACAGTCTAAACTATGGTTTACAGGACGACGCAAAGCATAGGAATCAACATGCTTTGGCCAGTCATGTGTAGTGCTAAAGAAATCGTCTAAGTCATAACCTGCAGTTTGAGCATTATGCTTGTTATTAAGAGGTGCAGACATTGGAGAATATTTCCAAGTTCCATTATATCTCTTTTTAGGTGTGCTTAAAACAGATAGCGTAGAACCATCAGGGTTAGTCAAAACCGTACTGTTGCTAAACTGCCACTGACTAGGATGCTTATATTCACCATACTTAGCGGGGAACCAAACATTACTATAAATAATCTGTATCTGTTGATCTGAAGGCAAGAAGAAATCATTATTTTTATTTAGATGATAATCTGAAATTAGGGTAAACTCTATACCGCCATCAAAATCTGTACCGTCAAAATCTGTACCAAGATCATTTCTATGCCAAGCTAGACTAGACAATCCCCAGCCTTTAGTTTCCCGGTCAATGTGGCTCATTTGCACAGAAGTATTAGGAGACAAGAAGTACATTAGATCGTTTGAGGAAATCTGTTTTTTACTTCCAGACCAGTTGTATTTTTCATGCTTTTCATTATATAGCAGAACAGAGCCAATGTCAAATACAAATATTGCATTACAGGATCTCGCCTGTTCGTCTTCTGACATTCTAGTCATTACAAAGTCAACGCTTATTGCACATAATTGAGAGGCTGAATGGAGGTTGTCTTCTAGATAATCTTTCCATGCTGCAGACTCTTGTGCTGTATGGTCGCCATCTGCAGTAAAGTAATTGCTGTCAACACCATAAGTATCTTTGATTTCCCAGTCTGCTTGATATCTAAAGGAACCATCATTATAGACATAGTAATCCTTGAACAAACCAGATTCTACTTCTGAATTGAATGGATTTAATTTGGTTACATGGTCAATTCTTTCTGCCAATGCGATATCTTTAATTTCAACTACCAACTGCTTTGAGTCAAAAATACCGGTACTCATAGGAGTAATACTGAAGAATGAACCAGCTTCCTGATATGCACCCATAGAATGAAGCGACTCACGCAATATGTGACGGAACCCAGATTCACCTAAAACAAATCCGCTATTATCATTAATAATGTCATTTATTGCAGTAGTAAAGTCAAGATCAAATAATTTTTCTACCTGCTTATTTGCAGTTTTATCAAATACTTCAATTTTGATTGGAGTTCTTTGATCCCAGTCTGCACCATTAGCGTAATGAAGTGATGTGGTAGAGTTGCTATTTGTATTCATGTTTCTTGTTATTTTAGATATACTACCACCACCAACAAACAACTTATTTCCAAGATCAAAAATAAAGTCAGCGGAATCTAAAGTTTGCTTAAAGGCTGGTCTAATGTCAGTCCTTCTTCTAAAGCCCTCACTAGCAAAACCCATTGCGTAATTATGGCCAATAGGGGTAGAACTATGTTTTGGCCCCTGTTGGGACTCTAGTCCATTTATGATTTGACCATGAAGATTGCTATTTATTCCATCTCCAAAGCCACCAAAATTAAATGTTTTGGCACCCATAGGTCTTGCATTATGAGCAGCTTTACCAAAACTTCTACTGGAAATAAAGGCATTTTTATGACCTATCGAATTTTTACCAGAAGGTCTAGGTGCTTCAGCGTCATCAGATATGTCAAATATACCTTGAGGTAAGCCTATAATTCTAGAAGCTTTAGCCGAATCATCAATACTATTTGCTAGGGCAGGATTGTACTCTACATGCAAAGTGAATGGATCTGAAGTTTCAAACTCAGTTTGGTTTAGAGCATTCATAGCAAGAGTTAAGGCTTCAGCTTCATTGGTGTCAAAGATGGCCAACTTAGTTGTTGATGCAAAAGAGCCAATTCTTTCAAGCAATAAAGGCATGGCCGCTGTGAACGATGCCTGAGTGATTAGAGACATGTTATTATTGTTAGGCTCAGGTGAAGACTGAACTAGGCTCATACCCTGATTATCAGACTCTACACCAACATGCAAAGTCATATTACTATTGAAGTCTTCCATTCCAGATAGAATCAAACCTAAGAATCCATCGTATGAGAAGTGACCAATAGAGCCAGTTAGGATCATTTCTCCGTTTTCTGATATAGGGCCACTAGTTACAAGTGGAGCATTTGCATTCGCTGCTTCAGGAGCTTTAGTCACTAGACTCATGTCATTATTAAAGTCAGGAGCTTTAATGATTAGCGGAGCATTTGCGTTGAAGTCTGTACCCTTCATGATAGGTCTATGAAGAACCATATCTCCTTGATCTACGCCATATATATTAGCATAGAGCAAGGTCATTCCTTGATCACTAGTTGGAGGGCCGACAACCAAACTCATATCATTAGCTTGTTGCTCTAGTGAGAATGTAAATAGACTCATCTTGGTGTCATCATTGCTATCGTCGTAGCTTTGGGCACCATGATGCTTAAGTGTTAATCCACCATTTGCTGTTTCAGAACCTGAGGTTGCAAGAGGTAGGTACTCTGGCTTATGAGGGCTAAACAAAGCACTGTCAGTTGTGATACTGTATGCTTTGCTATATGTTCCTCTTAACGAAGGATTGACATCAGCATATGCAGAAAGACTATAGTAGCCCGATAGGTTAGTGAAGCTAATCGCTGCAAATTCTGGCTCATAGTAGTTATCTGTTCTGTCAAAGTTATACCAGTCAACACCAATGTATTCACCGAAAGGCTTAGTTGAAAGAGTAACAAACATCTTTGCATCTGAAACCTCAAAAGAAATAGGTAAAGAACCTATATCAGAAGTCTTGTATGTATTGTGCTTGTCACTCTGAGGTGTCACAACAGAGATGGCCATTAAAAGTGTACCAAGTGAGTTTGGTACGGATGTACGTCTGCCAGCAGAAACATCAGAGGATCTATCTAAGAACTCAGAGGAAACCATTAAAGATTTCAGGTCAAAGTAATCTTCTAATTGTATGGTATTTGTAGTATTTGAAAATATACCATTTGAAGTGTTAAAGCTGGCTGTACCAAGATAGTAAGTGTCGTCCAAAGGTAGCGAAGTTCCTTGAGGATTGTAACTTGCATGTTGATACAAAAATGTAATATTAAAGTCTATAGAGCTTCCATTAACAAAGTCATTACTTGTTAGTGCTAATCTTAGTGATTCTAGATTTACATATCCATCCTCAACATTGCTAGAAGGTATAGAAAAGTGTTTAACCAAAGCAACAGACTTGGCATCGCTAAGGCTCACACCTGAGTAGCTGGCGTTTTGGTGTAGGCCATTAATGAAGTCTGATGTAGTAAATTGATCAGAGTGCTTCCATTCTACAGTTTTATTATTGGTAGTAGCATCTATTGTAGTAAAGTCTACAATTTCTGTGTACTCGGCACTTTTAATAAGCTGTTGGTTTGTTATTGAAGAAAACTTAGTTTCTTGATTACCATTCTTATTCCATAGTGCTGATGCTGTTCCAAAACTAGCAGTGATAATCCCATCTTTCATGTCGATGGAGTAAGGCATTTCTGGATATCTATCTTGGAAAATAGTGTCGCTAGAGGATTTAGGATTAGTGTATGCTGTTGTATAGTCAGCACCAACATTGCCATCCAATGATCTGTTGCCAAAAGGTCTTCTCTTACTGGACACTGGTGTTTTCATTGTCATAGTAAGTTTTTGTGTTAAGTTAAATGCATCAACAACCTCTGAAGACTTGCTATTTTTACCTCTTTCATACAAGAAGATAGTAGGAGCACAGTTATTTGTCTTTAAGAACTCATTAGGATCTGTATCAATTAATACGTTTTGCTCATTAAATGGATCTGCCTCTGCACCAACAAGAAGAACATCACAATCTGGATCGTAAGACAAGTATGAGCCAAAACCTCTTCTTGAGAAATTGTTGTTGCTTATTAGCCAGTTGCTTTCTGCGTTACCTACGCTTGAACCCAAATCAGAAACAAAGTTACCAATAATTGATCCCGCTTGCTGATTATTGTGCTCATCCAAGTTTGTGTATACAAAATTCTTAACGGCTGCGGCAGTTAAATATAAGAGACTGTTTTCGTGGTCACGATAGAATTCCCAGCCTGCTCTAGAGGAAGCTCTTAGTCTATGAACCATTCCCCATCCCAATAGACCTGAGTTAGTGAACCCTAAGAAGTCATGAGCTTCAGTGTCTCCGGGATGTCCTGAGTTACCAACAAATAATTCAAATTCATCAAGCTTTGTATTGTCGCCATCAATAGAAAAGTTATGTTCTGAAACAAAGATGTCTCCACCTTTGCCGGACTTACCAAACTCAAATGAGGAACCAAATAGGTATGTGACATACTTATCTAAGTTATTTTGTGCATTACCGTTGTAACCTGTTGTATGAGACACATCTTTTGGTGCCGGATGATGATATTTAGCAGGAGTGTAAAATCTACATTCTGCATTAAACCTATAGTCATAGTTTATCGAGCCGTTGGTAGCACTTTGTTTGTCTTCTTTATAAACAATGCTATTTAGCTCTAGCGTAGGCACAACATTAGCCTGTCCTACAGAATCAATAGGCCACTCTATGTAGGCCGAGTACAGTGAGCATAATGACTGACCCATTTCTTCGTCTGACCATCTCTTCATTCTTTCAGGGCCGACAAAGTCACCGACAGTATTCCTAAAGCCAAGATCTTCATAGTGAGAGTTCTTAGTTACATTATTATTCGTTAGAATGAGTATTTTTGGAATCTGCCCGTCCAGCAAGAACCTTGTCTTTACAGAAGTAAAAGCGTTTTCTGTAAATAAGAACTGGCTATCTAAAGGTCTTTTATTTGTTATATAGTCTGATGTGGCATGATAGTTGTTAATATCTAGAAGCTGTGTTTGTGAAGCCTCAAACCAGTACATATCACAAGTTTTAACAACTCTTTTGAAGTCTTTCCAGAACTTACCATTATATGTAACTCCACCAAACTGATTACTATCAAAGTCTTGAACTAGGTTTGGGTTTCCACTATAATATTCTGGAGTGTAGTCATCAATAGCGTCGCTAAACTTTTTCCATATATTAGGAACAAGATATGACTTATCATTATTGTCAATTCTTTCCTGCTGTTTTACTAAGTCATCTATAGAGATACATCCCACATGTCTTCTAGTAATTCTGTTGTCTAGATACATAAGGTTGGATTTAATGTCATAGTATTTTTCAAACCAGTTATTTGGCTGGTTTTGGAATTCTTGATCTAGTTGATTTGAGCTATTAGGATCAGAGGCACTGTACCAACTATCAATATCTAAAAGAACACTACTATGGTCTGTCTTGGCGGGGAAGGCATCTCCTTCATTTTCTTCGACAGTTAAGTCAATGTCACCAGTAAACGGAAACTCTTGTGAGTCAAGACTCATTTGTACTTCTGTACCAGAAGAATCATGGTAAGGATCATGAACTAATGTATTTAAAGAAGATACTCCGTTAATAGGGCCAAGATTAAATCTTCCATTGTGATTTGTTTTGATTATTTCTAGCTCTGAAGGTTGACCAGTCCAGAGATTATTAACCACACCATGAATAAAGCTATCACTTCCTTCGGCGGTATTTTTGTATGAGCTAGGAGCATAGGGAGTTGGAACCTCTTTTCTTCCACCGTAGCTAATTTCTACAGAGCCATCTTCCTTTACTCTAACCATAAAGGTATAAAGCTTACCGTTTGGTTGAACATCTGGTACTAACTTTAGTTTTCCATCTTCAGACTTAGAGCCCATAGATAGATCAGCTAGATTTTCATTATAAGCATAGTGCTTATGCATTCCCGGTTCTGTAACAGTCAAGGCATAAAACTGACCTTTTTGTCCTGTTCTATCTCCGGGATAGCTAGTGCTATACTTGTGTACGCCTTCATAGTCATTGGTAGTGATTAAACTATCTAGTCCAACAAACTCTTCTCTTGGTATTCTGATTGCATCAATAGCAAAGCCAAACCTGTTACCTGCGGCTACGTCAGCCTTGTATGGAAGGAAGCTGGTTGGCCCATTGACAAAAGATGCGAATGCTAGACTAGTACATCCAACATTAGGATAGTTTCTGTGCTTTAGCCACTCAAGGTCATTTTGACTACTATATCCAACAAAGTCATCAGAATAGGAATTGGACTTACTTATAGTCTTATCTTTTGGAGGTAGATTTGTTGAGTTAGGCTCAATGGCATACACGAGCTTGTCATTAGTGGAACCGCTATTGTCTGTTCTGCTAGCATCTTCCCAAGTAAAACCATGTCCGTTTTTACCCATAGGAGAGCTTATTTCATAAATATGTTTGTATGCACCTTCCCAGCTACCATTTGCACCCTGTGTGCAAGTCCAGATAACAGTGTCACCTTCTCTAATGTTTAAGTCTACGATTTCAGAAGTATCTTTGTCGTAAAGCCAAAAGCTTTCTGAATTATCTACCTTTACTTCATATTCATCCTTAAGGAATGCTCTGGGCTGTAATGAGTCTGCGTCTGCAGAAAGAGCCTGCTCTACTCTAATAATATCTCCATCAGATAGATTATGATTTGAGCTGAATAGTTTATTGCCTTGTGTTGCAACTGCTCTTGGGGATGTTACGCCATTTTTACGCTTAAAAATATGTACTTTCCCGTGACCATAAACAGGGTTGTATTTATAGAATTCAATGGTGGCATCAAAGTCTGTTGACATAAATGCGTTTGAATGGCCCTGTGTATAAGTTTGTGCTCCTACAGGTAAAGTAGAGCTGAACTCTTGTGCAGTAGTTGATGTTGGATCTACAAAGACTCCCGGAACACCAAGTGCAATATGAGTATTTGGACTAAAGTGATCTGTTGCGAGAGCACCAAGAGTTGTGCCGGGCTTCCAAAAATAAACTGGAACCTGTTGTCCGGTAGTTGGGTGAGCAACTGTAGCCTCAATAGTATTATGTAAACTAATACCTAGACCTATTGTATACCTAGTTTTATTTAAGGCAAAACCATTTTGATCTAGTTCTGGAACTCTTATCATGTACCATTTTGTATTATCAAAGTTAGGTACATATGTCCACCAGTCTGCAAAGTCTACAAAACCACCAAAAGATAAATTATATTCTAAACCAGTAGTAGAAGCATTTAGTCCAACCTTAATAAAAGAATGATTGAGATCTAAACTTTCTTCAAACTCTTCTTGGCTAATAGCATTGGTAGCCTGACTAGTGTAATAAGATTCATTAATGCCAGTCAGTGAATACAGGGTAGTTTCACCAATTCTAGAATTTGAAGTGTTTTGAGTCTGGGTTGGGTTTGGCACATCATTAATTAAAAACCCACCGTTAAAGCAGTAAGTAGTTTCAGTAACGGTTTCACCGCCAGCACCAGAGCCGCCATCAGTATTATATGTTACTTCTGCAGCTACAGACGGGATGAAAAGATTGGTTGTTTTAGTCTGTGAAAATGATTCAATAGAGGAGGCGTGAGGAGAACCAATAAATAGCAGGTCATCAACTGCCACTGAGGACATAGGAAGATTGTCGTTATTAAGTACAGGATTACCTGCATAAGTATTTGGGGCTTTATCTACAATATGCAGATAGTCACTAAGCTTATTCTCGTGCTTACCAGAAAGCATTTTGTTGAAGTTCGTAAAATGCGAAATACCAACGTCTTGTGCTTTTAAGCCAAGATTAAGGTTAGAATCAGTGATTAAGTCACCGATTGTCAAAGTTAAATTTTCGTTTGAGTTTGCCATATTTCCTTAGTCCAAAAACTCTTTTACTCTCTTACCCAGCCCTAAAGCCTCGTTTGCCCATTCGTTCTTTTACTTCTTTAACTACTAGGTCTTCAACTTCATTCTTTACTGCCTTGGCAATAGTCTTGCTGTCAAATCCACCAATAGTCATTGAACCATCCATTGTCACAGTGTGCTTAATAGTTAGTCCATCAAGTGCATCCGCTACACCCTGTAGTTTTTGGCCTAAATTATCAAATTCTCTAGCTAAGCCAGATGCATCTAGTCCTCCACCACTATTATATCCACCAGTGCCACTTCTTGCAACACTACCAACGTTTCCACCGTCATAAAAGCCAGAAACCTTGCCATTGTTTAAGGCATTTAAGAAGTTTCCACCATGCTTGTTAACAGCACTTTTGCTCATTACAAATTCGCCCTTAGACAGCATCGCAGGAACTGTGTCAGCACGATTAATCATACCACCACGATTTCTGTATTGAGCCTTAAGTTTTTTCATGTATTTTTCATCGCCATGACGCATATTATAGCCACCCGGCCCACCAGCCATAAAGTCTTGTACAGCACCAGAGACAGCATCAAATGCTAATAAAGCCTGTGGTAATATGCTTCCAATAATGCCGATTGCATTATAGTTTCCACCAACTGTTCCCCATTCCTTAAGGAAGTTGTTATATAATGATTTAGGAGATGTTGTGTCAAACTGTACAGCACGACCGTTTAGTGTCTTAAATAGTCCAGCGTCACTAAACTTTTTCATGATGTTTAATGATCTGTATAATGTTCCGATTGGGCCATTTATAGGATCATCTGCAGCACGTAGAATGTCAAGAACATTATTAGATTCCTTTAGAGTCTTCAGGTCATCTTTACCTTTATATCCAAACCTACGCATTAACTTAGGATTGTTACCAATGTAACGTGCCATGCTAAGTGCAGAACCTTTACCGTCAGCAACCTGAACAGCACCACCTTCATTAAAGTACTGAGTACCATTATTCATGGCTTGTAGTGTACCAAGGCCGATGTTCTTTACAGCCCTTGTATTCATAACAAACTCGCCCGGAGTCAACATAGCAGGAACAGTGTCACTGCCACGAGACTGGAATATACTGGAGAAGATCTTGCCACCAGCATTGTTAAACTGTGGGCCACCGCCAGCTACACCAGCGTTGTCACCAAAGTAGTTATTAAATATAGCATTTAAGCTTCCTAAGAACTGAGTATTTAGCTGAGTTAGAGTCTGCTTTAGAATATCAATATTCTGTCTTTCAAACTCTAGGTTCAGCATGTCAACTCGCTGCTGTTCTTTAGCGAGGTTTTCAAGACCCTTAATTAGCTGATCTTCTTTAGTAGTAGATTCGTAGATCTGTTTAATCTGATCGTGTGTTACACCTGCTCCACCCTGAGACTTAATTAGTCTATCTAGGGTTTGAACTTGGAAGCCTTTGGAAATTTGATCTCCAGTTAAGCCGCCAGCGATCTGTACATCTTTGAACTGATCTAATAACGAACCAACTGCACCACGCATTGAATCTGGAATAGCCTCAATGCTACCAGCACTTAATGCTTGATTTAATGCAGTGTAAGACTGAGCGATTTGTTTTCTACCTTCATTGTCTGCAAAAGTAAAGTCTTTAATTGCAGATTGAATTGATGCTCTAGCAGCCTTTTCTTTTTCTACAGATTTTACAATATCGTTTGCATTTTGATCTAATACTGAGCTGTAATCTTTAAGTGCTTGTTTTGTTTTTCTTATTTCAGCTTGATATGCAGCGTTTTCTGTATTTAGCTTTCTAATTGTATCAAAGTCAAAGGTTGCACCTGCACCAACACCCTGAGCATAATTGCTTGCTAAACCACGTCTAGCCGCAGCACCACGAGCAACGATAGAATTAATGTTAGTAGTACCATAAGTTCCTGCAAAGGCTTGGCTTCTTTCTCTTACTCTATTGCCAAGACCACGATCAGTTCCTCTTGCAGCATCTAATCTATCTCTATTCTTAATTATATTAGAGAAAACCTGAGCTGTTGCGTTGCGGACTGCATCGCCAGCCTTATAAATAGCTTGAACAACAGCACCGTGAGCTTGAGTGTAGCCCTGCTGAAGATTAACAACTTCACTAATAAACTTCTTGGCATTTTCACCAAGCTCTTTAATCATATTTTGTACTGCTGAGAAGTCTGGACTATCGGCACCAGCAACATAAGCCTGACTAATAGTTTCTCTAATTCTATCAAATAATACTTTACCAATAGAACCCGATGTAAGACCGCTTTCACCCAAGATTTTATCAACAATCTCTTGAGGTTTCATGCCCTTAAATTCTTCTGCAGTAATACCTTTAGCTGCAACCTTAAGTCTTTCTAGTGCCTGAGGCAATCTAGCCATCGCAGTATTGATCTTATTAAACTCACCAGCCATGTAGTAAGCACCGCCTTCTCCGAAGCTTCTTCCGAGAAGGTTTTGTAACATTTGGCCTACATTAGCAGTCTGAATAGATTTGCCAAACTGATCTAATAATACCTTTGAGAAACCACCTCCAGATATTAGCGACCCAGTTCCAGAAAGTGCTCCAACTAGACCTTTTGCAGCGTTGGCCATTTCTTTGAATATAACATTAACCTGAGCTATTCCAGTTAGTGCTCTAATAGAACTATCTACTGTGGCTCTAAATTTTTTCTCTATAGCTATGCGTTTTAGTGATTCATTTCTTAGCTTAACAGACTCTTTGTATTGTTCTTGGTGGCCTTTTCTTACTCTTTGCAGGGAAGCCTGAACTTCTGATTCTTCAAAGCCTCTGTCTCTTAGCTGTTGTGCATATCTCTTTAGTGCATCTTCATAGTCGCTACTATCGAAGATTTCTTTAAAGCCTTTACCAGCCTTAACACCTTCTGTCACTAACCCTTGAGTAAACTCAAGTGTTCTCATATTAGCTTCAGCAAGTTTTTTATCTAAAGCATCGTAGTTGGAATTTAGGTCATCCAGAAGTTGTTGCTGCTCTTTTAATTGAGCCTGTGCTCCTTCATCTAGATCTTTATCACTAGCATTAGCAGCGAGATTTCCATCTTCATCTAGTAAGTCAGCTTGCCTATACATTTCTAGACGTGTTTGTTCTAGTCTTTGTTGTGCTCTAGCAACTTCAGCTTTATTACCTTGTCTTGCTTGCTGTAGGCTATCAAAGTCTGACTGGGCTTGACTTAGTTTTTGTTCATTAGTGAACCCTGTGCCGCCAAGCTCTTTTTCTTGTCTTGTTCTATTTTCTTGGACTTCATCATATTTTTGAAGTGCTTTTGTTGTGTCAAACAATGCTGCACCGAATGCTTCTGCCGCAGCAGCAAGACGTATATTGTTAGCTATAACTGCTTCGGCTGAATCTAGATCAGACCTTAGCCCATCTACTCCAGCAATGCTATCAATATAACTTGCTCTGTCTTCTTGGATGTCAGCACTCGCAGCGGTGTATCCACCATATGCACCAAGTCCAGCACCAACAGTGGCACCACCAATAGCACCAACACCAGTACCTGAAGTCATTGCCGCACCCTGAATACCACCACCAATAGCACCAACAATGGCCCCACCGACTTGGTATGCCATATCCCCAAAACTTCTATCATCAACATACTCTTGTCTTGTTGTTTTAGCTCTGGCTGCTGCGGCTCTTTGAACCTGATTTATATATCTTTCTCTATTTGGTGCTCTTTCTGAACCAGTTCTTAGTGCTTCAGTAAATGCCTTAACACCTTTAGAGGCCGCATCAGCAGCATTATTAAGTTTGGTAAATCTTTCGGCAGCACGAGCAGCTTCGTGTGCAGCAGCAATAAAGCCACCTGTTACAGCACCCGTAATAGCCCCTCCAATGGCACCTCCGGCGATCATCCCGCCGCCAGCTTCCTCAGCGGCACGTTTTTTAGCAGCAGCATCTAGTGCGGTGAATGAGGCAACAAGATTGTTTGTTATATAGGCAGCAAGACCGATTATAGGAATCCATGCCATAAACTCATTGACAAATGCCTTGGTTTCCTCAGTTGCTTTTTCTAGTGCTTTTGTCATGCTCGACATAGCTATAGGAAGCCCCAAAAGAGCTAACGTGCCGAAATTACCTGCAACGCCGCCACCGCCGGAATATCTCTTAATCTGAGCACCCGGAACCGCACCACCCTTAGCAAAGTGTAAAGGTTTTCCAGACTGGTTCATCTTTTCTAGGTTGGCCATGCCAATCGCAGAAGCAGACTTCTTATTGATGATAAACTCACCCGGCATTACTTTAGCGGGTACACTATCTGTGTTTTGACCACCTCTAGAGAACCTGCTGATCAGACCGCCCCTTGAGGATGTTGTAATCTTCGGCATCTTAAAGGTGCCAGCCTGATGTGTAGTAAATTTACTACGACCTGCTGCGACCTGTGTGCCCTGTTGCGATTTCTTCTTGGCTCCTCTGTCAATTTCTCTTTCGATCTTTCTTGCAGAGACTTTTTCACCAAGATAGTTGGCCCATTTTTTAATTCTGTCATTCTTTTTACCTGCAGCCTGCATTGTAGCTTTAGCTTCAACAGGTGTAAATGCTTTTAGCTCTGGGAATAATTTACCTGCATTTCCAAGACCTTTTGGTAGGTCATAAGCTGCACGAGGATTAGGGTTCTTATCATATCTATTACCACTAAGATTTGTTAAAGTCTGTTCAAACAAGTTACCAATAGTAGCATCGTTAAGACCTTTTAGTACTCTTGCTCTATTGCCTTTTGTAATATCTGTGCCCTTTAAGCCAAATGGTTCACCAACTGACTTTGACGCTGCACTAATAGCATTAAGATAAGAACTTTCTACCGCTTCGGTAAAATCTTCCGACATAGTAGGACTACCCTTGGGGCCAGCAAAGGTAATACTAAAGTTTTTCATGGTTTTAGGGACAGCTCTTTGCCAAGCTTTATTTGCTTGTGCCTCAGAAACCTTTTTCTTAGCTGCGGCTGAGGCTATGTTTTTTCTTGCTCCGCTTTCAGTTGGAAGCTGATTTCCCAAACTATATGAAGATGATGTTGCCTTATTTTTTTTACCTAATACAGCATAGCCTACTCTACCACCACCAGAGTATCTATTCATAGAATTAAGGTCAACACCGTTGGCCTGTAAGTTTTTAACAGCACTTTTTCTAAGAACATATTCGCCCGGAGTCAAAACAGCATTGACACTATCTGTGTTTCCAGTGCCCGGCACAAAACCGCCACTATTGAAAGCATGTACTTTACCGCCAGTGGCATAACCTCTACCGCCCTTAATCATACCCCCTAATAATTTAAAACCACCAACAGTACCTAATGCTGCAAGCATTGGCAAGAATTTACCCATTCTTTCAATGACTGATGCTAATGATTTAGCTAGCGTTAAAACGTCATCTGCTATATCTTTAAAGCCCTTGCTTCCCACCATATTGTTTATGAGATCTAGAAAGGTCTCTTTTAACTGTTGCATTCTTTGTGCATATGTTGCAGTCGCATAAGCTGCATCTTTAGTCAAACTAGCATCAGCTTTTTTCTGAAGGTTTAATGCTTCTTGTGTAACAGCATAGTTTTTAATTAATGGAATAACCTTAGAAACCTGACGGAAACCACCAAGCTCTTCAACAATAGCTGAAAATCTAGCGTCTCTAGGGTCAAGAGTATCTAATGCACGAGCAAGTTTCTCAACAGCCTGAAGTGGCCCAATAAACTTACCTTCAGCATCCTGCAGGGCAATACCAAGAGATCTAAGCTGATCAATAGTTTCAACTCTTTGGATACGAGTAAAAATGGTTCTAAAACCAACTGCAATACTTTCTGCAGATTCACGGGTAGCAGAACGAACAGAAGTAAAGGCTGCTAATAGTTCGTCAACACTACCACCAGCTTCTTTGAATACAGAACCAGCACGTCTAATAACTGTAATTAAGTCGGCAGATTCAACAGCAAAACTTTTAGATACAACATTAATCTTTTCAAATACACTTCTTGCAAAATCTGCTTTTTGTGCAGCACCAACAATATCTCTACCAAACTGATTTAGTAATGCGATCATACCTTCGGCAGAGTCTTCAATGCTATCAAATGTAGCTGCAACATCAGTCTTTGCTAATGTGTCTAGCAATCTTTTAGTTGTTTCAGCGGAGAAGCCTGCTTGTGCTAATGTTCTAGATACCGTTAGTAACTCTTCAGAAGATGTACCAAAGGTTTTTGCTAGCCTACGAACTTCCTCGGTTAACCCACCTAACTGAGCCTTTGTTTTGCCAGTAACCTGTTGTAATCTAGCTAGTTCTCTTTCAAACTTAAATGCTGCAGCAAAACCGTCTGTAATGGCTCTTTGCAACGCAATAATTGTACCCAGTGCAATACTAAGACCAGCAGCACGCTTGACACTTTCCATTAAAGATCCGGCAAAGCCCCTGCCTGCATGAGCAGCATTTTTTAGGTGCTTTCCTGCGGCTTGTGCTTGCTTACCAACCTGAGCGACGTTGGCTGCAGTTTGAGGAGAAACTGGATTAATTTGTACATTACCTGCATTAGCTAGCTGCTGACGCATTTGAGTAATGACAGGTCTAAGATTAGGAGCCTGAACCTGTAGGTGTGCGGTTAGGTTAAACGACATACTTTCCTAAGTCCATTTTTTCAAAAAAAAGGTATACGAATAGTGAGTAATACATTGTTATCTTAAACACTATCCGCATACCTTGCACTAACCGTTTGTAGAGCTTACCCTACCTATAATTACACAAAAATTAGCTTTTTGCCGTAGATTTTCGTGTTCTTCTGGCAGGTTTTTTTGGCTCTTCCTTTTCTTCTTCAGAAGGAGGAGTAACTGGTTTTCCAGAATCATCTAAAAATGGAGAAAATTTTGTGACTACATTTCCATTTTCGTCCATTTCTTCACCGTCTTTGGTAATTCTAATTTCATTACCTTCATCATCATATTTAATATAATGGTTTTCTTCATTAATTAGACGACCCTCATTGTCTACAAGATGGCCTTCTTCATTAATGCGTCTACCTTTTTCGTCGGTGAATTTATATTCAACTAAAAATTTATGCTCAACTCTAGTCTGGTCATAATTTTCATCAATACCATAAATCATGTTAGCTAAAGCACTTGCAGCTTCGACAGCCCAAGGCTCATTTGCTTCTAAGTCATAATCTTCAATACTATTCCAAATTTGACCACCAGAAAGATTTAGCACACAAGAAACAACCAAAGAGTTAAAACGAGCATTGTCTGCTGTTCCTTCTGCGGTCATAGCGTCTAGCTGATTTCTTTCAGAAATAAGTTCGGTGAACTGTGCTCTTTTTGCTTTAAGTCCAAATGCAATTTCTTTAGCTTCGGACAAAGGAATACCACCAGACTGTAGTGTCTCTTCATCTTGAGCAATAGCTTGCATAATTTCAGCGTATTTCAGTTCTTTGGCTTCGTCCCATAGTCCCTGCTCTTCCATGTATTCGCCAAGCTTTTGACGCAATAAAGAACCGTTTTCTAGAGACTCTCTAAATACTTTATTGTATGCTGCCTGTCCATCTCTAACTGCTTTAGCATTGGGGGAGATAACCTTGACAGATACTTCATTTCCTTCTAGGCTTACACTTTTTATAATACGTTCCATTTTTAGTTGTCCTTCATTCTTAGATTAGTAGTTTGTTTATTCCAAGTTATATCGTAGTTAACAAGCTCAGTTTCTAGATTTCTGATTTGAGTATTACCACGATCAAGAATTTCTGCTCGTGCTTCTTCAAATAGTGCCCTGACTGCAGCCTGTTCTGGGGTTAAGTCCTCAACGGCTTCGCCGTGACCCCATAAAAATCCTAAATGTTTTTCGATGCTAGAAAGAGAGCCAATCATAGTTGTTTGAACTTTCTTTTTAGCGATCTTACAAAGGCGATCTTTAGAGACCTCCTTATACCTGCTATCTCTCTTCTGCTTGTAGTCGAGAGACTGCTTTAATAGATCATTAAAATTGTCCATCTAATTTTCCTTAAAATTAAGTTTTGTTACCGCCCATATTTGATATAAATGCTTCGTTTTGCTGAACCAGCAAATCCCGCTGGACATCTGGAAGTTGGGCATCAACCAGAGATCCTTCCTGTTCTAATCTTGCATTCCTTTCGGCAATGATATTTTTAGACTCAGCTGAATTAAGAGACATAATCTTTTCTCTTTCTTCTATTGAGTCTGCCATTACAAAGACTTCTCCGGCACCGGAAATTTTACTATTTCCAATCATTTGCTCTGCTTCGCTTTTGGCTTTTTCTTCTTTTCGTTTCTTTCTTTCGGATATCATCCATCCGTCTAATGCGTCATCGTCTTCAATTATTTTATCATCAGGAGCATCCGGGTTTTCATATATTCCATCATACATTCTAGAATACTGACATATAAGTAGCTGCTCTCTTGTTAGGGTAGCTGTGGGTTTTCCGAACAAAGAGCCTTCTCGGTTAGCCGCACCCCACATTCCGCTCCAAGGAGTAGATCTTGCACACTCTCTTATTTCGGAGTCTTTTATTTTATTGGACTGATATGTTTGAACTACTTTTGGAAGTGTTACGTTTTCAAACAAACACTTTTCATCATTCATATGATATGTTGAATTACTAATTATATAAGTCCATTTGGCGGCAGATGCGTAGCCAGAAATACTAACATCGGAAAACTGATGTTTTTTCATAAGGGCTTCCTGCCACTCTTTTTCTTTTCTTCTAAGAGAGTTTTTAAATCCTCTAAGCTCTCTTTTGTTCCAAAAGTTCTTAAAACATTCTACCTTAAGATCATCAATTTCTTTAGAGAGAGATTCTGCATGTTTATCGTCAAGAGGAGACCATAGATTGTTCTTTAGCAGAAGATCAAGTCTTTCTTGCTCGGTATAGAGACCCTGTAGATAAGCATCTTCAAATGCTTCTTTATATATTTCGCTGGCTTCATACATCAATGAACTGTCTGGCTCAATCACCTTGAGACGCATGTCACCGTAACGAAATCTAAATTCGCCAGAAATTATCCTGTAAGTTATAGCTTCTTTTTGCTCTTGTTCCATAGCTAAAAAAAAGTTCCTTCCTATTATCCCTAATCATGACTTAATATTACTTGCTAGACAAATTCTATCCTATATATTTATCTGTAAATCTAGCTATCGCTATAAAAAGTCTTTATTGCTATTCTACTTATCCGCTATTAGGCAGATGGGTTAGTAGCTGTGAAGCTATTGAAAGTAGAGTAGCTAAAAGTAACACTAGCGTTACCGCCACCAGTATCTCCACCAGAGTATGAAACTCCAGTTAGCTTGAAGTTGTCACCTGAGACAACAGTTCCAGCTTGGTCAGTAACGGTGATAGTCTCACCAGTACCTAGGTTTTTACCAGTACCAGAAACGTTAACTAAGTCACCACCAGAAGAAACAACTTCAAATTCGGCTGAAACTTCAAATGGGAAACTAGCGTACTTGCAATAAGGCCCGAAAGAGCCAAGTTCTAGAATGTTCTCACGTCCAAAGTCAGCACTCATGCTGATAGATTGAACACGACGACTACCAGCAGTACCGTTAGTCAAAACAGCGGCAGGCCAATCGGCACCACCATCACCGTGACTATAAACGTTGCTTCTACGAACAACACCAGAGCCAGCGGCTGCGTGTAGAGGGCTGTGAGTTCCATCAATACCAGTGGCAAGACCGTCTGCATACTTAGTGTCTGCATCGGCACTCATTAGATCACTAGCTTGGGTATTCCAGACCTTATCGTTACCGACTAGGGTAACAGATTCAGTTGCTGTTCCGTCAACAGTCCAACTATAAGAAACAGAACCTACTACCATTTTAGGGCAGGCTACGACGTTTACTTTATTAGTTGAAGCGATTGCGTTGGCACTATCAGCATAAATAGCTAGATAAACGTCACATTCTTCCGCAGAAGCAGCAACGATATCAGTGCCACCAGATGGAGCAGCAGCGTTATATAGAAGTTTGTGCCCGTCAAGAACCTTTTCAATGGTTACTTCAACTTCGGCAACTTCTTCTATATTTTCATAAATGGCTGCTTGACCTAGCTCGAAAACTTGGTCTAGAGAAATATTGGTATTAATACCAACACTCTGGACACCTTTCATCACATTCCCAGCTCCAACGGAACCGTCTTGGGTTGTGATAGCTACGGCTTGGCAAGCATAAAAAATTCTTTTATTGGCCATAACAAAAATTCTCCAAAAGTTTAGTTATAGTAATACGTATTAAAAAACTATCCTTCGTACTTTTTGGCAAAAGTGGTATACAATAAAATACACAATATGAGTTTTTTTGACTAAATATTTGTCATTTCTACTTCAGTTGTGCAACGAACAGTGCCTATATACAGCTCTGGGGCTATCTGTGTAATCCCCTGTCCTCTAGTGTTAGTAATAAAACACTTCTGGTATGGATAAGTATCTACATACTGAGGATATTGTGCTTCTGTATTGGCATTAGTAGTTTTTGAGCCGTTTACATCAAGAGGATACGACCCGGAAGCAGCTACCTGATTACTGTCGAATAATACGATTGTTCTATCGTTTTGATAGGATATAATGTCTGTTAAATTGGCGGCTACCCACTCTTCTTCAGCAACAATGTGGAAAATAACATCGGTCATAGCCCACTGAGTACCACCAATCTGATATGGTCTAAACGATCTATTCGGGACAACCTCTACCCCAATAGCAGGAAGCTGAACTCTAGTCTCTGCTAATTGTGCCCATTCGCCTGATCCAGACTGAAGGAAGTGAGGATTATCATTTCTAAAAGAACCAGTTTGTATTTCTCTAAACCAAGGCATACCTCTCTGAGGCATAACTTTAACCCATTTATTACTATGGTTGACTTCCACTAGGTCTGTTGAAGCAAGTGGAGTATCAAATACTACGTGACCATTAGGATAATCAATATGGAAAGGTTTGCTCACATTGCCATTTTCATAATAACTACCATTAACCCATACGCCAGAAATAGAAATTGGATCATCTGAAGAGTCTAATCCAGTTTCCCATACCCAGTTAGATCTATATGATTCCCAAACCTGACCGTCTGTATATCTAGGGTCTTGCACCATTCTTAGCTTGGCTTCCGATGCGTTATAAAGACCCATGTCTCCACGCTCTACATTAAAGAAAGAACCAGCGTTAATTAAACCATGATCTAAAAAACCAATCATGTTTTCCATGAGGATTGTAGTCAGATTAACATCTGATGTATTAACGATCCCTTTTAGTTGATTGTTATATGCCATTATTTAAATGCCTTTGTAAGTATATTATCTATTTCTCTAAGTAGAGCATTACTAGATAGTGCTCTGGAGATAAAGTTTTCTTCTCTTGTACCAGAATATGTTGGGTCTACACGAAATGCACCACCCTTCTTCATTATAGCTCCACCTGCCCTACTTTGCCTATAATTTCCATAAGAAACATCATAATCCATAACTACAGGAGTATCACCCGCTGTAGTTAACCATCTAAACCAAGGAAGCAAATATCCTTCTTCGGTTTGCTGAAATGCAAAAGATTGATTTAATAAATTGCTTAAGCTTGTTGGCTGTACGTTAATGGTGATTAATGTTCCCTTTAGAGATCTAGGGCTTATGCCAGTACCAAGTTTAACTTCTACTGTTTCAGTGATAGCGGTAATAATTCCTTGTGTAGGGTCATGATTTAATCCAAAGTCCATCTTCAATTTACCGCTTTGTAGTGATGATATTTCAGGAGAGCTCGCTATTGCACTTGCAACAACAGGCTTAAGTTTGCCTTCAATGTAGCCATACTTAGCCTTAGCCATTCTATTTAGATAGGCTGCTATTTCCTTGTTCATCTTTAATGCAATTTGAGCATTAGTCTCTACTATTGTAAGTCCTTTTTTGACCATCCTATTTAACCATCTCCCAAAATGTTACAACATATTTTGTTGGGTTCTGCTTAAATCCTTGTGGATATGATGTCCCTACTCTTTGGAATTTCATTTCATGATGATTTGAAATATTACCATAGTTTTGAGGAACTAGGTATTTTGCTTTTTCTATCTTGCCTAAATCGCTCATATATCCAATAGTCTGGATAGCACCATTAGGTAAGTCAAGATTATCAATACCTACATCAGTCCAGCTTCTTCTATCCCAATAAATTCTAACATCAATTTCTTCTGATGCTTCTACTTCTTTATATCCACGACCGTGACATACAGGACAGGTCATTCCAGCGGAAAATGGATCTGGCCCTCCAGTTTTATACTTGGAGGTAGATCTTCCACCATAGTGATTGTTAGCTACGTAGCAGTTAGGACATTCTTCCCTTTTAGCCGGGTAGATTAATTTAGCCTTTCTGATAAATAGCTGTACTGCTTCATTATAGATGTTAAATACATCTGCTGGGATATCTATAGCCATTTGACTACACCTCTAAAATTAAGTAATTAGATCGCCTGAGTAATATCTAACATCATCAAATCTGTTGTCTAGCTTAGTATCCATGTTAGCCACAGTGTCATCTAGTGCACCGATTGGTGAAGCTAGTACGTTTTGGCCATTGGCAATACCTGCCTTAGGAACTGAAACAACGGCACGACCACCATTAGGTTGAGTGGCTGCAGTTTTTGCTTTGATTGCTACGTCTGCCATAATAAATCTCCTTAAGGATTAAAAATTAAATAAAATCTCCAGAACGGTGAGTTCCACCAGTACTTCTTGGATAACTGTAATTTGGTGAACTGTATGGAGAAAGAATAGCTGTTCCATTGACAGTTCTAGTTGCTAAGTATTGTAGCTTAGCTGTTTCATATTTGCTACATAGGTCTGTATAAATAATATTAAGACCTTGAACAATACCACGAGTATCAATGGCTGATGGGCCGTCTTTGATAGACATGGCACTTAGTGATTTAGTTTTGAGCTCACTGCCAGTTAGGATGCAGGCACATTTAAGAGCTACAAGAGAGATAAATGGATCGTCTTTAGTACCCTCAGTTGGATCTGGGCTTAGACTTGCACCATCAACCTCAATAGTGTATTCTTTTTCAAAGTCTAGTTCATTAACCATTAGCTGAGCAGAAACAAGGATTGCTTCTTGGATTCTGTCATCTTGGAATGTATAACTAGAGCTATCTAGATCGTTAACTAGGTGACGAACGATCAATGTCATTTCATTTTGCCAAGCCATTAAAGTTCTCCTTATAGGTTTCTATGTACTTTGAAAGTGTGGATATCAGAATAAAAGGTTCCATCACTAATCTGAACCTTAGCCTGTATCTGCCAAGTACCAGATTCATCTAGGTCGCCTTCAGCTATCGTATATTCGATAAGGCCATCAGTTCCAGTATTAGTAAGCACTGCAGTCTGCTCTAGTTTTGCATTGCTAGGCTTCTTGAAAATAACGGTTAAGCCCGTATTGGAAGAAAGATCGACAACACTAGTGCCGTCTTTTACAGTCAATTTGAAGACTGTACCGATATCATTTACATGAATTTCGTTTATGGCCATTATTAACCTCTTGTTGCTGTTAGTGAGTTTGAACGTTCGATTGTGGCTGTGAAGCCGGATTGTTTTGTTATATTCTTGGTAATACTGTTGGTTTTAGTAATATTTGCAGTAATACCGTCCTCAATCTTATTGATGTTCACATCCATAGTTTCCTCTAAGTTAATATACACAATTATATCTATAATATCAGGATTTTCGTACAGGCTAGAAAGCTTAGCCTTAACGAATCGTGCTACACCCTGAGGAGTTGATGTGACAGGAATTGTTATTTTGCCCACTGAAGCTGAGAAAGCCTCAATAACTGCAGTAGAATAACCTCTGACTACAGTCGCTGCATGTGGGACTATTGTTACATTTGCACTCTGAGATCCTTCACCAAACATTTCTATAATTGTATGCATGTCTAAAGATAGTGAAGTTGGCAAGGTTGCGTCATTAGCCATTTCAATGAATGACTGAGAGGAGATGCTAGCATTTACGCTGCCAGATGCAATACTAGGAATAATAGTCTTTGCTTCGCTAGTTTGAATTAATGTTCCACCCATAGTTGTAGTACCTAAAGGCTGAACTATCATTCTGCTTTGTACAAGAGCATCTGAAACTGCACCATCGGCTGACATAACTATATAGTTACCTAGATGGTCAGTAATTGGGTTTCCAAATTGATCTGATAAGATATATTCGCCAGTTATGCTGTTATTTAATACACAAAAACCCTGAGATGTAAATGATGAGGCAGCACTATATTCTTCTGAAAGATGAATAATTAGCCCACCCTTAGCAGAAGTAGAGGCTAAAGATTGGACAGTTGACAGCGAAGATATTTCTATATGATTATCAGATGTAAATACACCACTATTATTTAGTGTGGATGAACCAAGCGGTGTTATAAATCCAGTAAATGCAGATATACCTGAGGAGTTTAGTGCGGAAGTTGCAAATGTTTCTAATCTAGCGTGTGCATTAGTGCTTGCAGATAGATTAGTACTGGAAGATCCTAATGGCTGAACAATCCCGTTAGATAAAATAGAACCAGATGTGCTTACTGAAGATTCTTGATTTAGAACAATAGTTCCATTTGAAGAAATCTGGAAGGCACCAGCCTTTATGGTTTCACCAAATACATTAATTAAACTGGCGGTAATATTTATGCCACTTGCTAGTGATGTACCCTGAGTAGGTATAACAATAATGGGTGTAGTTGCAGTACCAAGAACAGCATTCAATCCACCATTAATATCAGAACTACCAAGAGGAGTTATTTTTCCAGCAAACGATGTTGTTCCGCTACCCTGTATACTACTTTCTTGAAGTAGCTGTATTGCACTATCAGGAGTTGATGATGCTAACGCACTAACATTCGAGTTTCCAAATGATGTAATTACAGAGTTAGCACTTGTACTACCAGAACCAGATAGGCTGGAAAGTGAGTTAAGCCTAATAAATGATTCACTACTAATACTTCCTGATGCAGATGTTGTGGATGTTGAAGGTATTGTAGTTTTTCCTTCAGGCACAAATGAACCACTAGATGCAGACAATGAAGATGAATTTAGTGAAATAACAGAACCTGAAGACACAAGACCAACAGCAGGAGTTATTGAAGACGCTAGTGTTAAAGGTATACCAATAGAAACAACAGATCCGATAGTTATACCAGATGCAGAAGAAGGTATTTCTGTTTTACCCTGAATAGATGTAGATAAGACAGAAGAAGCTATTGAAGAACCTAATGTTCTAGTAAAACCTTCAGTAACAACACTTGCCGAAAGTGATGTTGCCCCCTGTGATGGTATTTCTGTTTTACTCTGAATAGACGTAGACAAGACAGAAGAAGCTATTGAAGAACCTAGTGTTCTAGTAAAGCCTTCAGTAACAACGCTTGCCGAAAGTGATGTTGTCCCCTGTGATGGTATTTCTGTTTTACCCTGAATAGACGTAGATAAGACAGAAGAAGCTATTGAAGAACCTAATGTTCTAGTAAAGCCTTCAGTAACAACGCTTGCCGAAAGTGATGTTGCCCCCCGTGATGGTATTTCTGTTTTGCTGTCACTAGACAAGTCAAGTGTTGAGGCTGATACAGAAGATGAATTTAATACTACAACAGAGCCACTAGAAGTTAAACTAATCCCGGAAGCCAGTGATACGCCAAGTGGAGTAGTTACCGCATCACTTACAATCGCACCATTAACAGTAATTGCTGACTGTGCAGAAGTTTCAATTTTACTAACAGAAACAACGGAACCGCTGGCAGAGATTGTAGATCCTCCCGAAACCTCTGTTTTAGCAGAGGAGGAAGTAGATGCCGATGCTGATATAGTACAGCTACCGTATATCTCTTGTACAGCTAACCCACTATAGGGTGCTGATGAAAAAGCTCCAAATGAAAATGTCATTTAGATAATCTCCGGGTTAAAATTATTGAAGTCCTGTAGGTGTGTGATTTACAATTCTATCTGATGTCATATTCTTCATCTGTAGCATTGATCCATTATCAGTTGTATCAACCTGATTTCTGATGTAAAGGTCTCCATTATCGTTGTCATCTACACCATCACCCATTAACCAGATTTTATGCTGATCAGGATCTGTAATACTATTCTCAGTTTTCCATCCAAGCGGATCAAGTGCAAAACCATTTTCACCAGTTGTGCTATCACCTTGAATTTCAGATAAAGTCAATGCAGAATTAGTTATTGACATAGCGGCAACTTTACCTCCCATAATGTAGTTATTATTATAGTTACCGCCGACTGTAAGGCGACCGTAAATTGCTTGATTAACACCATCATTATTATGATTCTGAGAATCAGGTGTTATCTGGGAAGTCTGTTTAGTATCTAAGTCGGTTAGATAAAAATTAAATCTACCAAAGTAGTCACTTAGATATGCGGAGTCAGATCCAGTTGTTCCCCCATCATATGTTATAGTAATAAGGTGAAAAACGTCATTTCCTGTAGATAGGGTTCCATTATTCCAGCTTTGCCATAATTTATATGTACTGTTACCATATCTAAAAGATAGATTTCCATTGCCATTGGTGAATAATCTTACACCTACTCCAGTTGCACTATCACCCTGTGCAAACAAATAGCCACCAGTAGTGTCGCCCGTAAATTCTTGCAATATACTAACAGTCCAAGCATCACTAGAGCCAGTACCATTTGCATTTCTTCTCAACGGGTTTTGTGATAGGCTATTGGTGACTTGCTGTAGCCACTCATTTGTATTATCGTTATCTATACACTTAGTATATGTTGTATTCAGTAATAATTCTGCTATACTGACTGTAAGGGTACACGTATCTATACCAAAAGGATTACCAACTTTAACAGTTACATAATACTCATCATTTACTCCGCTACCTGCTGTTCCAGCGTAAGCCGGTGCAGTTCCAGTAATCTGACCTGTAGATTCATCGGCAACTAGCCAGCTAGGAAGATTTTCAAAAGCCCACATTGTAACCTTGTTAGAACTAGTGTCTAATGATGGTGTAAAGTTAATGGTTGAATTTTCAACAGCATTTAAAGTCTGATTTGAAATATCGGGTGCATGTGTCAGTAGTGAAGGAGATGGACTTGAGCTTAAAGAAGCCTTTGTCAAATTGGTAGGTATTTCACTAGCTGCTAAACCATGATTAGACCCTATGCAAAATCTAAATGGACTTCCGGTCAAAGACTGTGCGATTGTGGCTATTACTTCACCAGTATCTACGTCCAGTAGTTGAACTGAGTAATTGGCAAAGTATCTTATTTCCAAGTTCATTGTAGCCCTTGGTTTGCTCCAAAGGATAGTGCCGCTTGAATCATCATAATACTGATTGTTAGTATTCATATTCCAGTCAGGCTGTGAATTATTAATTGACCTAAACTCATTGTCTGTGCTACTAGAAGTTTTTAGTAATCCAGCTTCCCACAGGGTTTTAGTATTGATACCGCCAGTATGACCGGTTGCATTGCCAAGCCAATCTAGACCAAAATTAGAAGTATTAGTATGAGGAGCCCAAGTGAAACTTAATTTTTCTCCCGGATTTATTTCTAATCTACTTTTAATAACTGTTCTAGGTTTAATGCCATCATACCAATCACCTTCATGCCCAGTAGAATCTTCATGGACAATTTCCCATTCAGCTTCTCTTTTTGTTATTGAAGGTACTGTTTCAGAATGGTGAGCAGCAAATGTAATTTGAACTGGATTTCCATCTTCGGCAACATTGGCCTCAGTGATAAGGATTTGACCTTCGTCAGTAATATCATATAACTTAAGCTTATTGTCAGACGCATATCTAAGAGCAAATATGGTATTAGAGGTTACGGTGTACCCACTAGCATAGCGAGTATTGATGTCGAAACCAGTACCATCATAAGTAGCACCGCCATCCGCTCTAACTCTACCTGACTCAATAGCTACAGATCTTACCCAGTACTGAGCTTTTCTGGCGTTAGAAGTTCCTTCAGTAAGATCAGTACCATAAACACCAACAGCCATAGTATTACTAGCCGTGAGTGAACTACTATGTTGCCAGACTAGTTCTTGACCCTTTTCCAATAAAGGCCCGTAGTCTAAAGGTTGGTAGTCATTAAGCTGGAATGTGGAATTTAAGTGCTGATCGCCCCTAGTACTTATAATACCAGTGCGAACATAAAAAGGTTTAGGGGTTGTTGCTCTGTGTGTAAATAGCTGTAAGTCAGCATTATCATCTGCCATATGACAAACAATGGTTCTTGCAGTTCCATCTTCTGCTACAGACCCTACTGCTCGTAGGTCTTCCTGTCCAGTGTAACGGTGAACCTTAAATAATTTTAGAAAATTATCTGTATCGTATCTTAAAATTATACTATCCCCGTTAGCAAATGAATTACCTTGGGATTCAGTCCAGTCCCAGCCATAAGATTTGCCGCTCGGTAAGTTATTGTGACTCTCATCATAATACATGCTTTTTGAGTAATGAGTATTATTTATGTTACTCCAACCGTATAAAGTTCCACCTTGCCATATCCCAAATCGTGTATCGCTATCATAATTAGGTGTCCAAGCAATTTCTTCACCCGGATAAAGAGCTTCACCAAAGTAAAATGGTGCCTTGGATTGTTCTGCACTACTAGTATCTGGAACAGCGTCACCGGCATCGGGGCCATTCAGGTAGAACCAGTTTGGATTGGCAAGATTAACAGTCGCACCATTAACTAAGTTTGCAACATCAATAGTAACAGTAGATGCATCACTCATAGTAAGAACAAGATCAGTCCCACTAACTGCACCGCTGGACACTTCATTGTCTGTGTCAACTGCTAAAGATGTAACGTCAATAGTTATAGAACTGCTATCAGACATATTTAAAGTAAGATCATTGCCAGTTACACTACCACCAGTAACAGTGACTCCAGTAGTAGAAAAACCAGATGTGTTGGTAAATATACCATTTAGTGTGTTTACTGCAGTAGCAAGGACAGAGTTAACGGCTACACCACCAATACTACAGCCGGAAACAGGGATGTCGTCAAATTGAATTTTGTCTGACCCCTTAAGTATGACTCTAATCTTAGTGCCAAAAGCTACAGCCTGTAAAGAGTTAATTGGGTAAGTATTAATTACATTACCATTATGACCTTCTCTAACCTGAATCTGTGAATTAGTGTCATCTAGCTTAAAGTCAATAACATTAATATTAGTGTGGTGATTTGAAAATGGTAGCTCATAGTATTTACCATTAGTTGCTACTATATTTTTTTCTACAGTGTCTATGAATCTTAAGTCGCCAAGCGTCAATTTTATTTCATCTAAATCACACTCTGCTTTGATGGCATAGTCCTGACTCTTAAAGCCAACATCGTCAATGTTGATTAATGCCCTACTTCTGTCGTTAATTGCATCAAGACCGTCGTCAATATAAATACCAACCTTTTCGCTACTAGAGCCCAGCCCAGTATTATAAATTTGAGTGTCTAAAATTTCACAGATAAAATCTGCATCAGATCTTAGTGTAGACCCCTTGATGACAATAGATCCTTCTGCATGGCCAGTTTCTCCCATTGCATTAGTTGCAGCCCTATTATTATCAGATAAGTCCATGTCTCTAAAACGAGTATTGGAAGCATCTGCTGCCATGCATCCAGCATTCCAATTATTTTTAATTACGTTTAAGGCAACAATGTTATCAATTCCACCGCATACAAAAATACCATTGTCCCCAGTAAGTGATGCAGAATTATTATAAATATTAAAGTTTGAACATCCATCTGTGGCAGTTAGGCTAGAAGAATTTAAGTGAATGGCACTCAATATACATGTGTGTATTTGGTTTCTTGAAATATTGCCAAAACCATTTTCTCCACAGTCTAGTAAATAAATTCCAGATCTGCAATGATGAATGTCGTTGTCTGTGATTTCAACCTCAGTTGAATTTTCAATGAAGATTGCACCACCCTCAGTACTCATAACCTCAGAGCTGGCAGCGAAAGATTGTAAGTCTGAAGCAGAGGAGTCATAACCCAGTGTTCCCTCATTTGCCCAAGTATCTGTTTGTGCCGCAGATAAAGATAGTCTTGATCCACTCCATCCATTATGGTAAAACACACAATTATTTATTAGCACTTTAGAAGCAGACATGATTTTGACTGCAAAACAACCTTTTTTAAAGGATATTCCAGTAAAGTGAAATTCATTAGTCGATGATGTTCCAGTAGTTTCAAAACATGAATCATTGGTATCCGAGAAAGATGCAGCTGCTTGCCAGATAACAAGCTCTCTGTCCATACCAATGAACCTTATGGATTTTGATCCGTCTGCAATAATAGTTTCAGTGTATGTTCCGGCACAAATAGCGATAGTCTGACCGCTAGCTGACGCAGCGTATGCAGCTCCAATAGTTGCATAAGGTTTAGATACAGTACCATTACCAGTAGTATCACTACCACGAGCAGCATCTACAATCAAGTCACCACTAAGCCTAGCTAATGTTTCGTCAGGATTATTACTAATATTATTACCAAGTAGTTCATTTAGTTCGGATACAGTTTCTGCTTCATCTGAACCAACCTGTCTTTGGGCAGCATACGTACCCCCAGCCTGTAAATCTCTTACTCTGTATTCTGCAAAAGGAATATTAGATAGCTCAAAAAAATCTATGCCATCTATTGACTTACCTTCATTTTTGATAGAGACAGTTCCGTCACCATTACCTACGGCAAGTAATACACCAAGAGGGTGTGTGCCAACTCTTTTAGCATCTCTTTGAAAAACAATGCTCTGGTCATTTTTTGATCTTTTGAGTAAATACTGGGCCATTATGCACCTCCTGAAATGATGCTTAATATCTTAACGTCGTTAACAGAAAGAGCTGCAGAGCTATGAACCTCAAAGTATCCCTCTCCTCTGCGAGAATTTTCATCTCCGACATAAACTGGAATTATAAAAATTTTATTGTATACCGTACCAGCTCCAGATTCTGCTAACTCTGAAGTTTGAGAGTCTTGCTGGAATGAATATAATATGTCATTATTTTCGTCTCTAGCATTATAGTTTAACCTAACGGAAACAAGCGTGTTGTTTACAGAAGGTGTCATTTCAAGACCAACCCTAAATAAAACAGTAGATGCTAATGATAATTGATCTAGTTTGACTTGTCCTGTTGATGTGTCAAATACTCTTGTTATGCCATCTGCCAAAAACCCAGTAGCAGAGGATGAGGATGCACCATCATTGGTTAATTGAGTCCATGTGTCTCCATCTACACTTAGCGGGGTTGTATCTAAGCCATTATCAGACCTATATCCCCATCCCATTATTTGGAATCTTGTTTCATCAGCCAAAGCATCTACAGAAATGTTACTTACAGTATCATCCGCAGACTGAACAATCAACTTATCTGTTTTATGTACATCAGACCTTACATTAAGATCTTTAATTTGTTTATTTGCCATTACTAAAACCTTAATCTACGAATAATAAAAATGCGGCTCCTGCAGTAGTGCCACCTGTTGTTACTTGATGAGCACCAATATCCCAATCAACATCAGTACCGTTTCTGTCAAAACCATTTATATCTATATTTGCTTCCGTGCCTAAGTCTGTTCCATTACCAACTGCATCTGACGTATCAAGTATATGTAGATCTATCGAGCCAGTAGTTGAAACACAAACATTGGAAGCAGTTTGTCCTGTTTGTGCATCAGTGCCATAGGTGGAAGCACTAGAATCGCTGGAAAGATTATGTGATCTAGTTCCACTTCTATTTGAGCTTCCTCTATAAAAATCATATTGATTTGAAGCACTATTTGTATTGTTGGCATCAAGCATTATATTATTTACTATATTAACTTCAGCAGGATTATCACTGCTAAATAAAATACCATAGGCTACTTTGCCACTAGATCCAGTCTGAATATCAAACCCAGTGTTATTATAAACATAGACAGTAGCACGGGATTGATTACAGTTAATAAATACATTACTATCATCCGATTCATCAAAGTTATAAAATATGTTATTGTATATCTTGTGGTACCCTCCGCTTGCACCCCTCATAAGTATTCCGTGCTGAGGGTCGGTAGTCTGATTAGTACCCCAAGTGTGTATAATCATATTTTGTATTGTAATGTCTGTATCTGCATTAGTGTTGCTAGTACCGGTCTGAATACAAATATTAGTACTTGTTGATCCAGACATGTCAATTTCTATCCACTCAAGAGTAAAGTTACTCATATCTATATTAAAAATAGACGTTGAATTATTTGCACCGGGATCAGCGTTTGGCTTGTTAATAACGCCAGTGTTTGCGGTGCCATCATGTCTATCTGATTCAGGCACGGTAAGCTTTACGCTATTGAAGCTAGTAGTGTTATTAAAAATTACATTTTCTTCAAAATAGTCATTGTCATCATGAACCCAGCCAACAACATCATCGCCTGAGCTATACCAGTCTGAATTACTTAGTCCAGTTTCCCAAGCAGTCATAGAACTGTACCCACGACTGTAATCATGTCCAGCCTGCTGAAAAGACATATCAAACAAATCAGTTGGAGATGAAGTTCCATAGCCCATACCTGAATCTTCATAAACCCAAACAACTTCGACAGTGTTTCCTGAAACAGACTTTACGTAGTAATAATATGTGGCAAAAGAGGTTCCGTCTATTACCTCTAATACATCACCAATACCAACATTTCCCGGAGAGGAACTGTAGGTCATTGAATAGGGGCTAGCAAACGTGCCTGAGCCCGTTGAACTAGTAGGCAAGCTAGAATCACCATCAACTATGGTAATATCTGCCCTTTCTCCTATGCTTTTGTATATGGTTGCCATTATATAATAATTTCTCCAGTGTTGACTTTATCAATCATAATATCGTCAAGCTTGTTTTTTTGTTCTCTAGGAATATCCTGTCTAGGGTCAACTAGTTTACTTGGATCTCTAACTTTATCAATGTCAATACCAAGTTCAGTAGCAAGATCAAAGTATGGGATGTTCCATCTTCTTTTTGCTAGAATTTCGTATTCTTGGTCTTCACTATCACCTATTGGATTAATGACACTATTAGATCTTTCTACGGCTGTTCCCATAGAAATGTCTTTGTATTCATTATTAATAAATCCTGTGCAGTCTAAGACTAAGAAGTTTCTTTTTTCAGTTCTAGTGAAATGCTTTCTAGTATTATCTGCTTTTAAGATACCAGTTTCTGTTTCAATGTCATTCCATATGGCATCAACTAAATCCATCCTATCAATCAAGTAAATACTATTAGAATACCATATCTCTCGGCCCTGACTATTACCAAATATTTTATGCTTTGGTCTAGCAAGTCTTCTCTTTAGAAATGCTTCAGTATGAATTCTTTCACCTTCTTCATTTGCAGTATTAGAGACGACGATCTCTTCACCAGTAATCAAGTTTCTTTTTAGAACATTATTTGAGTTCAGTCTTATAAACTTAAACTTACTAGTCTTCTGTTGGTATTTTTCTAATAGTGTTCCTAGTTCTCTTAATCCATGTGAATTAAAGCCAAAGTTTGCAGCGTTGCAAATTGTTTGTGCTCTAGTCACTAAAATTTCTTCAGGAGGAAAACATCTAATGACATCTCCATCGCTGTACTGATCTATGTCAGTATTATGGTTTATATTTACTAATATTTCCATTATGATGGTGTCGCTACATTCTGTCCTATGATATAACCTTCATAAACAGGAGTCGAAGAATCCGTGCAAATGAAGCCAAATGTGTCGATTGAGTTTGCGGCAGTTGTTAAAGTTGGTGCGGTTGCATTAGCCCACTTTAATCCACTCCACCAAGTTACACCATGACTACCAGTGCCGTCTTGTACAACCCTAATTACAAATCTTTGCCCTGTAGTAGAGTTTGAAAGTGCAAAAGTACTGTCGCCAGTTAATGTAACCGTAAAAAAGTTTGATTCGTTTAAGTCAAATGTTGTAGTAGCTCCATAAGTTTCGGTGTGCATTTTGCTTTTTACTGCACCGTCTGCAGTGACCGAGTATTGGCTAGTACCAGAACTGTTCTTGACTTCTAGTGCACGAGTAGCAGCGGAAGGAGTTGCAGTCATCTTAATTTCTAAAGCATTGTCTGCTGCATCTTTAGGATATATCTGGACAGTAGCTGAGCCAGTAGTGTTACTAAAATGGTCGTCGGCCATGCCGAAAGCAATATGTTTTTCTGCCATATCTGCTTTGATAATTGTTCCATCAAGAGAAACAATAGCGTTTCCAATGTATAGCATGTTGCTTTCTGTTGCGGTTGCTCCAGTTCCAGCAGAGTACCCTAGATATACATTTTTATCACCTGTCGTAAGATCTGCTCCAGTATATGCTCCAGCACCGGTATTATAACTTCCGGTTGTAATGGCAAAAAGGGCTGTAGCTCCTACGCCCGTGTTGTATTGCTGATTATCAGAGCTAGCACTTCCTTTTAAAGCGTCTCTACCAATAGCAACATTATGGTCGCAAGTTTCGTCATATAGTTGTGCCTGATATCCAACGGCAACATTTTGTTGTCCGTTTTTAACTTCATTTGCAGCCTTATATCCGACTGCTACATTTGAATCTCCATCTTCAATTTTGTATAAAGCTTGCTGTCCAATACCTATATTATTATAGTTGTTTGTTGTGCTAGTACCATTACTGTTTCCCCTTAAGGCATGAATACCAATAGCTATGTTGTAATCTCCGTCATTGCCGTAATACTGAGTTTGATAGCCAATGCATATATTACTGTCCCCGTCTGTAATTTGTGATCCAGCATCTTGCCCTATAAATACATTTTTGTCCCCTGTAGTCAACTGCCATCCGGAAAGACTACCTAAAGCAATATTGTAGGAAGCGTCTGTTATACTAGATAAAGCAAAGTAGCCAATCCCAAGATTTCTAGTATTGTCTGACCCTAAAGTTCCATGGTTAGGTGCAGAGCCGGGATTATTATTAATCAATATGGTATGACTCAGATTTGTTCCACCATAAGAAACGTCCCCTAAGTCATTTAGGTCGCTAGCACCACCAGCATTATTGGCTACATAGTCTACAACTGCAGCAGAGGTAGGAATAGTTGTGTCATTATCGTTAGACCCAATTCCTTCAGATTCTAAAACTATTGTTGCAGCATCAAAATTACTTACAGTTAATCCAGAAACAGCAGTTAAATAACCTGAGTCATTTGTCCACTGAGAAATATTACCACTCTTATTTGTTAATGTATCTATAGAACTAGCAGTGATGTAAGAGCCTAAATCACTTATTTGTGACTCAGTTATAGACAGTGCAGCTTGGTGTGCTGTTACAATAGACTCACCAACAGAGCCAACGGTAGTAACGCCAGCGTTAGTAATAGTAACATCTCCGGTGATACTGGTGGCGACAGCCTTATTGCTAGCATTACCTAGAAATATTTTAGCTGAATTTAGATTAGGTACAGCATTACTTCTTCCTGCACCCATAATATATATTTCACCGCTACTGGCATGAACCCTTACAACTTTTGCCATTTTTTGTATTAGTGATGACTCACCGGTAGGAACAACATCTGTTAAAGCACCTGAGCCGTTAATATATAATTCATCCCCTACTGAGTAGGCTGGTGTAGAAGTATCAATCCCTATAAGTTTACCATGCGTGACAATATCTACTGCGGCATTATTACTAGCAGAAGTCTTAACTATACCTATGGCTGGCATCTTAGCCGCATCAGTATTGTCTGCTTTGTCAACCTGTATCTGTGTTCCAGTATGACCAGAAAGATAAACGGCTTCGCCAGCATTGAGGGTTCCACCGCTAGCATTTACACATTTAAGAATACTTTCTGCATGATCAGCATAATCTTTTACTGCTGCAGAAGTCGGGATTGTTGTATCATTATCATTGTCTGATATGTCATCTGCTTCTGTAACTAATGTTGCAGCATCAAAACTAGATGTTGTTATTCCAGATATAGAAGTTAAGTAGCCAGCGGATGCATGATTACCCCATCCAAAGGCAGTGTTCCAATTAGATGAGTTATCAGTTACTATAGTATATGTTCCAGCACTACCGCCACGCTTCATCAAGCCTTCTGAACCAAAGTCTCCATCCACAACGACATCTGCATGTGAAGTCTCAGAAGTAAGGTAAGTTCCAAAGTCACTGATCTGTGATTCTGTTATAGAAAGAGCAGCTTGATGCTGTGTTACCGACGATTCTGTAATGTTGGCATCAGGAACATTTGCCCAAGTAACTGCCGAGCTTAGATCATTTGTTTCTGTATAGGATGTTAAATAGCCAGCATCATTAGTAAATACACTAACAGCTACATTTGCTGCCCCAGAATTGTCAAGGTAGACAGATTTGCTAGCGGGAGACGTGCAAAAAACAGTGTGGGTTCCACTACCAAGAGTAAGTCTTGAAGTGTTGCCTGCACTGTTAGATATAACTGTAGCTGGTCTAATAAGCTCACTAGAATCAGAGTTAAGTTGACCGTAGCCAACTTCCCATTGAGTTCTATCTGCACTTATAACGCAGTAGTATGTATATTCATTATTTCCAATAGTAGAAAAAGCCACATAGCCGGTGTCTGCCCCCTGAAGGGACAGATTACCGGACGTACCTGTGGCCGATTCCTTTACTCTGTCTTTGACGAGCATTAGGTAAAGCTCCTATACTAAGTAGGGTCAGGATCGGTTATACCTAATTCTAAGCTTTCTAGAGCTTGTTCCGCTGCTAATTTTGCAGCTTCAGTAGCTTGTCTAACCTGTGCAGTTTTAACATTATCAATTAGAAAGTTTCTCACACACCTATTAGCAAACATACCAATAGTCTCAGGGTTTGGAACCTGTACTGGATTCTCTTCTGAGATTGGCTCTTCATTATTAAAATTAGGATTGTCAATATTTTCTTGGTATCCATAGTTGTATGCCAATGCATTAACAACTTGATCCAAAATTTCATCTGGTATATCTACGCCATGAATAGCCATAGTGATACCCTCCTAATCATTAGGCGAATGTGATGTCTAAGTCGCCAGCAGCAAAAACAAACTGGTCTCCGTCACGAACAAAACGAGTAGTTGTTAATTGACCGTAAAGAAGAACATTGTTAGACTCATCACAAATGTAAACACCAGAAATGTGACCCCAATCAGCAGTTGCTTGAGGGAATTCAATTCTAGCAGTATTAGCTGTAGCACCATTACCACCAGCGATTGCATCCCAATCAGATGAACCCGGCCCAACAGTTTGAGCAGCATAAGTATTGCCAGACATTTCTTCAGTTAGAGTGCCAGCTTCTAGGTCAGCGGCAACAAATTTCTTTACCAAGCCTACCTTAACAGTAGTTGGAGCAGTGTAGGAAGTTCCACGAAAGATGTGGTCGATTAGCTTTTCTTCCAAATAATTAGACATTGCAGACATTGTAAAATATCTCCTATATATGTTGATTAATCAGTTATTTTTAAGTATACTTTAAGAGGAGTTTCTTCTATTCCTCTATCATATTATACACAAAATAAAAAAATAGCCGCCAGATTTTACTCCAACGGCTATTCTTTATATTGTTACGTATTACGTATTAGCTTCAGAAATTAGAAGCTACCACAGATAACACGACGATTGTCTAGGACACCAAAGCCCATTTCAGCCCAACCGTAGTAGCCTTGACGTTGCTGTCTGTGAAGACTGTCATCTTCAAATACTTCAACTTCCTGCTTAACAGGCATTACAAAGCTGTCTTTGTTGTTTAGGTCTAGACCGATGACTAGTTCAACGTCAGAACCAGTGCTTTCTAGAGCACCAGATAGATCGCTAGTGAAGAAAGTCTGGTATTCCTGACCTTCACCTAGTTCAAATAGGTCGTGTAGATTAACACCAAAGATACGAGTTAGAGGAGCAGCACCATCGCCAGCAGTGTAGATTTCACGACGTGAAACTTCATCAAGCTGATCAACACCCCAGTTGCGGATGTCTTCGATAGCTTCAGGGCTCATGTATAGGTCAGTTAGACGACCCGGAGCAGTAACGCTGTTACCACCGGAGTTACGACGCATAACTGATTTCATTAGAGATACTAGACGCTTAGTTAGCTGACCAGCAGCAGCATCGGCATCGTAAACAAGAACGTTACGATCAACAGCAGCAGCTAGTAGAGTGTGCCAACCATCATCGTTAATCTTCTTAACGAATCCAGCTTCTAGAACCTGTAGAGCACGACGTACAACGTCCCAACGAGCTTCACGGGCATAACGACTTAGGAAGTCGATGCTGTTAGTGATGCCGTAGGTGTTGACAGTGATGTAATCACCTTCAACGTGACGTTCTGGAATACGACCGTGACCCGGATTAGTGTAAGCAACGTGTTCAGTTTCTGAACCCGGAGCTAGTAGGTCTAATGGGAATTCAGGAGTTGCACCAGCTTCCATAGGCATAGCTTGGAAGATATTAGTTACAACGTCACCAAATAGAACTCCCTTACGTAGTGGAGCTTCTAGAGCTTTAGCGATTTCACGCTGAGCTTCTAGAGCAACAGCTTTGTCAGAAGAACCAGATTGCTTTAGCAACTCTAGCATTTCTGGGGAAGGTTTGCTTAAATTAGCCATTTTATATTTCTCCATCCTATCTCTTGATAGGTTTATGAGTTTAAGTTATAACTTACGCACGAGGTAGGTTGATTTCAACCTTGCAGTAACCGTCAGCATCTTTAGCTGATAGGAAGTTACCGATTGGTTCACAACCGCCGATTGCGTCTTCTTTATCTAGTTCACCATTAGCAGCAACGTGTACTGGGTCACCAGCGACTGGATCAACACCACTCTTGATCATATTAGTTACAACGTAACCTTTACGCAAGATAGTGATTTTTCCACCCTTGATAACTTCGTCTTTGTGCTCGTTTAGGTGTTGACGAGTTAGGTCGATGTCTACGACATCGTTAAGTAGGATACCTAGAGGCATCTTACCAGATGGGTCACTTGCATAAACAGCTAATGCACCGGATTGATCCATAGCTGCACCAGTACCACCAGTGCTCATGCTAACAACGCCACCACGATTACCAGCAGTATTCATGAAGAAGCTGATATCGGTTTGTAGTTCATAACGATCTGCTTTAAGAGCCATTATAATTTACTCCTTAGTATTATTAAATTACTCAGTAATATTTTTAGTAGTAGTTAAAACGTGTTCGGCAATCCAAGTAGATGCCTGAGTGCGTAGTTCCTCTGCAGGATCTACAAGTTCGCCAGCTTCAGCTAGTGTTACATCTGCAACTTCTTCAGCTTCTTCCAAAACTTCTTCAGAGGCTTCGGCTTCTGCATCGTCTGCTTCTTCTTCTAGTTCAGCAGCAGGTTCTTCGATGATTTCTTCTTCTTCAGCAGGTTCTTCGGCAGGAGCTTCTTCAGCTACTTCTTCAACTTCGATTTCAGCAACTTCTTCAGCAGCTTCTTCTTCAGTTTCTAGAGCAACTGGAGCAACTTCAGCTTCAGTTTCTTCTTTAACGGAAACAGTGTCTAGTAAAGATACCATTCCAGCAAAAGTTTCTTCGTCAAGTGACTCAAACTTAGCAACTGCTTCTTCAGCAGCTTCTTCAGTTAGGCCAGCTTCAACTAGTGAAGCAAGACGAGCAGCAGTAATCTTTTCTAGTTCGATTTGAGCTAGAGCAGCTTCTGCAATTTCTTTTGCTTCGGTAATTTCTGCTAGAGTTGCTTCAAGTTCAGCAACCTTTGCAGTAGCTTCTTCGATCTGAGAAGACAAACCAGCGATGGTTTCGTCCTTTTCAGTCATTGCTGTTTCAAGAGCTTCAGCCTGAGCTTGTTCTTCTTGAGCAGCAGTCTCTTCTAGTTGAGTTTGAAGAGTTTCGATAGTTGCATTAGCAGTAGCCAAAGCAGCTTCTAGTTCTTCAATCTTATTTTCTAGATTCATGTCTTTAGACTCCTTTATAAGGTTTATGTCTTCTATTGTTTGAGCCGATGCTTCGCTGAAAGCCATATTGCTTTCCTTCAAAATTACGGATCTTGGATTAGCCGGTTTACTTACCAAACCTTTGCCAGAGAAGGATATATCTCTTAGTAAACGACCAACCTTGTAATCACCGTATGATCCAGAGCCGCCATAGGCTCTCAAATGTCTAGTTAGAAAAGCACTCGCCTCATTACGATTTACAATTTTAGTTTCGCCTGATGCCATATTAGTTAGGGCATAATCAAAGTTTGAGAATAAACATTCCATTGAAACGAACCATTTGTCACCATCTTCAATTTCAGCAATGATTTTATTCATACGTTCTCTAAGATCTGGATCACTCCAGCTAGTATAAAGAACTGCTGATGTTACAATGTTGAACTCTTCAGGTGACTCCTGAAGCTCGTCGGAAATTTTATTTCCCGCAAAGTCAACGGCGTAGTTACCAGTGATGTGGCCAATAATATCAGCCTCATTATGCATAAAATTAAACTGCTTGTCTTCAGGCGTGTTACGTGCAGTCCAAACTTCTGCTGGATCAAATACGTCGTCGTTCTTATTCCACCCAGTACTAACTAAGATAGCACTTAAGTAGTATAAATCTATTTGCTCCTTGTTTTCCGCTTCAGTCTTTAGAAGTTCGGTAGCGACTGCTACATCTTCTAAATTCGGTTCAGCAGTACAAGCTGCTGGTGATGCGTATGCCAAGGTGCTGTTTTCAGTGATAGACTGTTCTAGCCCATCTTTGATTTCTTGTGCATAAATTTTCATAATAATTTATAACCTATAGATTTTATAGTGACCTCTGTAGAATAATACACAATAATTTTTGAGAAAAACTTTTTTTTCCTAAAATTACCCAGCGATACTTGCGTAAGCTGATGCGTATATATATCTCATCTCTTCAGTGTTTGGAGAACGAAGATTTTGAGCTTCAAACTCTTCACTGAGGTTAGATGCCACAGATAGGAAGTCGGATGATGGCCTCAAGCCGGAGTCTAAAGCAGACTTTACAGCCTCAGGAGTAATTTCGGAATTAGGCTTAGTAGCAGTGAGAACGGCAAGCTTTAGGTCTTCACATTCTTGTACTTGAGCCTTAGTTAGTCCTCTAGTATCCTTCTTTCCATAGTGATTAAGTACTGCTGGCATAATTACATCTGAGATCTCTTTCTGAGCGTTCAATGCCCATAAAGTAGTAGTTACAGATGCCGTGCCACTCTTTGGTAGTACTCGTTTTTGTTTTCTTTTTTGGCTGTCTTTAGCCATCTTTGGTCGTCCATCTTCTGGTCTTCCGGTCGGTTCCTGCTTTTCTTCCTGAGGAGCACCTTGTTTAGGAGCTTCAGGCTTTGGAGCCTTTTTAGTTGGGATACCCATGTCTGTAAGGTACTTATCTGCCAGCCTATCTTGAGTAAGAGCAATCTTAACTAAATCGTCGTGATGCTGTGGGTGATGGTATGGGCTAGCTTTCTGGGCAGCGTACCTGTCATTTTGGCGGTACTTTTCTTCTCTGCGAGAGCGAGTCTTTTCAATCATGTGGTTCTCGTTAAATCTTTCTAGAAGAGTTTCGTGAGAGATAATGTCTCTATCTGCTAATTGAATTAGAAGGTTCTTTTCAGTAGCTTCGTCAGACAATACGATAGAGTCAAAATGAATGATGGCTGGAAGTCTAAAGCCCATAGCCTTTTGAATGATTTTAATTTCTTCTTGCCAGAATCTCTTTAAGATGTCACGACCATACTCTAGTCTTTCTACTAAAGTCTTTAAAGATACAAAGTTATTGCTGTATCCACCGCCGCCAGAGGCACCAGTTAAAGTAGGAGGAATGCCTAGTCCAGCATAAATACTAGTAAGAACTGGTTGGTACTTTTCAGAGCCCAAGAATCTGTATACTTGAGTTGCAGATTCCTTGAAGTCAAGCTCAGGGCCCCAAACTAAGTCCATTGTACCACCGCCAACATTACTGCCTAAGATGTCACGAAGCTTATTAATAGCTGCTTTGGTTGGAAGAATCTTGTGTTCTAGGTCACCAATTTTCCAAAGCCTTACTTGAGAGATAGCACCATCTAGTGCTGCGAGGTCAGCTAGCTTCATCTTTTCTAGCATAAGAATGTCATCAAGGATGGAGTAAACCATAGGATTAGCCCAAGATTTCCAATCATCCTTTTTATAATGGAAGCACTTAGTCTTACCTTTTTCTAGAGGTAGGAAGTCCATACCATCTTTAATATTGTTTTTTAGATCTTCTGGGATTGAGTCTAGTAAAGTTTCATAGTTGTGCATACTAGAGCTTAGAAGGTTTTTTGTGGTCTTGGAGACTCTTAAGAGGTATTGCTTGTCTCCGTAGAAGTTGCCAGCTTGGTCTCTTACTTCTACATGTAGAGGATTTAGAAAGTCGTAGTGCCAAGGAATTTCTCTCTTTACATACTCAAACTTTTCAATGTCTAGGTCTGCTGCACCAGCCTTTTTTAGTTCTACTTCTTGTTTTTTATTTACTTTAGCTGTTCTTCTTCTTACTACAACGTTTCCAGAGCGATATAGCAAGTTAAGGAAGCGTTCAGATCTTTCTGTTCCGTTGACTTTATTGAACCAGTTTTTGTAGAACTTCTCGATGGTCTTGTTTGGGTGAGTAATAGTGATACCCTGAGTAGCGAAGTCACCCATCAAATCAATTACATTGCGAATAATACCGACACGATCATAAGCGTCCATGCACATCTTCATGGCTTCTTTTTGCTTACTAGGAACAGCTTCTCCGGGACGGAAACCATTGTAGTCTTTTTTGGTAAAGCCAGTACGAACAGAGCGATTCGGCTCAATGTTCATATAGTTGTTTCTGCTGTGTGCAGAGGCTTTTTGGATACCATCGTATAGGTCGATGTTATCTGCTGCCTTGCGGAAGGCACTCGACCTGTCTTTGTCGTCGCCCCAAGTTATAAAGCCATCGTTAGTCATTTTGTCCACTCTCCAGATCAATCTAATTGATAATATGATTACCAAATAAAATACACAAGATTAATATAATTTACTTATTTTTTCAGTAAACCAAGATGGGCCATGATACATTGGGCCCTGATTATCCTGATCAGACCTTAATCCTCCGGCAAAACCGCCGATTGTATCGTAATCTACTTTCTCTGGTGCTCTCATGAGCTGTCTAGCTGACATGTTTGCAATAATCAAAGAAGAGTAGCGGTCTTTTCTTAATCTACCTTTCTTTGAGCCAGCAGCCTTTACTTGAGGTGTATCCCATCGTTCTCGACCGGAATCACTTACAGTAACGACAATCATCGCTAGCTCATCCTTCAACTCTTCGATTTCCATCACACAATCTTCAAGAGTATCGTATACTCTATTATATCTCTTATCGTCCTCTAATGCAAGCCCTAAACTGGCAGAATCGAAATAAGGGAACAATAATATTTTATCTTCCATATCTTTTCGGAGTCCGTGATTACACTCAGCGAGCCAATCACCCCTTGCAAACTGGCATAATTCGACAATATGCAGTCCAGCTTCCCCGTCTGTATCTTTCCATTTTTTTTCGTCGATTTTTGGCCAAATTGCTACTTCGCCTTCACGAATCTTGTCTTTATCGTGCAAAGCTTCCATTACAGCAATACCACCACCCTGAGCATCGAGAGCGATTTCTTCGCAAGGGAAGATCTTCATTAGGTCTCGAATTTTTCTTGCACAGAAGGAGTAGAAGTCATCTTCGTTAGTCAGACCCTTTTTAATCTGCTCCTTATGGCGTTGTCTATTGGTAGTCCAGCAATACACAATTCTTCTGTGGTCAGCTTCTAGCTCTATAACAACAATAGAAAAGTTATCAACTTCAGATGCAGGGTCAATACCATAAACATATTTCTTGTTAGGATTACCCTTAACTACAGCATTGAACCAGACATCTCCGCTAGGAAGTTTAACTGGATCATGCTTATTGGCAACACAAGACTCAATGAGAGATCTTCTAAAGAACCCTTGACTGTCTGTAGTAAAACAGGCACCATATTCCATTTGATAAATACCAGAGTGAATTGTAGCCTTAGATCTTGCTACCTGAGCCTTATCCATAAATCCGTCAGGAAGCATTTCAAAAGGAATTCTCATGATTGCATAATCAGTCCAGTTAAAGTCTTTAGGTACAGGGCCTCCGAACATTTCTTCAAGGTTCTTCTTTTTGCCTTCTGTATTAATAATTCTTTTATATCGCTTCCAGTAGTCAGCGAAATGATTGAAGTCATAGTAAGCCGTACCAGAGATAATGATCTGGTTGGCAATGGATTCTTTAGGTGTCTTAACTTCTGACTTTTCTAGCTCAATTCCAAGCTCTTCAGCTTTTCTTTTCGCAGCAGAGTATTTGACATTTTCGATAGGTGAGGCACTAACAGCGGCAAAACCAGCAACAACGTTTTCAAAAATATCTCTAGGAATGGTTGCAAATTCGTCGGCAACGATATCGTTCGCACGTTGACCACGAATCTTCTGACCATCACCAAGAGGCAACGCAGTGATAACAGAACCGTTAATTTTCATAACACAACGGTCAACTTCACGCTTTGGCCCACTTGAACTATCGCACAGGTCTCTTAGGATTGGAGCATTTCTCCAAATGGTATCCATATATTCAAACAAAACTTTAGATTGACGGAAAGCAGCACCAACAATAGTTACTTTTCTTCCCGGAATAAATAAAGCTCGTAAGATAGGGTACACAGATAGAATAAATGACTTACCCATACCACGAGAACCGATGAGCATTGGGAACTTCCTATTCCACATTTCCTTTAGCAGTAATGACTGAAAGGGAGTAATTTCAATTCCTAGAATGTATTTACAGGCAAAGTAAAAATACTCTGGCTGCATAAATAACCAAGCTAGTCTGTCCGCAAAGTCGTCTATCCCACCTTGATCATATATATAATTAAGTGGGTTAAACAATGTTTCAGGATCGACTTCAATTCCAAGCCAAGCATCCTGAATAATCTGTTCCATATTTGGTTTTATTATTTTACTCATTCTAGTAGTGATTTTATCTCTTTAATGTTTTCGTATCCTTCATCCCCCAACACTGCGTCAGCGAATCCATATTCGACAGCTTCTCTAGGAGTAAGCCACCAGTCTTCCTTCTGTCTAAGTTGTTTTCTAATAGTAGAATTAACCTGTCTAGAAGTCTTTCCTTCAAATCTTGATCCAGTTTCACTACAAACACTAGTATATATATTCATAGTGACTTCTTCTATCTTCTTAATATATTCATGGTAAGAACTGAATTGTTTTAGTGTTCCTTCAGTTCCCACAACACCGTCGTGGATAAGCCAATCACAGTTAGGCATTGAAATTCTCATGCCTTTATCGTAAGCAGCCTGAGGAATAATGCTCCCCATGCTAGCGGCCATTCCATGACAAATGAAAATGAACGGACATTGACTTTGATTAATAATATCATAGATCATAATACCTGCATCCCAGTTTCCACCTATACTGTGCTGGTGCACAATGATAGTATTGCAACTGAAAGACTCTAAGAGCCTAACGTTTCTTAAAAACTGATTTGCCATAATATGATCGACACCAGTGTCTTCAGAAAAGTCTAGAGAACCGTGTAGAAAAATCTCACGGGTATCTATTAATATATCATAATTATTAATTTCTGATATAAGACTATGCTTCTGTTGCCTAGTGTTCTTCATCATTATACAACATCTCGTTTAAACGTTTAAATAAACTATTAGTAACCAAGAAGGCGTTGTATTTGCTTCCGCAGAAAAGCACCTTAGTATCATACCATAGTTGAAATTCTAGTAAACACTTTAGTAAGTACTTTCCACTGACACGCACATTTTTCTGCTGCCACTTTGGAATACCAGAGCCTTCAGGGAACTTTAATAAGTCGTCCATTGAAAATTCTAGTATAAGAAAAGAGTGTTGGAATTCAGTCATACGTTCCATCTCTGCTTGAAATGGTCGTTTCTTCTTTCCTAAGTTTGCGGCAATTTCCGCAGCACTTGCTTTTCTTTCAATACAAATTACGTCTTCGTATCCTTTGAGAGTATAGTCGCCAGTTTTCAACCCCATGACTTCCATGCCTTGACATTTATCATAAGGTTTGAAAAACCATCCGTCTTTCTCTCTAGTATCCTTTATTACTGTGTAGTTTGGGATATTTTTTGACATCTGTAAACCTTTCTTGATAGCAAGAATACAAATGGAACCCCAATAAGTTATCTTCGCCTTTTCTCCTGTTGTTTCTTGTTCTCCGCAACTATATCCATGAATAAGCCAACATAAGCTTCCTCATACTGATTCACTTCATAGTTGTGGCAATCCCAACATAATGTTATTCCGTTATCAACATCATATCTTAGGTAAGAAGCAGAACTCCACTTTTGTATGTGGTGAACTTGCATTCTTTTGCCCTTCCTTTTACAATTAGGCATCTGACACTTATAACAATCTCTTGTTAAAACGTCTTTTCTCCACTGTTTATACACAGGATCATTGAAATTTCTGCCCATTATTTACAATTCTCTTTGTCAGAATGTACCATTCTATGAACTAGTTCGCTAAATTTGACTTCAGGTTCCCAATTCAATTTTTGTTTCGCTTTATCTGATTTTCCACGTAGATAAGGAACTTCTGAGGGTCTAAAGAACTTAGGATCTACCACAACATAGTTACTCCAATCTTCGACTCCTATCTTAGGAAATGCGATATCAAGGAAGTCTCTTATGCTATGGGTTTCACCTGTAGAGACAACATAGTCGTCACCTTCGTCTTGTTGCAGCATCAACCACATGGCTTTTACATAATCTTCTGCATGTCCCCAATCACGATAAGCATCTAGGTTGCCTAGTCGCAATTTTGGAAACTTGTTACCATTTGGGTCGATAATGTTGTCTACATCAAATTCCATAGGAATACCGGGTTCAATATCTGTTGTTAACCAGTTCCAGTATTCTCCAATCCATTTAGTAATCTTTCGAGTTACAAAATTTTCTCCACGTCTTTCAGACTCGTGATTAAATAAAATACCACAACTCCCATGAATACCATAAGCTCTGCGGTAAAGTCCTACAGCTTGGTGTGCTGCGACCTTTGCAATGGCGTATGGAGATTCGGGATGAAAGAGAGTGTTCTCGTCTTGATAATGACCGTCTTCGTCTTCGTCCATATTACTGCCGAACATTTCGCTCGTACTAGCCTGATAGAATTTAATCTCTTCGGGTCGTCCTGAAAGTCTGATGGCTTCTAAGAAATTTAAAACTCCTTGAGCATCAATATTCCAAGTTACAGTAGGTTGTTTAAAGCTTGTGCCAACATGTGACTGTGCAGCGAGGTTATATACTTCATCTGGTTTAAAATCGTTTATAGCCTCATTTACGCAAAACGGGTCGCAAACGTCGCCCTCTATAATGCGTAAGTCTTTTAGCAGATGGTTAACACGATTAGTTGTGGGTACACTTACTCGTCGTACAACCCCAGCAACTTCGTAACCTTTTGCTAATAGTAATTCTGCTAGGTAAGATCCATCTTGTCCACTAAGTCCAGTTATTAAAGCTTTTTTACTCATTGTTTTCTTTTTCCTCTTTTTCGGCTTCTGCTCGTTCTTTTGGTGTCCCGCTAACAGTATCGGCTGTCAGGAATGGACGATCTATGCCCTTGTCTTCGTATTTGAAAATCTCACCTAAGCGATCTCTTTCTCTTTCGGTAGCGAGTCGCATCTTTTCCATTTCTAGACCCAAATGCTTCCTGTGCTCAGGATCTTTTACGAGCTTTTTGACGAATGCTGCAAAGGATTGTTTCGAGTCTTCAATCGACTTGATTCTTTGTTCACGAGTACCTTTTAGTTCCTTTAGATTCGCTGTTTTCTTTGTCTGTAGATCCTTATAATCCTTACTTAATGTTTCATTAGCTCCTCTTAGAACCGCTAGTTGCCGTTCGAGGTTGATTATATAGTCTCTGTCTCTATCTTCTTTATCTTTTTGTTTCTCGACTTGAATCAACATGCTTGTACCTTCTATAGCTTTTTGATTCTCAGCTTGACTAACAAGAATTCTATTCATTAAGATTTCGAGTTTAATCGTGTCGATGATTTGAATTTCTTCTGTGTGGAATACGTCGTCCTTAAACTGTGACCACATTTTCTTGAAGTGAAACTCAAACATTTCAAGTTCGCTCTCTGTAAATTGCTTTTTAAGCTCACGATAATATGCTTTATCACGAAGACCCGTTAATGATTCTAATTCATCCTTGTCAGCCTGACTGACTCCAATATGATCCATTATCCACTTGGCGATGCTTTTAGGATCTCTATCGAGCTCAGATGCAATTTGCTCCACAGAAAGAGACTCTGAATTCTCAGAGATAAATCTTTGTTCGTCTTTGGAAAGCCTACCCTTCTTCATTTAATACCTCCTCCAGTATTCTTTGTATTTCTTCGATTACTTCAATTCTTTTATTCTTGTTAACTTGAACACCGGATTTGATGCGAAGATAATCGTTTCTCATGGTGTTGGGTAAATTTCTATCTATTATATTGTATATCTCTTCAATGTCACGCTCTTCGTCTTTATTGTCACGATAAGAAAGAGGGAGTACGTCAATATTGAGAGGGTCTAACAAGTTCTTCTTGTTTTGTTGTATTTTCTGAGCTTTGCCTTCATCGTAGCGATAGTACTTATCACGCTTAAAGTTCTTAAGGCGATTCTTGATGTGTATGAATAGAAAGTTTTCAAGAGGGCGAGCTTCATCGTATCTATCGAGAGCTTCCATTCCCATTAAGAAGGCTTCTTGTTCTATATCTTCTTTGTCGAAGTATGCAAATGTAAAACTGGAGGACAATCTCTTGGTCACTTCCAAAATCGTTTGGACGACCTCTGCCTCAGTCATGTTAGTCGGTAATTTCATCCTTGGTGGGTTTGCTTTCTTCTGGGTCGCAAACCGTGTGTGCTGTTGTACCGAAAGGCATACCGGACTCAAATAGTGCGTCTACTTCTTCTGGTGATAAACCAGCTTCCATTGCTAAAGCTTTACGCACGTCTTCTTCTAACTCTGCAGTTCCCCTCGCCACGAGTTCGGATTCCAGTAAATTTTTGCGAATATTTTCTGACATTAAGATAAACTTTGTGCTAAATAAAAAAGTTGCCGTTATAATTATTATACACGGGGAGAAAAGAAAAAACACAATAAATTTTACATTTTTTAGGAAAAACTTATGCCGAAACCTAGTATGAGCGAAAGTGAGAGAGAATTTGCCTTAGAATTGGCAGAAATCTGGACTGATGGCCGCATTGCTGATGAATTGACTAGGATTAGATATGAGAACGGCGATAAGAGGAAAGTTACTTCTGCTATGATCAGACGACTACGTAGAACTAACTGTGTTATTAAAAGACCAGACAATACAATCGACTACAAAGCATCTAAACGCCATAAAGAGAAGAAGCGTAGATAGTTTAGGTAGGACACACTAAGATATTTTTCAGGAGCAAAATTGAAATGATCGAAACTATTAGTCTCATTGATGAGATAGCAAAAGAAAGGGTTTATCTGAAAAGCATTACTGAGGAATTATCCCGTATGCTTGATGGAGATATTGTATTGGTAGTAAAGTATGCTGCTCAACAATTACCTAGTGTTCCCGGTAAGAAGATTATACTCTTAAATCTATCTGATGAAGGTCATGCAGTCCCTCCTGAGGTATTGAACCCTCAAATTCTGTATATATTCCAACATTACATGATGTTAGACCGATGGGGATATATATTAGAGTCTCCCAATGTTGAAACATTCCCTCTAGGGCCTACCAGCGAGTTCCTAACGCACGTTAAGCCTATGAGTGAGAGAAAGTACGATTATTCCTTCTCGGGGCAGTGTGACGAGAATACGGGCACTAGGAACTATTTCAGATATATAGTAAATAACATGGTTGGCGATGAGAAGTGGCCGTTCCTAGATGATTATAATGGATTCATTAATTTTACTGAAGGATTCGGTATGGGTCTCAATGCAAATGAGTATTCAGAGCTCATGGCAGATACAAAGATCTCTCTATGTCCCGGTGGAGCAATGTCTATGGAGACTTTTAGGTTTTTCGAGTCAATGAGTGTTGGTTCAGTAGTTATTACCCCTGTCCTACCTAAAACATGGTACTACCAAGCATTATCAGACTGTTTTGTTACTCTAAAATCATGGTATGCACTCCCTTGGATTATAAAAGCATACATGGAGCTACCACCTGAGAGATTACAAGGTCTAAGCGACTATATAGTTGCAAGATACGATGAAGTTCTTAGTCCTAAAGCAGTTGCAGAATTTATGTATGCAAAAATACACTACAGATACAATAATATGAATGAGAGGATACCTTCCGAGGTAATTGACACCGTTAACACTGGACAGATCTATCAATGATAGCAGAAAAGAAGACCATTATACTTAATCTCGATTGGACAGTCATGGCCAAGGTTTCATGGAAGCAAGGAATGTTGCTTTTAATGAAAGAAGCTGCTATGCCTATCGAATATCATGAGGGTATCACTGTCAGAGATGGTAATGGCAATAAATATGAGGTTCCTAAAGTCCTCTGTCTTAAAACATTCGTAAAGAACCGCCCAAGAGTCACCCCGTCTAGAAAGAATATAATAGAGCGTGACAATAACACCTGTCAGTATTGCGGAAAGACCTTTGTTAGCAGTGAGTTAACCATGGATCATGTTCATCCTAAGAGTAAGGGCGGTGAACGGACATGGCAGAACATAGTGACAAGCTGTTTCAAGTGTAATCAGAAGAAGGCTAACAGAACTCCAGAAGAAGCAGGAATGGAGTTACTATCAGAGCCACGCCAGTTAGAGTATCTGGGAAGTCCATACAGAGGCTAGAAGGTTTAGCTTATACATATAGAATTGTGTGAGCTCATTGCGAATGTACCCCATTACACTTTCCCCCCAACAGAGGGGGCTGTCTAAATGAACAAAAAACCCCACCCACCTATAGGCACATATTCAAGTGTCCATCTACTAGTGACAACTATCTAAGAATAATCTAAGAATTATCTAATGTCTATCTGCTAGTTTGTCGATATATATAATATCAGAGACAAGTTAACCTTTAGGAGAATTAGATATGTTGATTACTACTCTTATCATTAGTGCAGTTATTATTGGTTTAGTTGGTGCAGAAATGTGCCAATGACCTCTAAACAATTATTGGTCATTTAACTTAATTAAACTAAAGGGAAAGAAGGGCCCGGCGGCCTCACCACCCACTAGGGGGGTAAAAAATACTTTGGTTTTTTCTCAGAATTATCTCATGTAGCTATTGACATTTGACGATATATAGTATATACTTAGAGTATAACAATTAATGAATTAAAGGAAGTCAACATGACTAAGAACGAAGCCAAACTAGAACTGTTCAAGACTGACCGACAAATCGAAAAGAAGATTGTCGAACACGCTAACGAATTAGGACAGTGGAATAAAAACTGTATCTACAACGAATTACAGTTGTTATGGGATAGAAAAGATATTCTAAAAAAAATCATAAATGGTTAAAGAATTCTCTTGACAATGGCCGATATATATAATATAATAAGGGCATAAGAGAAAAGGAAAAGAAAATGAAATATCAAGAATCAGCACTATACGTCTTACACCAACAGAACCTTAGCCAGCGTGACTACTTCCAAAAGCGATTGAGTAACATGCAAACCGATGACTACTACACTGTTGAAAAGTTGCAAGAGATGATTGACCACTATCAAAGATCAGTTGACCATGATAACGAGTGGATCAAAAAAAATGTAAAATAATCTCTTGACTTATCAGTCGGCATGTCTATAATAAGAGTAACAAGAGACAACAACACAAAGGAAAAGAAAATGAAGAATCTCGGAACAATGAACGGATGGACAACTGAACCAGCAGAATACACTAACCACATCAACAACTGTGGAACTGAGTATCAAGCAACCATTATCTACAATGAGCCAAACCCAAACGGCATTGGCTTGATCCGCAAGGAACGACAAGAGACACGTCGCAAGTATGACACGGTAGTTACTAAGGTTGGCAAGTACAGCCGAACAACTACAACAGTATGCAACGAGTGCAACTGTAAATGGCAGTCAATCAGCTAGGGAGTAAGCTATGAGACAGATAGACGGAAACAAACGACGACGACGAAACCCAAACACTAAGCAGGGTCAATGGTATGCACACTATAGGCAAGCACGTTGGGCAAGGCGATTCATAGGTACAGAGTTAACAAACGTATTAGCTACATTCAAAGGGAAGTAAGAATGGATTTCTTTATTATTCAATCAGCAGAAGTAGAAGGCCGACTGATCGAGTTGGTAGGCAATAACCACTGTGAACATTATGAACTATGCATTGATGGAATACCAGTATTCAACACTAAAGAACTGGCAGCAGCACAACACGAATACAACATGGAGTTAGTATAATGGTAAGTAGAGAACAAACAATATTGAACTGGGCTTTGGAGTATGCTATCCGTTGGAGTGATAGCCGTGGATGCACAACAGAAGCAGGCTTTCACAAAGCAGCCAACAGAGGTGCTGAAGCATATCAAATAAATCTAACTGACTACGACCGAAACAAATGGGTAGACATGATTAGAATGTTCTCAGACCTTAGGCATGTCCAAGCCGACTGAATCGGGCTAAACCCTCTCAAAAATTAATAGCGGAAATCTGACCGTTTTTATATATATCTATTGACTTATGGGTTAAAAGGGCCCGGCACCCTCACCCCCCAGAGGTGGGGGAAAAATACTATGACGCAAATGCTAGGTGTCCACTATAAAATAAAAAAAACTTTCTTTTGCCCTCAAATCCCTATTTTTATAGGCTCAACCGGCCCTGAAAAAATAAAAAAACGATTAAAGTTATTGACTTTTGAATGCCGATGTATATAATATAGACATAAGAGGAAACAACACAAAGGAAAAACAAAATGGCATACGTCGCATACGAAATCAGAATGACTAAGGAAACCCCAACTGGAACACGTCACCTAGTGCGATGCAATCGCTTGGGTAAGTACGCCATAACCACTTGGGTAGGCTCAACCGGCTCATCTATGGGAACCGTCGAAGCTCAGGGTAGCTACGATTATGTTATGAAAAAGTGGAAAAAAATTGTAGGAAAGTACGTTCCAGTGACCTAATGTGTCACACCCCTATGGTATAATATAGACATACAAAACAACACAACACAAGAGGAAATAAGATGAAACTAGAAGCATTCAAACAAGCCATCGAAGGCCAAGAAACGATTCGCCTAACTCACAGGGCAGCACGTGGTGATGGCTGGGTCATTGTAAGCCGCTCGGTTGACGTGTCTGATCTAACCGTAGGTAAAAGCGGATTGATTCAATACACCTGCTACTTGTGCGGAGTTTGCCGACACGTTTTGACAAGAGTGTCAGACGTTGTCAAAGTAAATCCTGAAAAGTGCAAAAAATAATTTGACATTGGCTGAAGCTATGTTAAAATATAGGTATACAAGACAACACAACACAAAAGGAAATCAAGATGAAACAATACGACGTAAAAGCAGTTCACCCACGAAACGGTCAAGAATGGAATTTCAGAATGGTCAGTGCTGATCGCCTGATCCAGAATGAGCACGGCGAAACAATGTACAAGTACAACTCTAAAGTGCATTGGGAAGTTGTAGCCGTGGAACTAGTTCCACAATCTAAGGTCGATGCCACTCGACGGTACTTTGAAAAGTACGGTACAAAAGGGGAATAAAACCCCTTGACCCAATCGGCTGGATGTATATAATATTAGCAGGAGAAAAGAACTATGACACCTGAACAAAAACTAGAAGCATACGAAAACTGTGCAGCGACAATAGTGGACATTATCGAAGATTGCACCAACGCCTACGATAAATGCTTACTCGAAGATGCACTAGACAAAATTGACCAACTCAAAAACCAACTGGAGACTGAATAATGGATCAGGACAGAATCAACACAGCGATCAAATACTACGGACAAGGCGAAATTCATACAGACTTTTCCGATGTAATGCAACTGCCTGCAGCAAGCATGAGCCACAAGGACATACCTGCAGAGGGAACCAGAAGCATAGACATCTACTCAAACAAACATGGCGACAAACTGATCTCGATCTGTATCGGGCCAAAAGGCTTTGCCGTTGTCAACTACTCAGAGGACTTTAACAAAATCGTCATCCGAGACGAGGAGTAAAAACAATGACCAGACGACGACGAGAGAAACTGATTGACAGAATATTCTTGACTTTGCTAATTGGCGGGTTTATAATTGTAACAGGGGCATTCATCTACGAGGGATTAAAATAATGAGACCTACACGATACACAAAAGGAATCGGAGAAAGAACACTCGACGCAATTTGGGCCATCATTTGCGTTAAGCCTGCAATCGTCAATACTCTAGACTACATTGCCGATTGGAAGTATCACAACGCCGAACGGGTCAAAAGCAATTTGGCTGTGGCTGCTGGAGTTCTGTTTTTCATAGCCTGCGGAGCTATAATTATAAACTCACTAGTTAACGCTGGCGGCATAAGTGAATATGATCGAGCCAAAAGAAACGCCGACCACCACAGTGCTGAATTTTGGAAGATGCACAATGGCATGACCGGCAGACGTGTTAAGCTGTTCAGGAATTAGTCTAACCCGATACGCCAAGACTGGGCCAGTTAAGGAAAAAAAGGCCCCGGCACCCTCGCCCCCCACGAGGGGGGTAAAAAAAAGATTGCCTATTTCCGGTTTTTTGCCTAAAGTTTATTGACTTCACATGCCGATAATGTATAATAGAGAGGTAAGAACAAAGGAGAAAAAAATGGATCTTTATCAGTGGGCACTCGAAAACGAAGCTCTTGTAATGTTTGTGATCATTCCGGCTATAGGTTTACCAGTCGGCTGGCTTATAAAAAAGTTTGAAAATAATTGAATTTTGCTATTGACATTTGCCGATAAGTATGGTATAATAAGAGCGTAACACAAAGGAAAAAACAATGGTCAAAACTATCACAAAACAAAATGTCAAACTGGAACTATTCAAGATCAACCTACGTATCGAGGACAAGCTAGTCCGACTTGCCAACGCTAAGAGCGTTGAAGAAAAGCAAGCTGTCAAAGGCTTGGAATCACTTTGGAATCAAAAACGACACCTTACAGATTTTGCAATCGACAACGGAGTAGAACTATGAGCTGGTTCAAATTCAGACAAAACAATTCAGGCGGTGCTTTTGCTGGCACTCCATTGGTATTCATTCAAGCTGATAACGCTGATCAGGCTAACAGCATAGCACAAGATAAAGGCATCTACTTTAACGGTGTTGCCGATGGAATCGACTGTGGTTGCTGTGGTGACCGCTGGCATCCAGTCCAAGATGACGACGCACAAGCACAGCCATCATCATATGGTTACGACGGCTCAGTTACTGTATATAGTGACGGCGATAACTATATGGACTATTCAGGAAAAAACTGGAAAGTAAAGGTTTATTCTGCTTGACACCATATGCAAAATATGCATAATAGTAGTATACAAAACGATAACACTAAGGAAATCAAAATGAGCATCTGCCCAGAAGTAAACGGAAAAGTAGCACTCACAGACATTCAATGCTTTGAAGCGTTCAACGTCACCATCGACGAAAACGGAAACGATCTGTGGGCAATCAAACCACGCTCTGCCGGTAGGAATATTGGCAAGCGAGAATTACCTGAGTCCAACGACGGACTACTAGGGAAAGCAGGTAGCGAAGAACGTATTGAATGGTTGCGTTCTTTCTACAGCAATCCCGAAAATCACACTAAAGAAGAATCACCATTCAATGGAGGCATTTAATATGCTAGGAAAGAAGATCGAGTTTACCTATCTCAAAGACAAAAAGGTCGGACTTATCAACGGTACTTTGGTAAGTGATTACGTAGCCAACGCCGAGACTTACGTCGGTACTGTCACGGGAGTTCGTGACTTGGCAACTCATCCAGTGTCTAACCAGACTCTGCGATATGGCAACATCAAGGGCGACAGATCACAATATCTGTACACCGTCGAACTGGAAGACGGTACCGCCAAAGCATTCTACGATGGCCGAATGGCGGCTGTCAAAGATGCCGGTGTTGGATTGCTTGGCCGAATCAAGGCGGCGTTCAAGAGTTAGTAAGGTTGCACATCGGGCAGTCCAGTCAAAGCCTCCTTGATGAAGGATGAAAAGGGTGACGGCTTAACCCCTGCCTTGTGTGCTTGGAAATTTCTTTTGTGTGGAAGGTCATCAGTCAATAGGCTGGTGGCCTTTTTACTATTTTTTATGCAATTATTTTCCCCCCACCAATAGGGGGTCAGGGTGCCCGACCGCCAACCCCCCGACAGAGGGGGTTTCTAAAAACTTTCTCATCTTTTTCTGAAATTATGGCTAAAGACTATTGACATATTACGCCGATAGTGTATAATAGAGACATAACACACAAGAGACCTTTTAAGGAAAAATCAGATGCACTTTGAAATCTTCTTCGACACCGCCGCCAACGCCACCGCTCACGCCAACGGGATTCATCCCGAACACGACTCCATCAAGGTTCTGGAGGTTGACGGCGATAGGCTCGTCGTCTTCGTGCCGTGGCACCCTGATTATCGTGGGGAGTTCACACGGGAAACGATGGATAGGGTCGGCGTGGTCGATGTTGCTGAATGCGGCGATTGGGGCTAAGGAGAAAATACGATGAAAGAATTATTGGAAAAGCTATCTGTAGCATTAGGCCACGACGGGGAAATAAATGAAGCTGTTGACCAATGGCTTGACCGTGTGTATAATAGGTACGGTTACAAAGGGGACAACCTCACCGCATACGTGAAGTTTGCGGTCACATACTGGAACAACACAGGATACATCCCACTTCACAAATAGGGGATGTCCAAGCTGATCCAGCGGGACGACTTCTACGCCTTAGATACCGGGCAAAAAGGGCTTGACAACAGTCGGCAAATCTATATAATATAAGTATTCAACAACACTAATACTTACCGCCTTTACTTAGGTTGTCATGTGCCCATAGAGGCTGTAGATTGGTGTAATGGTAGCATTTAAGCTGTTCAGTAGGGTTTAGTATGTCAAACGAACAAATGGGCTTGATATGGTCGATATGCCATTCCCCATAGTTATCCCAACTCATTCCCTCTGTAAACTGTTTCTCTATATGGGAAACTAATTGATCAGCATCACATCCAATCAATTCAAATGTAGTAGCACTTTTATAACCTTTAACGATAGTATTATATATACGGCAACGCATACTGTTGGCAACACGCACAGCAGGGTTATTATTATATCTAGCCTTACGCTGTTCAGTAATCTTGTCCTTATTATCCTGATAGTATTTTTTAGCATATGTTTTCATGTAGATCTTATTTTTAGCCTTAGCACACGATTTGCATCTACAATTATAACCATCACCTCTAGACTTATCTTTCCAAAAGTTAGTAATTTCTAGAGTTTCTTTACAAGTAGTACATTTTTTATGAGTTTTCATTTGACTTCCTTTGCTATATGTCTATAATATATATACACAAAAGATGTTCAAATCCCATTTTTTTAACCCCATTTTATTGCAATTTAGCAGAAAGGACTGGTGGTATTATCGGACTCGATCAGTACGCAACAGCACGACAAGGCGAAGCAAAACGAGACGAAGATGGTTATGTCTACTATGAAGATAGTAAGGAACTAGCCTACTGGCGAAAGCATCCTAACCTTGAGGGGTGGATGGCAAACCTTTACTATGAGAAGGGTGGAGAGGATGAGTTTAATTGTGTTGACTTGGAATTAACACTAGAGGACTTGGACGCTCTGGAGAAAAGTCTTGATGAAGCAGCACTACCGGAGACATCAGGATTCTTCTTTGGTTCAAACTCTGACGATCATTACGCAGAGCAAGACCGTGAGTTTATACGCAATGCCCGTGCAGCAATCAAGCAGGGTTATGACGTAGTGTATCATAGCTGGTGGTAAGGAGTGGCCAACACCCCTCGAAAGGGGGGTAAGGTCTCCGGCACCCTCGCCCCCCACAAGAGGGGGTAAAAATAAATCCCTATTTTCTTCTGTTTTTTGCTAAACTCTATTGACCCCACATGCCGATAGTATATAATATAAGGGTAACAACACAGGAGACAAAAATGATAACTAAACGACAAGCAGCACAATTCCGACACAATGCAAGCCTCAATCGGCACGCCGATGTTTTTACTGGTTGCCTTAAAGCTGGTACCCTGAAGCAGACTCATCACAAAGTAGTACCCCTAAAAATACTTGGTAAAAAACTTAAAGTTTCCGCTTGACTTTGGCCGATAATAATATATAATAGAGACATACAACACACCACACCTCTTAAGGAACCTATCATGGATTATTCTAATCTCGACCTAAAATTCAGTAACGAAAACGCTAAAACTAAAAAGCTACGTGAGAGTAGTGAATTGGTTGATAACTTCTTGCAGGACAAGCGAAAGATTTATTCACTCGACCTATTGAGTGGTTGGACTTGTCCCTTTGCTTCCGAGTGTTCATCTAAGGTAGTTGAGATTGGTGGACTGTCTGAAAGTGGCAATGCAAAAGTCAAAGTTAAAGACGGTGCCAATACAAAGTTCCGCTGTTTCAGTGCATCACAAGAAGCATTAATGCCTACGGTATACAATCGACGTAAAGCCAACACCGACGCAATTCAATCAGTGAAAACTGCTGAAGAGATGGCAGGTATACTACAATCCAAGTTACCTAAGAATGTAGGTATTGTTCGCATTCACGTTGCCGGTGATATGTTCAATGAAGAATACTTCAAGGCGTGGCTATTGTTAGCACAAGCTAATCCCACTGTTCTGTTCTATGCTTATACCAAATCATTACGATATTGGGTAAAGAATATGGAGTTGGTAAATAGTATTCCTAACATTGTACTCACTGCTAGCCGTGGCGGTCGAGAAGACCACCTAATCGACACTCACAATTTGCGGGAAGCTGTTGTGGTGTTCAGCCAAGAAGAAGCCGACGCAAAAGGCTTAGAGATTGACAGCAATGACACTCACGCCGCCGAACCATCAAAACGGAATCAATCATTCGCATTGTTGATTCATGGTACACAGCCTAAGGGAAGCGACGCATCAAAAGCATTGCAAGTCCTGAAAGCGGGTGCAAAATGAAAAGTGAATGGTGGCTAATGATTCTATGGGTATGGATTACTGAAAAAGTAGTTAGAAGACTAGGCGAAGCAATCGCAAGGAGATTACAATGCAGAAACTAAAAATCAGAGCAGGGCATAACGGATTTTATGACCAAGCATATTGCAGCCGAATGGCATTACTAGAAGAAGGCCAAGACCTAGTAATGCTGAAAGAATTACCTGATAACAAATATATTTGCAGGATAGTAAATCCTAGTGAGGCATGTAAATTTCATGGCGGTTATCATGGTTTGGAAATCGAGGCATATGTCCAGAACTTGGAGGTTGCATGATGAGATTATATAGTTACCACCTGAAGACAAGCGGCGGCTTGTATTGCAACTACACTAACGGCGAAGTGAAAGCCGATAGTATAGAAGAGGCGGCAAGAATGGCGAAGTGCCGATTGGATCATATTATAGAATTCTTGAATGGCTCAATGCCCACGGACGCATGGCCGCTACACGTCAAGAATGACACCGAGGCGTATTTTAGCTATAACCCTAACGACCTAGTGATTAGTGAAATTGTGTTGTAGGCCAATGCCCCCCGAAAGGGGGGGTGAGGTCGCCGGGCCCCTTGCCACCCATTGGGGGGGTAAAAATAATTCCTGCTTTCTGACCGGATTTACTGGATTTTTGTTGACCTGATAGCCGATATGTATATAATAGAGGGAGTAAGAAACAACACATTCACAGGAGACAGTTATGTCACACATCCCACCAGTGTCGCCAGAAGTATGCGACGCATTAGTTGACCAGCTTGTAGTTAAAGGCCACGGAGCTTTTGTCTATGATACTCTACAGTTGCTACATAGTGGCGGTAACAAAGAGCTTTACGAAATCTTAGTTGACTTTGTTCCTGCTTATGTACAGCAGGCCACAGAAGAATACGACGATCCAGAAATGCACGCTACCATGTCATCCGGCATGAAGATTGTTGCATGTCTAATCATCCGATGCTTAGAGGCACAGATGGGCTCAGATGAATTAGCTGAACTTTTTGCGGAATCTGCTTAAAGTTGCTTGACATCTTATGCCGATATGGTATAATAGAAGAGTAAGAGAGCGAGGCTACAAGTGACGGTGTAGTCCAAAACCATAACCGAGTGACATAATCAACCAGCCTAGTATCGGCCTAGCCACGACAGGTGTTCACGTAAGTTGGATAAGCTATCTTCTTTTTACAACACACACACAAGAGGAGCCACGATCATGGCAAAGCGATTAACAGACAATTCAGTTTTTGTTTACTTCAATCTTCACAAGAAACTTTTCTCGGTTCGTAGCAGAAAGACAGGCAAGGTCATCGGCCATTACCATAACGTCAATCTTGCTGATGCTGAATTCAGAGTAGGCCAAGCAGGACGTGCCAAGGTACTACGAGAGAAGAAGAAGAATGTTCACGCCGGTGTAGCTGGTGAGATGGTAAACGACTACCACCGTGACGAGAATGGCAACTACACACTAGACACTACCAAGGTAACCTATAATCCCTACAAGTACGATTCGTTTGTTGCATGTGACACAGAGCGACGGGTTAAGTCCGCTAAGTTCGTGACCATCCAACTCAAAGGCGGCATTGATGCTAGTGGGGTTCAATATAAAGATGAGGGGCAATCATCATGAGGAAGCAGACTATGGAACAGGAATACTTAGACACCCTTGACGCATTGCACGATTACCTAATTGATTTCATTAAAGGAATATTCAGATGATTAAAGTTAAACATAGCGAAGAAAACATTGAAAGACTAGCTCAAGAAATTACCGACTCTGCCGACTTAGATACTATTGTTCAACACTTCTATGAAAATCAATACGATTATTACAAGAACGACAGAGAAGCATTTGAAACAGACTGGGACGATGTGATAGGAGATGAAAATGAGTGAGAAAGAAAAGCACATAAGCAAATGCGAACTATACGCAAGGAAAGAAATGGAATCGTATAGTCTCGAAGAATTGAAAAACTATGTTCTATGGGATTTGGTCGATGTGATATATAATTCAAGTGACATATTCGAGAACATGGAACAACAGTGGGGAAATGTTTAACCCAAACCAAGAAGGCTGAGAGCTGATCCCCTCGGAAGGGGGGTGAGGGCTCCGGCACCCCTGCCACCCGTTAGGGGGGTAAAAATAAATCCCGAAAAAAAGGCTAAAGTTCTTGACTTGCTATGTCCGATACGTATAATAGAAGAGTAACAAGGACACACTATTCTAACCGGAGACAATCCAATGAAAATCAAGCTCAACGTAAAACCACAGTGGAAGATCGAGAAGGGTCACAACGAACACCGTAGCGGTGCAGGCGTACACCAAGACCGCCGCAACCGGCGAGAGCGAACACGGGCAACCGCAGCTAAAAAACATATTATGGAATTTTTCCATTAAAGTTCTTGACTTTGGCTGTCGATAATATATAATAGAGTACAACAAACAACACTTTTTTCTAATTGGAGTTCCTAAGATGGAATATCAAACACTCAAAATGACTGCTGACAAAAACGCTGGTTCTTTCGTTCGGAACCTGCAAGGCCAATCTGGAGTTGGATTTGCTGACGGTACACACGTCCACAAGGATTGGTGGCGTACCACAATGTCCTATGATGAGGGCATGGAATTGATGCAACGATCTGTAGAGGATCGTGAAGACTTGCTGGTTAAGGCTAGCGATATCCGTCCAACCGTTGACAATGGCAAGTTTGTCTTTGAGGTCAATGGCTTATGCTATCGTCCTACCGACTGGGCTTTACAACAGTTCTCAACCCGTTCGGGTGTGCCATCTAGCACAGTGCTGGGTAAACTTAATAATGACACTAAGGGTGTCGTGCGTGATGAGCAGGATGCCGTTGCGATGAAATACTTGGCCGCTAATAGCCTGCGACGTGTAGACCCTGACAAGGAATTCCTACTGCGTACATATAAGTCGGATTCTACCTTGCGGTCATTCGTTACTGATAAGTATGCACCGATTGACAATCGCTGGTACATTGAGCAGTTACAAAAAAACCTACCTAATGGGCGACTGTCTCACTGGCGAGGTGATGAGGATACTATTTTCGGTAACGTCCTACTGCCTGATACCGTTATGGATTACGGTCAGGATGATGACAGCGATTACGGTGGGATGGTCTCAATCTCTAACTGTGAGATTGGCAAACGCCGCATCGGTCAACAGCCTAGCCTATTCCGTTCAATCTGCTTGAATGGTTGCATCTGGGGACAGGTTGCAGGCAAAGAGATTAAGAAACGTCACATCGGCGAAATTGATCTCAACGAGTTGGCCATCAAACTGCGTGAGAACATCGAAGCACAGTTGCCACTCATTCCGCTAGGGATGCGTAAATTGATGGAAACACGTGGCCGTGTAATCGGTACTGCTCGACTGGATCAAGTGGTTGCCGCCGCTGCGAAGGATTTCAAGCTAGACAAGCGTCAAGCATCCGCAACGCTACAGGCTTGGAATAAGTTCGAGTCAGCACACCGAAGTCAATTCGGTTTGGTTAACGCCATCACTCGTGCAGGTCAAACGCTGGGCAATGACCAGTGGAACCGATTCGACAAAATTGGTGGAAGTCTGGTTGACTTTTCTGACAGTAGATGGGATAATCTTATTAAGCGGTCGAACACGATCACGGATAAAGATATGAAATCCATTTATGCGGGAGAGCTTGCAGTATGAAGTCAGAATGGTGGCTGATGGTGGTTTGGATTTGGGTGACTGAGAAAATACTTCAACGTCTAGCCCAAGCCATCTGCCGGAGGCATAATGCGAACAGGGGTTAGTAGGCACACACCGCCGAAGATGAGGGAGCGACCCAATTAAGTTTGAGGTCAATCCCCATCGCCCTACCAAAGTGTGTTGTTTAGGCGGTCACCCTCTTAATGCGGTGGCCGCCGCTTTTTTATGCCAAATGGGAATACCCCTCTCTTGGGGGGTGAGGCCTCCGGCCCCCTTGCCACCCATCAGGGGGGTAAAAAATAAATCCCAAAAAATTCCTTAAAGTTCTTGACTTCATGCTCCGATAATATATAATAAGAGAGTAACAAACACACATTCTATAAGGAGATTGCGATGCAGTCTAAAGACGTTCTTACTAGCAGAAGAAGAAAGCCAGACCTATTCAGGTACTACCAGATTGAAGGGTTTGATGCAGGCGACAGTCACGGTTGCCGTGTTGGTATTGCTTACTGCTCATTGGATAGAGCAATGAAACAAAAGCAGTTACTAGAAAACCACTGCGAAGACTATGACTGGTATGAAATTCAGTACATTGAAGTTGAGTGCCGTAACAGATACATGGGCAATCATGATGACCTGAGGTTTTACAATGAGTAGCTTGACTTGGATTGTAATTTGGAGTATAATAGGGGTGTTGTTCACACCTACAGAAGTTCACTAGGAGAATTGAAATGAGAATTGGATTATGGAGCAAGTTCCAACGCCGAGTAGAAACGCCCGTTATCAAAGGCGGCAAAAGAATAACGATGAGCTGCGGCGGTGGTATGGCTGGCAGTAAATGGTATGAGTACGCAACCGACATAGACATGGAAGGTGAATTTATTGACATCATAGCCTTCGATGGTCAAAGCAAGCTACTAGGTAAGCAATGGATTGTTAGTATTATAGACGTTGACTTTCACGCTCAGGTACTAGACTATGAAGGAAAGGTCACCATTGAGTGGTACGATGTACCAAAAGGTGAAGATGTTGAACACTGTAATGTTGAAAGAGATCGTACCCAACCAACTATAGCAAAACCATTTGCCAAAAAAGACCTGCCAAAATATTACGATAATAAAAAAGTTTTAAGTTTTATGGAGTAAGGAAATGAGATATATTGAACCAACAGAAGTAGATGGTAACATCATCCAAGATGTTTACGTCGGTAAGTATGTTAGCTGTCAGATAGTTGATGAGACTGTTGAGTTAGGTGTAGCTAATTATGTCTATAGCCTAACTGAGGCGGCTGAGCTTGAGCAGGAGATTCTTTCTGCTATGCACCAACTAAGAACTAGGTTTACGATTCCAGCATTGAAGGATTTGCAAAATGGCTAAAGTAATAATTGAATTAGAGTTTGACCATGACGATGTTGATAGTGTGGAAGTATACAACTACCTGAATGAGCTTATGGAAAATGAGTGTTTAAGCTGGGAGATGACACGATGAAGTACACACACGTTTTAGATATATGTTTTGAAGTTACGACAGACGAATGCGAGCCGTTCGACTTATCCGATGATGTGATACTGGCGGCACTTAAGGCACGGGTAAAGACTATTGAGGACTTCGGTATAGTGGGTGAAGCTGTTGGGCATTGTGATACCTATGAACCCCTTTAGTGGGGGGTAAGGGGCCCGGCACCCCCGCCACCCGAAAGGGGGGTAAAAATAGTCACGGAATTATTAAAGTTTTCTATTGACTTATGCCGATGAATATATATAATAGGGTGTAAAGGGGAGAGGAGATTTAATATGAGTGATGGTGATATAGTTAAGAGAATGGGTTTATCCCTTGTAAGTCTTTATTGGCCATATATGGTTGGTGGTTTAGGTTGCTTGCTTATGCAGAGTCCTATCCCGTTTATTCAGTGGACTGGTTTTTTCATACTTCTTCCATTTCTTGTTTTTGCTATTGGTTACATATTAGGAGGTAAATTCTAATGAAACGAATGTATTTACAATTTGATACTCTTATGACTCTATCTCATTATGTAGGTTGTGCTGGTACATGGAATAGGGAAGGTTTATGCACCACTAAGCTGGAGGGTATATTCACACTACAGCAGCCTTGGATCATTGCATACACTGACTACCTGATACATGAAGGTAAGATCGAGTATGCCGAGGAGCTGCCACTACACGGAATGCCCCCAGAATAGGGGGTGTCTTAGCTAAGTCTGTAAGACTACACCTCTGCTTTCTCATACCTAGCCAAATTTGTGTACTTCCTAAAATATACAGACGACACCTCTGCTTTCAAAGACCCAGCCAAAATCGGCTGTCTCAGCTAATATATATAGACCCCTTCTGATTTCTTATACCCAGCAAAAAACCCCGCAACTCGTGAAAGTTAACGGGGCATTGATCAGGAACTATAGGGTGGCTAATATACTATTTAGATCTTTGTTTCTTTAGATCTTCAATGTACTTCTCCAGCCATCTTTCCTTATTACGAGCAGGTTTTCCATAAATGCTCTGTAGGGTCTTCACGTCGCCTCTCTGAGGTTCTGTAAAGTTTTTATTATAAGTAGGATACATAAGATCATCTTTACTCTCAGAGTGGTATAGGCCCAATAGATGCCCTATCTCGTGTGCTGCTACAGTCCTTAAGCAGATTCCAAATTCCTCAGGTTCCAATACCCATTGTTCGGCTAGATCGAACTTACATAGTAACTGACCAACAAAGTTTTCCTCAGTCGGCATATAGGCCCAGCCTAATACACCATTCTTCTCACCGAATTTCTCTTCCGGGCTATTACCAACAGAGAATCCGATATGAGCATATGGCATCGCACGAGGATTAGTTAGTTCCTGAAAGAAGAGATTAGTGTGTTTAGCCCAAGAGTCAAATGCAGCAGCTATTTCACCACGCCAGATTTCAATATCTAGGTCTTCATCATCTCCATGAAAGATAGCGTAACCTAATGTACGTTGACCCCAAGATACTTTCTTATTTTGTTCTGGTCTGTTTTTGGCTTCTAGACATTTAAGACAAGGCTTGTTATCCCTTGCTGCTACCAGAGACGGTCTGCTTATTATAGTTGCGGCTGCGACACCGATAAATTCTCTTCTTAACATGTGATACTCCCATAACTCATTGTTGCGACATAAAAAAAGGCCCGTAACGCTAAACAACGCATACGGGCCGAGGAGACAGCGATGACACTAATCGGAGATCCGATAATTATGTATACAAGTCGCCTTGCACACACGGATATAATTGTTGTTTATCGTAAAATCCGGCAAAACAGTGAGGAAATTTTGTTTTGCTACGTGTCCACATAATATATTACACAAAGAACTATATTTATTAAGAATTATTCACCATTGTACAAGCTAACCGTATAAGACTCCCTCTATATCTTAATAGCCAGCGAAAATAGGAACGTAAAAAAAATGTGTGTTGAGTTGGACTTAAGAATATATACTACAAAGAACGAGTATTAGTCCACGAATAAGAGTAGCAGAGTAAAAGGAAAATAAATGTTTGATCTACCAACTGTCTTAGAAATATATATTAACTTACTTCATCTATTCATTTACTTCTGCTAAAAACCGATAAACCAAGTGGGGTAGTTAGTTTTCGATTTAGCGTTAGGTAAGTTCCACATTTAGTAACAGATAAGAGTACTGACTAATTGAAACTCCTTACGTTTCTATTATAGTTAGTTTTGAGCCAAATTGCACATAATTATTTTGTTCCGGCCAATAATTCCCCCGAAAGATATATAGTATTCCGAAAGTGTATTCAAATTGATAACAGTTTGGAGCATATGTCATCAAAAGGATACACCCGAAACATTTGTTCCGTCCTAGTATATATATTAGCCTCCAGAATAAATATGGATATTTTTGAAAAAGTCAGTACAGATGGTTGACTTATGTGCCGATATACCTATAATAAGGGCAGAAAGAAACTAAAGAATCAAACTGTAATGAGTTTTTGAAATTTATGAAACAGCCTACTATAATAACTAGCAGAAATAGAATTGTTACTGGAGCACTAGCTATATTATTTACCGTGCAGTTCCCAGTACATATATCTCTACTTATAATGTTACCCGTAATAATAATCTCAGATAAATTAAAATAATCTATTGACAACCTGTGCAAGTATGTTATAATGATGGCATACTAACCTGCTAAAAGAAAAGGAGACTAGCATGAAAATGGAAGACCGAATCAAGAAAACTATCTACAAGCACTTTGGCAAACCTAAGAATATTGTTAAAGAGAGAGTAAAAATCTTCAAAGAGTACAGCTCGCCTGCTGGATACAAGAGTCCTGACTTTAAGCTGGGTGACTGGCAGATGGGAAGAATGTCTGTCTTTACCGAAAAGGTGCTCCTGAATGGGGATGGTTCCAAATCGGGACTAATGACATCAGAAATTAAAGGAGATTGTGAAGGAACATGGTTTTTTGGCCATACTGACACTGAACTTAAGATTATTCCTGATAAAGGTAAAGAAATTATACTAGAACTACTAGGAGGAGAATAACTAAATCTGAAACTGAGGGTTTTTGTATCACTTAGTATATAATTTAGGCCGGATTTTGTACTTATTTTATATAGTAGCGTGTGTTGTGTTGGTACTAGATACAAATCACTGTTTTTTCTAAATCCTCATGTTTCTTCTTATTATTCTTTAGGGTTATTTACTTATAGTTCTTCTATGGGAGATAGATACATGAAAGATGAAAAATACCTAAGATTTAAGCGTTTTGAGGCATTCTGCATATTTAATTCTATATGGGTTACTTATTACTGGTTCCTAGTAAAACTAGCTGGCCCAATTCACTTCTAGGGGGTTTAATTCTGTGGGTTTTTTGCCCAATCTGGAGAAAACTCAGAGAAAACGAAAAGAAACCGATATTTTACAAGAATTTATTTGTTTTACCTCCTGTAGGTGGATATAATGTACTGGAGGCACGAAAAATGCTTAGATCAATCACTGTAGACAATAAAATGCTGCTCTATCTTACTGCTAAAATCAATCAAAAGGTAGAGGAAGGCGAGAAAGTCACTCGGAAGTGGCTCTCTAACACAATTTGGCACTATGAGAAACATGGAGACGAAAATGAGACTGAGTGATTCATTCAACTCTAAAGGTGTAATGGACGAAAGGATCGAATTAAGAGATTCTGATATTCATGGGGTAGGTTTATTCGCTAAGGTCGATATTCCTGCCGGAGACTTCATTCATATCACCCACATGTGGAATAGTGTGTTTAATACATATGTTAACTTCAAGCCTAACAATCTATATAATCATTCATGGGAGCCGAATTGCTATGTAGATCGTAAACATCCAAGTCCTTTCGTTGCTTTATATGCTCGCAAGGATATAGCAGAAGGTGAAGAGCTTACTGCGGACTATATGGAATTTGACGATTTAGAGATGCCGGAAAAAGAATGGAAGTAATTATGTTTATGGTAGGGTTTAGCTTTGGTATGCTGGCAGGTATATTATTAGGTGCCTGTCTATATGATATATACAAAAGAGGTTATTAACATGGATTACGGCACAATAGCTATATTACTGATATCTGGCATACTAATATATATATTAACAAGGAGTAATGAAGATGTTTGAGGGCGGTATACTGGCTATATTGACAGCTATATGGTTTATATTCTTATATTACGACTATAAAGATATTGACAATAAGGACGAATAGTATATAATATGAGTACTGAATACGATATATATGTAATATTCGCCGCTGTATATACCACTATTTGGTTTATACATGTAAGAAATAGGACTATTAAAGAATTAGAAGGGAGCTAATATGTTATTTGCTGATGCCGGAGGCCTTGAGCACGATTTTAGTTTCAATTACTTCCTACTACGTTTTTTAATATGTTGGTGTTTGTTTTGGTTACTTTTTAGTGTGTGGTGCCTCGCACACGGATGGGATAAGGAGAATTAATATGGAAGACTTACTTAATTTCTGGGATGTTGTTTTCAAGGGCTGTGCAGCCACAATCATGATAGGATTCATGGCTTACTGTATATACAGAGGACATCAGTCTAAATGATAGATTGGCTACACTATCCACCTAATATATGTGTTACGATAGGATTAATATCCACAATTTGCTTTTTGTCTATCACTTTTTACTTGACATGCAAGTCTATAAAGATTATAATAGATGCATACAGGGGAAGAAGGAGAAAATAGAATGCGTAAATTAAGATTCGAGAGTTTAGAAGATCGCCGGTTATTAGCGGCAGACTTAGAATTAGATATTAACAATGACGGCTATGTGAGTCCGATTGATGCACTTATCGTTATAAATGCTATCAATAGTGTCGATGCAGAACCTATTGTTGAGATTCCAGAAGATTCTAATCACCTATTTATATTATCAGGCCAGTCTAATATGGCCGGGATGAATCTCGGACACTTTACTACGCATACTAACTCATGGGCTGAAGATAATAATGTTAACGTAGATCACATCAAGGTTAATGAAGGTGGCCGACCGATTTCTGACTGGTATAATGTGGATACTGACAGTCCCGTAGGTTATCTGAATCAGATCTTATCTCAAATTCCGAATACTGAGTATGATTCAGTAACATTACTGTGGATGCAGGGTGAAAGAGATTCGTATCTAAGAACACCAATCAGTGAATATGATGAAGCATTTACTGGAATGTTAAGTGTTCTCTCGGATGCGACAGGTGTAGAGGTTGAGAAAGTTGACGGACGACTATCTGACTTTACTGGGCCAAGACACGATGCTGCGACTTGGAATGCACTACGAGAATATAAAATGAATGGCCGATGGGTTGATACTGATGATCTCAATGACTTCTCTAATAGTCCTAATGATCTTCACTATACTTCCGAGGGATATAGGATTCTGGGCGAGAGATTTGCAGAAGAAGCTATAGATATTATAGCAGAAGCAAACACTGTTACTCCAGAGCAGACGCTGAATGATGACTATTCTCCTATCGACTCTTACTTTGCTAATAGTCCTGACGTGACTGGCGATGGCATTGTTTCCCCGATTGATGCACTATTTATTATCAATGAGGTGAATCGTGGAGTGGAATAACAATATACCAAAGCCTGATTGTGAGGACTGTATACGCCGAGAGGCTAAGTGGGAGTTCAGATATGAACGCCTACTTAAGAGACAGCGAGAATTAGAAGACACTGTTAAACGACTAAGAAAAACTATTAGGGAGATGAAGAATGATAAAAATTAAGAATTATGGATTGGTTAATACCAACCATCAATGGAGTTTCTGGGCTTTTTCTGAAGAAAGTCGTGTCCTATATAGGTCTGAGGGCTATAATACTAGAGAGGCATGTATTCATGCTCGCAGAGAATTTAGTGCGAATCTAGAAATCCCCAATCACATAGGAACATCTAATAATGAGGAAAGTGGACTTTAGTAGCTACGGTGATCCTTTTAAGGGTCTGAGTATTCATATGGGTATTATATGTGACCTTGAACAAGGTGGACATATAACATCTGACGAGGCTTACAATGAGGTAAAGTCTATTTATAAACAATGGAAGAAGTTTCATAAGAATAAGACGGGAGATAGTGATAAAGATGAGCAAGGATACTACAAATAGTCAAGCAATACACTGCCAGTGTACAATGTGCAGTAAGATTGTTACTTTATATGTTAAAGAACTGGACTTTTACGCTTGGAACGAAGCTGGTGCACCTATTCAAGAAGCATTTCCTTATCTTACCCCAGATGAACGAGAAATCATGTTGAGTAGTATATGTGGCGAATGCTTCGATGGTATGTATATGATTGACGATACCATTGTAACGGAGAAAGATGATGGATGAAGTATATGAACCAATCCCGATTGATCAACTGCTTATTCAGGCAGTAACAGATAAGATCAACGAGATTAAATACAGACTGGAAGCACGAGACTATAGTGAACTGGATGCTCCTACAGCCGAACGTTTACTTAAAGACTATTGTGAACTATTAACTGACCTAGAAAAGGGTGGATATAATGGCTAATACTGGTGGCAACTATACTGAGGTAAGACCTTGGGGTAAGTTTGAAAACTTATTAGATACTGAGTATACTAAGGTGAAAAGAATCTGGGTAAATCCCGGTGCGGCACTTAGCTTACAGTATCATACCCATAGATCCGAAGTATGGACTGTTGTCAGTGGTAGCGGAGAAGTTCAAGTCGGTACAAGTAGAGGTAAGGTTAAGGCAGGTGACATCAGACACATCCCATTAGGTGCTACACATCGTGCTATTGGTGGAGAAGAAGGTATGATCTTTATTGAGGTACAACTGTCCCCAAGTGGAATCTTTTCTGAAGACGACATTGTACGCATAGAAGACATGTACGGTCGATAATATGAGATGGATGCGAACATCTCGATTCTGTGCAGTACTCGCAGTCGCTAACTGTATTATATATTGTATAACCCCAAACACCCTGACCATGTTGGTTATTATACTGATGACCATGAATGGCTGGTTGTTAGAGAGGATGGGACGATGAGTAATCCATACGAACCACCTAAGACTGATTCAAAACCTAAGTGGGATAGAGGTATCAAATATACTAAGCCTATCATAGATTGGGCTGACTTCTTTTTCGCTACTATATGTGTTACATTGGCGGCATTCAGTCCACCTTTAGTACACTGGCTAACAATTATATTTAAGGATATATTCCCTAATGTCTAAAAAATGGATGACAAGAATAGCAATAGAGTCAGTTCAGGATTCAGGTCATACTAAATATCTTAGGTGTGTAAGCAATATGGATGACCACTTCAATGAGGAAGACCATCAGTACATAGCGATCCGATGGAATGACGGTACAAAATCTAAGATAAAATTAGAAGATATTCTAGAGTTTCTTTCAACAAAAGATTGACATATGTCGATGTTTCCTATATAATATGGTGGAGATACATTAACACAGGAGACACAACTATGAATATATTTTACTTAGACCACGATCCAGTAGAAGCGGCACGAGCACAATGCAACAAGCATGTGGTGAAAATGATCCTAGAATCAGCCCAAATGTTATGTACTGCTCACCATGCGTGTCCTAGCGATGCAGAGCGACCAGAAAAGTTCTACAAGCAGGCTCACCTTAACCACCCTTCGACTATCTGGGTTCGTACAACGACAGCTAACTATGAGTGGATGATCATTCATGCGTTAGCACTATGTGAAGAATATACATTACGCTATGGTAAAGTACATGCAAGCCAATCTCTTATCGAGTGGTGTGCAGACAACATCCCTGACATCCCAGATGCAGAGATGACCAAGATACCACAGTGTATGCCGGATGAGTTCAAAGAAGAGTGTGGAGTGTCAGCGTATCGACATTTCTACAATGTAAACAAACGTGCTGCGTTCAAATGTGTATGGACGCATCGTGCAGAGCCACAGTGGTGGTGGAAGGAAGAAGAGAATGAGTTGGAAGATGTCATGCTGTCATCGGGTGCTTGATGTAGACAATAAGCCTATCTGGTGTATCAAATGCGGAAGACATGATATTACAGTTACAGAATATTATGAAGAATTACTGATCAAAAGGTCGGGCATTGCCGTATATAATATACCAGATGGCATTATTGCTAAGTGGGACGATACAGGTGAAATTATTATTGATACCACGAAGGTATCTGTGTCTAGGCATAGGATTGCCGTTCAACTATTGAAAGAGCTAAATTTATGATTGAATATGACTCGCACATGCACCTATGGTTCTTCTGGGATGAGGCAGGATTACGTCAAGGCTTTTGGGACACAAAAGAAGACGCTGAGTCTGCTTTATATGCTTATTGCATAGATGAACTGGAAATGAAAATGTTGGATGAGCAATTATAAACCACCATACAGAGAATGGAGGGCCTCTAATGATCCAGAGGCTATGGAAAATCTCAAGCTCTTAATCGAAAAGATGAAAACCGAGAAAGAGCGTGAGGCGGCAAAGGCTACAGTACGTGGAGTAATGTGGTGCTTTGCATTTGTGTCGTTAATCATGTGTTTTTTTATTGTATTAAATGGACTACTTAGGTTATGAAAAATTATTTATTTGATGTAGATGGTACACTCACACCACATCGTCGCCCTATGCTAAGAGAGCATTGGGGATTGTTTATGTGCTGGATGAAAGGTGAGCAGAAGAAAGGCAATACTGTAAATATTATTACAGGTTCAGATAAAGATAAAACAGTCAAACAGGTAGGACATGAGATCTGGAATGATTGTGACAATGTGTGGCAGAACTGTGGCAATGAGCTATGGCAGAAAGGTGAGTTAGTATATTCATCAGACTGGAAGGTTAGTGGAGACTTTAAGATACTGGCGACGAGCCTAATGATGGCTAGCCCTTGGTGGGGAACAGCCATTGGAAACATTGAGCAGCGAAAAGGTATGGTTAATATATCTACTATCGGTCGAGCAGCAACCCACTGGCAGAGACGAGGCTATCACGAATGGGAAGAAGCAGAGAAGCTGGCCGGACGACCAAGTGAACGAATTGTGATTGCAGAAGAGCTAATGCTGCAATTTCCTCACTTAGACTACTCTATCGGTGGACATATTTCCATTGATATATATCCTCAAGGCAAGGACAAGGGACAGGTCTACGATTACTTTAATGAAGGAAAACTAATTTTCTTTGGAGATAGTATATCTAACAAAGGCAATGACTATTGCTTAGCTAAACATATGACAAGTAGAAACGATATGGTTTATGCAGTAGATAGTCCAGCAAGAACAATGGAGTTATTAAATGTCACCACCTAAAAAGAGATTTGTAAAAGAGGCAGACAATCCAGAAGAGTTAGCAGAGATGAGAGCTCACTGGGCTATGATCAATGATAAGACGAGACTAATCAAGTTCAAGTACCAACAGTTCTGGGATAAGAGCAAAGGGACTTGGAAGAGAACATTTAAGGGACATCAGTGGTTCCAAGAAACATATGAGGTACAAGAAGATGGATAAATACGAATACTTCAGTGGTGAAATAGATTACCATGAACAACTTCTCCAGCAAGAGCAAGAAGATGAATAAAGAATATATTGATACGCATAACAAGCGATTCAAAATGTCAATCCACTATCTAGCTGCTAATGGAATTCTCCAAGACGGAATGAGAGTTCTCAATATTGGTCAGTGCGATTACTGGAGAGACATGTTCTGTTCTGTAAAGAAAGACATAGACTTTACTGAGTTCACTGGTGACATACGATTACCGGTTGACAATAATAACTACGACTTAGTTTTATGTATGGAAGTTATTGAGCATTTGAAAGACCTAGATTTACCAGTTGGTGAGTCTGGGTTTGATACGTTTACTGGCTCAGGTATTAAAGGTATGTTACAGAACTGTCAGGAACTTTTGATTCCCGGCGGTCACTTATTTATTTCTACACCCAATACTCACTGCTACAGAACTATGTACAACTGGGTAATGGGCAGTGATCTATTCACATATGCACCTCACCCACGAGAGCTTAGCTGGGCTTACATGAGGGACGTAATATCGAGGTATTTTGACATAGTACATACTGAGTGCTTTAGTAACTGGGGCTGTCACGGCACGCCTGAGCTCTTTATGAAGTCAATGGAGAAGTGGTTACTAGACAACGGACACTCAATTCAAGATCGAGATAAAGGAAACAGATTCATTCTGTGTAAAAATGATGGACGCAAGATTTAATTCACCAACATATAAAGTAACTAGAGACGAAGTAATCACCACAGGTTTCTGGGCTGATGAGATTGCACCCAACGAATGGGTCGAGGGAGATGTCCTTCCTCCGGCAGGTATTATATTTGTTAAGCCTGAACACATAAAGAGATTCTTTGAAGCCATTGACGGGACAGGTGTAGAATATATAGTTGTGTCTGGCTATGGCGATTACTCTATTGATTACCAAACACCGGAAATGCACACAGAGAACATGGTTAGGTTTCTTCGATTCGTCGATAAGAATATGTTGTCCACGCTAAACGGTGAAGATTTGGTTATACCGGCTAGATACAATCGTGACCTTTGTGATCCCAACGATAAGTATGTGATGCGAATGTACATGCACAGCCATTCTACCTTTGATAAAATTCCAGAAAATGTAAAGAAATGGTATTGCACTAACCCACGAATTGTCGATAATAAGATTGTTCCGATACCAATCGGGATACTTGACGAGACGGCAGATGAGTTAACAAATAGATTAATCATTGCTCCTGAAGTCAAACAACATAAGACAAGCGTGTGCTGGTGTAATTACACAGTGGAAAGATCCGAACTAAAAGACTTCTTCCATTACAGCAACCATAGTTGGTGTCCAGTTATAACGGAAGTGATACCAATAGATAACTACCTCAGACTTATTAATAATTCTAGGTTCACGCTATGTCCCACAGGCAACGGCTTGGATACATATAGAATTTATGAGGCACTTTATCTAAATTCTATCCCGATTGTCCTTGACAATGCCACCACTAGACAGTATAATGAAGTACCAGTAGTAAGAGTACCAGACCTTTCAGTAGTAACTGAGTCAGTGCTCGATCAAATCTGGGAACAAATTAGAATCAGGACATTTGATATGTCCTACATTACAAAGTCTTATTGGAGGAATCTATTCAATGACGAGAGAAGAAATTTTAACTAAGTACGATGGTTTTTACTGTGATAGCACAGTCTTTGCTGACGGCTTTGATAAAGCTATCATTGATTGTAGAGACGAACGTTTTGTATATAGCAAAGAAAAGATGATTGAAGTTCTCATGGATGAGGACGGATTTGATTATCATGAGGCTATTGAATTTCTAGAGTTTAATACTTGGTATGCGTATGTTGGGCAGTATACGCCAATTTATGAATGGACAGAAGATGGAACTATATAATATACCACACCATGTTGATACACCCAAGATTGTTCACGGTGTAGTTGAAATACCTAAAGGTAAGAGTACTAAGTATGAGTATGATCCAGTATTTGATCAGTTCACCTTAGACCGATGTTTGCCAAGTAGTATGTGCTACCCTTGTTCATACGGGTTCATACCCAAGACAATGACTGATGATGGAGATGCACTTGATATATTAATTTATAACGATGCACCTATCAGTAGAGGAACCATTGTAACATGTCGCACTATCGGTGTATTAGACATGACTGACAGTGGAGCCAAAGACTGGAAGATCATCGGGACTCCAATCCATCACCAAAGAGACTACAGGTCTCTGGCTGACTTAGATCAGATGGTTTTGAGAGTTCTACAGAATTTCTTCTTGACTTACAAGAGTCTAGAGAATAAGATAGTTTGTGTCGAAGATTGGCACGAAAAAGAATTTGCTTACGAAATTATTAAAGAATCAATGAAGGAGTAACCGATGGAAGCTATATACGCAGGACTTACAGCATGGGGCATTGAAATAACTTTAGCAGTACTTATGATTTGCTTGCTACGGCGAGAAGAGAAAAAGTGCATTGCAAGGAGGGTGAAAGATGACTGAGCACGATAAAGACGAATACCTAGTATTTTATGAACCACTAGACCTACACTATCAGGTCTGGACAGTAACAAAGGATTTAGATGTAGATATTGTACTGAGATGTATTAGCAAAGAAGCAGCCATTGATCACATTGAGAATGTATTAGATGGTGTCTATGTAGACGCTGACGATATCCGTACAGACCTACTCAATGAAGAAGAAGGTGAAGAAGATGCATAGAATGGTATCAATCATGGACACTAGAGGTATCAAGAATCCCTATGCGGATGAATCGCCAAGAAGATGGTGGGTAATTTCAAACTTTACCATACCAGAACATGACGATACGCCAAGATACTTTTACAAAAGCCAACCTCTACCGTTATATCTATGTCGCACATTTGCTGAGTACGATGATGCTGCGAAATGGGTTACAGATTACCAAGCATATTGGCCTGAGCTGAGTGCCGTAATGAATGAGGATGATGCCGTCAAAATAATAAAGGAAAGTTCTGACAAAATTAAAGATTTATTGGACAAAAAGTCTGAAGGAGATGTATAATATGATAACTGGTAATAACACAGTTGGAGTTTTTGAAAGTCGCACTGAACTCGCCAATACAATGGTGACAACCTTGATGTCAGATAAGGACATGGCTATGGCCGTTGTCAAGCGTCTCATCATGGAAGATTTCTCGATTGAAGATAACGAGTCAGGGAGTATCACGGTTTCTTATAAAAAGGACTAAAATTCTATTGACTTCAGTAACTCTTGCTGTATAATAAGGGTAACTAAAATAATTAATCTTCAGGGGCGTTGATTATTTGTTTTGATGAGATAATATAGAAGTAAAATGGAAACTAGGTTGCCGATAGGCAAACGTAAAAAGAGAACTAGAAGTAATGTAGGGCTCTTTCCACTAAGATTATCACCAAACAAAGTCTACGAAACCTTTAGTCGCTACGGCGATGGGGTTTATCACTGTCACCTGCTAGCATGTAATGAAATTGAGGCTGTCGGTTACGGTAAGACGAAATCGGAGGCCAGAAATGAAGCGAGAAAATATCTTGACCATTATATCATTACTATGCGTAATCTTGACAGGAAGCGTAGATAATATATCTGCTAGCGACAATAGTCGATATACATATGGGTTTGAGGAGGTTATCAAAGATAAATGTGACCTCATTGAAGTTAACTATATATATAAAGCAGATCCAAACACTGGTGAACTTTTACTTAAAGGTGCTAAGGTAATATTTTGGAAAAAGTATAAGGACAATAGATTCGACTACAAGCTAGGAAAGTTTGTGGATGAATGGATGGTTCTTGACTACCGGGCTATGGCAGAAGAAACTTGGGGAAATGGACTAACTAAGGAAAGTTCCCTAATGCCACAGCATAAAATAGTCGATGGTAAAAGTGTATGGTATTGTGAGTTTGTAGACCCTAGACCATACTATTATCAGAAGTACTGCCAGAGACTGGTTAGTGCTCCAAAAATTAAGGTCTCACATACGGACTACGACAAAGAAAATGCCGAGTGGAGTGACTTTAGATTTCAGGATACTAGAATTTATGAGGGGAGACAAGGGTTGACCAGACCATTGAGGTAGGGTATAATATAGATATCAGGGGCAAACTTTTTCTATTCGCAACTAAGGAGAAGACTGATACAATGACAGAGAAGAAGACATGTGAGGCTTGTAACAAACCAACAAGCAATTATTATAAATTAAGAGGCAAACGAAAATCTGAACCACGCTACCTTTGTGAGCGATGCTATATGGACAACTATCGCAGAGATCAAAGAGATATGTTTCAGGTCACACCAGTTGATTTAGCAATTTGCGATTATCGTGAGCAATAATGACTGGTTAAGGATATAATATAAAGGAAGGAGTAAATATTATGAGTAAACAACCTATAGGTGTCGTTGGACAGGGTTTTGTCGGCTCAGCTATCGCTAACGTTTTCAGTGAGCACTTCACTGTAAATCGCTATGACAAAGACCCATTGAAGCCAAGTACACATAAAGACATTGAATCTCTGGCTAGAGACTCACGTATTATATTTGTTTGTGTTCCAACCCCAATGAAGAAAGATGGTTCGTGTAGCACACGCATTGTCGAGAGTGTCATTGATCAAATTAAAAAAGCTGGACGTAATAATATAGTTATCGTTAAGTCCACTGTACCTATGGGAACTACTGATACCTTCAATAAGTTTGCTGATGAAGGCAGCGGTATCAGAGTAATCTTTAGTCCTGAGTTTCTAACAGAAGTGAATGCTGAAGAGTCACTAAGAAATACAGACAGAATAATCCTTACAGGCGACAGAGAAGCAACAGCCAGAGTAGTGCCATACTACAAGAGAGTATTCCCTAATGCTGCGATCTACCGATACGCAGATGCTGCGGCTGGTGAGCTATGTAAGTACTTTGTGAACTGCTTCTTAGCTGCTAAGGTATCTATAGCTAACGAATTCTACCTACTCGCCCAAGCATTGGGATTAGAGTACGATCACGTAAGACAATTACTACTTACCGACAAGAGAATAGGTACGTCCCACCTAACAGTTCCCGGCTTGGATGGAAAGTTTGGCTTTTCTGGAAGTTGTTTCCCAAAAGATATAAACTCCATCATTGATATTGCCGATAATTTAGGTATTGAGATGAACACTCTTAAAGGTGCATGGAAGACCAACCTTGAAGTGAGACCAGATAAAGACTGGGAGCAACTAAAAGGGAGAGCAGTGGTAGATGAGTAATTATTTTACTGAGGTCTATCATAATAAGGATAAGAAACGATTTGAGATCTTCTTTACCTTATATAATAGATCTTACAGGATTGCACATTCATTCGAGTACTTCCTAATATCGGATATGTTATTAGCAAGAGAGAATGCTCGGTTATATGCACAGGAATTAGAAGACGACTTTGAAAGATTGGAGACATCAGATGAAGTATGAGGACATTTCTAAGATGTTTGATCACGCATTGCTTGATCCTACATTTACACGAGACCACATTGAAGCAGAGTGCGTAAAGGCTATTGAGTATAATATCGCCACAGTTTGTGTGCAGCCTAATCTAGTGCCGTTCTGCCATGCTATTCTAGCAAACACTCCTGTTGACGTTTGTACCGTCATAGGATTCCCTCTTGGATATAATACTACCGCAACCAAAAAGTACGAGACACAAATCGCACGAATGGAAGGAGCTACTGAAGTTGATTTTGTTGTCAACATTTCTGAAGTTCTTTCAGGAAATTGGCTTGCAGTCGGTGACGAAATCCGTATAATAAATGAGGCGGCCAAGAGTCAGGGATTGTTAACCAAGATCATTCTTGAAACATGTTACCTGAGCCATGACCAGATTGTAAACATCTGCCATCTGGCTGCACGACACAAGGTTGACTTTGTGAAGACATCTACAGGATTTGGCACAGAAGGTGCAGACTGGGATAAGACATTCGCAATGTTGGCCAACTCACACTACGACGACTACGAATGTAAAGTTAAGGTGTCAGGCGGTGTCAAAACACTAGATCAGACGCTAGAGTGGCGTAAGGTTGGAGTAACACGTATTGGTTCATCCAGTACATGGTCAATCCTAGAGGAGGCTAAAAATGAGCTATAGTTATAGTGAACTTACAAAACTGTTACCAATGGACGATTTACATTGGTGTCCCGAAGACAAGAAGTTTGTACCTCTGTCTGAGGAAGAACTAGAGAAGATTATTATTGATGCTCACTACGCAGACTTGGTTGGTGAGGATATGGAAACTCTTATGGAAGTTATCAGGTGGTGCGAGAATGCCCGGATATCCCATCTACTTCTTAAGAGAGTATTGTCGGGTAACCTAATGATCATCGACATTGATCCAGAGAATGGGCCAACGTTCGGTGCAGTAGAAAGAAATGGTGGCTTTGATGTCGATGAAGAAACCGATTCCGGTGAAGAGAGTTAACGCTAACGTCAATAAACTGGCAGAGTTAGTTGCCTCTAAAACTGAAGATACCAACTTAATACCCGCAGTACAAAATGCTATGCAGCAGGCTTATTGGTCAGACCATGAATTGTTTGACTTACACTGGGACTTATACTTTGGAACGGAGAAAGAAGATGAGAAGAAAAGCATTCAGTAGGGCATCCTACGAACAGAATGATCAGACAGGTAAAGACGCAGCTATTGATATATTTAGCAACCTGTTTGGATACACCCATGTTCCCTATGAGAAGGAACTGTATAAGAAGGGTGACTTAATTATGGACGATCCTAAGGGCATTGAGAGGCTCATAGAGGTCGAAGTAAAAAGAGTTGGATGGACTGATGGTAACTTCAAGTACGACTCACTACACTTCGCCTATAAGCCTGATTCAGAATCCTATGCCTTTGCATCATTCAACAAAGATCTGGATAATGTATTCCTTGCTAAGAAGGTATGGGTCATCCAAGATAAAAACCTAATATTCAAAGATACTTATAATCGTTACACCGGCGAGAAGACTTACAATGAGCCTTTCTATGAGATTAAGGTGAAGAAGTGTAAGCATTATCGTAAGAACAGTAAAGGTATTTGGGAATTAGTTGGTTAAATTTCCTAAAAATACTAAATTAGCTGTGGACTTTTTTCGATATAAGTATATAATGAGTGTGTAAGACAAAGTTAAACCATAACAAGGAGTTGTTAACATGGCGAAGAAGAAAAGAAAACGTGGAGCACCAACTAAGGGATGTCCAGATTGTGGCAGTCAGGTTCATGCAAGAGCCAGTGAGTGCAAAGAATGTGGATACGTGTTCTTCAAAAAGAAGAATAGCTTAGTCGAAGACTTTCGTGATCTACGTAGAGGCGACATCATCAAGTCAGTTGCTAGCAATGGCCCATATTACTTAAATAAAGTTGATGAGGCTGAAGAGAAGATGTACTTAGGTAACTATGGTCTCTTTGAAGTTGTAGGCAAATGGGATGACGGTGCAGATAACTGTGGCGTAAAAGTCCGTAAGTGGAAGAAAAGACTTGGTAGCAGTGGCCCGATTGAGTTACTATATATGGGAAAACCAAACGGCTACAGCATCACTGGAGTCATGGTTAAGAATCCTCATAAACTACTAATGGTAAAGAAAGCTAAGGTTGAGGAACATGTCTAATGAAACAAAACTTGGGAGACCTCTAACTAAAGAACATTCTATTATTCAAACCCTCGTATTACTCAAGAGTCTGGATAATGATATGCTCGAAAAGGGTCTTAGGAAAATGAACGAGCGTGAGCTCAAACAATTACGAGAAGCGATTCAGGAACTAAACTAAAGGAGACAATCATGAATCAACTACAATTTTTAATGGCACTGAACGAAACAAAGAAGGCTTATAGCTGGGAAGTACGCAACGGTAAGATTGTTGGTGTCGCTCGCAATGGCCGGAATCGTGGACATGTCTACAACCCAATCGTGGCAGTAGCAAGATACAATGGCCTTGTTCAAGGTAACGTCCGAACCCGTGACGCAGCTAAGAAGCTAGGCATGAGCAGTACCCTGCAGGCTAACCTGCTAGATGCATTCTTGACACGAACCAATCGTGGAAATGCACAGGTGCTTCGTGGACGAGTACGACAGGTACTCGCAGTATAAAACATTTTAGCTTAGTATGTACGCTAAAGTTAGGTTGACAACAATCGCTAAGTAAACATCAAAGTACATACAACATTTTTTTTAGAAGGAGATTCAATATGAATTTCGTACACTTTGAAGGTAACGTAGTTGCCGAACCAGAAATCAAGACAGTTGGAGCAAAAGACAGCAAAGTAGCTGAGTTCCGCATCGCCGTTAACCACTACATGGGTCAAGACAAGCAAGAAACTGCTTTCTTTGATGTCAATGCTTGGGGTTATCAAGCAGACTATTGCGAAGGTGTAAACCTAAGCAAAGGTGACCGTGTTGTTTTGACTGGTCGTCTTCAAGAGAAGACTTGGGAAGATAAGGAAACTGGTAAGAAGCGTAGTCGTTTCGTGTTGGTTCCTAATCGGGTTGCTAAGGCTGTTAAGGTCGAAGCAGCAGCGGCGTTTTAATGAAACCGTCGCCCCTTTTGTCAGTGGGATTTGCCGGACAATTCCTGAAAAAGAACTTTAGTTTCTTAGCAAACGTTGTGCTTTTTCTCTCACTCATTACTATAATGTTTGAGAACAGAGGTTTGGAAGATGCAAACCATGAACTGAGAAAAGAAGTCTATAACCTACATGGCGTGCTCGTTAAAATAGACAACCAAATGTATTGGGATGGATATGGAGCCGGGTTTGATGATGGTTATGACAATGGCCGACAGGACGAAAAAGCTGGTCGTCCTGACCCAACATAAAACCAGATAATATAGCGTGACCTAGACAAGTCCAAAAAAGGTCTCTTGTAAGCCCGCATGGTGGAATCAGGTAGACACGTATGATTTAGGATCATATGCCGAGAGGCGTGAAGGTTCGAGTCCTTCTGCGGGTACTAAGGAAAGTACTATGACAAGAAACTATAACAGACGAACTAAGGAAGAACTTCAAGAGGTAATAAATAAATCAACCTCATGGGCTCAAGTACTTGGTCACTTAGGTTTGAAACTTGGTGGTGGATCAGTTCATCACCTCAAGAAGAAGGCCAAAGAGTTTGGTATAGATACTAGCCATTTTACTGGACAAGGACACAACAAAGGTAAGGTAGCAAACAACAGACTACCAGCCGAAGCAGTCCTTGTTAACAACAGGCTTAATGGACGCAAGGACTCAAGAGCTAGATTAGTTAGAGCACTTGATGAAATTGGCCGAGACTACGAATGTGAGTGGTGTGGAATAGATGGTGTGTGGCTTGGCAAAGCCATAACACTTGAGATAGACCACATCAATGGAAGCCCGGTTGACAACCGACCTGAGAACTTAAGGTACTTATGTCCTAATTGTCACAGCCAGACTCCAACTCACAGCCACCGTAAGAAACTATAATACAACGAGTTTGTCGTCACCTTCGCCAAATACCTTGTTATGACCGTGTGTAGCAAGTTTACTCCCCTCTGGCGGCAAACTCTTTATACAAATGTTGAGGTTCAGGATAGTAATGGATTCACCTTGTACTGGCAAATGTGCCTTAGTAAATGGTGTGTGCACTGGATGCAGACGAACAATCGAACAGATTGTAAACTGGCCTCGACATGATACAAACGAAGGTGACTCAAATAGGCGTGAGAGTAACGACGACGGTCGTGATTGATGGGTTCGCCACCATCTCACTTTCCCTAAGCGATAGTAGCTCAGCGGTAGAGCATCACGTTGCCAACGTGAATGTCGAGGGTTCGATCCCCTCCTGTCGCTCTGAGATGTACATTAGAGGTATAGAATCTCATAAATAAACGACAACCTCAGACCTGTGTGACTCAGGTCAACAAATGCCCCGTTCGTCTAGTGGACTAGGACATCGGCTTTTCACGCCGAAAACAGGAGTTCGATTCTCCTACGGGGTACTATATTATTCAGAAAGGGAGAAGGAAGTATGAATAAAACATCAAGAAATACCATATTAATTTGTGTATTGTTGCTTTTTAGTGTTGCAAATTTATGCACTATGTTGTATAATAATACAGAGTTAAGGAAAGAACTGGATCAAGTCAGGTCTGAAGCAGATACAATATATACTACTGTAAAGATCAGAGAAGAGGTTGAAGAAGACTACTTAAGGAAGGTAGCAAAAGAAGAATCTCTTAAGACTTGGGCAAGGTTCAGGGAAATATGGAATAACTTAGATTGGAAACATGATAATGGCAAGTGAATCGGGAAAATTGACAGCGACTGAACAGCTTACCATTATTATTTTGTTTTGTTTTACTAGTATGTTTATTATGGTCTCGATGGATTTATTATTTAACATGTATGCGAGCCAAGATGGGGCAGGGGCAATTACCACACCCATTAGACATACGCACAAAAGCACTAACCAAGCGTGTTGTAGTTGTTGCGAGCTACAAGGATGCACTGAGGGATGTAGATGCGAAATGTGTATAGAGTAAGAACAAAGCTGTTGCTTCGATAGCTCAATCGGCAGAGCACATCATTAGTAATGATGAGGTTGTGGGTTCGACTCCCACTCGAAGCTCTTACGGGCGTGACACTAGATTCGATCTGTGTTGTAACTGTTAACTGCGTATAGTGGTTGGTCAAGAGGCCACTATAAAACTTGACCAAAACTTTTAAGTGCAGAAAAGAACTTCTCACTAGCTGCTTAGGCGGCAGGGGCTTCACTCGGCCTTGTTACCCAATGAGTGACGTTGCCAAGACGTATTTGGCTTGCTCCACCTGAGGACAAACAGGTTGATGCCTCCTACATGTATTGAGGCTGTTGATAGTCAAACTATCTTAGCTTGGGCTTGTGTGCGATAACACGAGACTATGTACGTAGAATGTTAACAAGGAGACATGAGAGACGAGGGTGCAACTCCCTCCACGTCCACTTACTAGTTATAATAAACTTTTATAGGAGACAGCTATGAAGACTTTATTACTGCTAGGTTTATTACTACCCTTTAATCCATTTGCTAAGTCGGACTTTAAGATCCCGGCTGAGCAGATGTTTCACGTTCATGAGGAATTGGATTGTGAGCCACCAGTGCCTGATTTCAAGAATACTGGATGGCATCAATATAAAGACTTTGAAGATAAGTTAATGGGTGACGATAAACCGAAGCGATTAAATAAATTCAAATTTTGGACTATTAAATAATGTTTAGAATCATTGGCTATACTTTAGCATTAGGCCTACCTTTTATCGTACCACAGGAACTTCTGTGGGGTATAATGTTGGTAGTATTAGTCGAGGATATTCATAAGCATACTCAAGGAAAATCACAATGAAGCTAGTAGTTATTTCAGGATACTTCAATCCCCTACACTGTGGACATTTAGATTATATCGAAGCAGCCAAAGAACTTGGGGACTACTTAATAGTTATTGTTAACAATGACGATCAGGTTAAGATCAAAGGAAGTGTTCCATTTATGAATGCTGAGGACAGGACAAGAATTGTTGAGTCACTTTCGGCAGTAGACGCAGCAGTTGTCTCTATTGATAAAGATGGGACAGTTGTAGAAAGTCTGGCTATGATTGTTGAACATGCAGGAGACGAAGTTGAAACTGTTATCTTTGCTAATGGTGGAGATAGAGTTGCCGGTAACACTCCAGAGGAAGTATACTGTGCAAAGAACGATGTCGAGACTGCTTACAACGTAGGAGGAGGTAAGACACAATCTTCCAGTGAACTACTTGCAGACGTACAATAGTATTGTTTATTACTTAGTTTAGGAGGGTCTATATGACTTGTAATGTGACTGTTAATATTGTAATCTGGGTTTGTATAACTATTATATCTTGCACAGGGATGATAACATCAGCCATAAAGGACAGAACGAAGTAAACAATCTAAGGGGGTAGAGCAATCTGCCCCCTATTTTTTTTGGTATTTTTTTACAAAAAACCCGTGACTTTTTCCCATTTCCAGTGTATAATATATTAGGCAACCACTGTTTCTCATGGGAGTGTTTAAGATGCACCGCTGTTTTTGTAACGGCGGCGATCCAAGTGCTGGGAATCAATGTTTAGGAGCTTACGCTCTGGTTGGGTTGATTATTATATTGGCCGGGATATCAATTTTAATAGAAGGATGTGCATAATGCCATTATTTGGAAAACGAAAAAACAAAGATGTAGAAGTAGTAGAAGGTGAAGTTTCTACTAAGGAAGACGCAAAAGAACAAAGAAAAGAAGATCGCTCAAACAAGAAAAATGAGAAGAGAGAATACCGTCTAGCTAAGATCGCTGAACTAACAGAGAAGGCTAAGGCAGTAGCTCAAAAAAGAAAATGGCTCGTGTTCTTGTTAGGCTTAGGTATCGCTATTTATTTCATCGTTTCAAGCGGTGGACTATCTAATCTAGGTGGACTGGGTGGTATTCTAGAAAAGATCAAGGGATTTACAGGTAGCTAAAATGGACTATAAAGAATTTCATAATAACTCACTGGTTCTTGACTGGCATAACCACATTGCTCTTAAGTCATACATGTATGGCAGAGAGCTTGATGGTAGCAAGTTAAAGATGTTTTCAAAATGGTTTCTTGAGGGCTTCCAGCCGTTGAGTGCCAGAAACACTTTACCTAAACTCAAAGAAGGTGGTTATAATGTTGTTCTTAATACTGCATTTATACCCGAAGCAGGATGGTACGAACATATTGGTTTAGCTGGCTTCTTAGTTAAGCTATCCAAAAAAACCAGACAACGGATTGCCGATCCTACTTACTTTGAAGCTTATAACATGCAACTTGATTGGTTGGAAGACAAACTGGCTGTGTCAGATGAATCCTTTGACGCTGTAGTTTGTAAGACACCTGAAGAGCTTCGTAGTACAGACAATAAACAGAGGATGGCTTTTGTTCATGCTATCGAGGGAGCTCACGCTTTACAGCATACTGTGTGCGGTAAAGAAGAAGAGTTCTTCCATGAGCAAACCAACCAAGAGATGCTAGACGAAGCGATTGCAAACTTGAGACACTTCAAGGATCGTGGAGTTGCCTATCTTACACTTCAACACTTCTACCCGAACATTACTGGGCAACCAGTATTCCCTTATCCTGAATATGCTTTCAAGCATTCAGATAAACAAGTCTTGTTTGATTATTGGGATCACACAAGAGGACTTACTGAGTATGGTAGAGTCATCGTTGAAGAGATGCTTGATCTCGGCATGATTGTCGATATTGCTCACTGTACTCCACTTGCACGACAGCAGGTATATGAAATAGTAGATAGCAAGAAGAAAGATAGCTGTGTTATCAATAGTCATGGTGGATGTTTTGATATCAACCCTGACCCATACAACTTGACTAACTCTGAACTAGGATGGTTTAGAGATCATGGATGTACTCTTGGTGTAATCCTAATGAATTACTGGATTAGCCCTATTGATACTCCACTTGGACTTAAGTATATAGAACGAACAATTAATCATATTATTAAACATGGTGGCGAAGAGGTTCCTGCCTTAGGCTCAGACCTAGATGGCTTCACAGACCCACCAGATGAGATACAAGACGCTTCGCAGTTAAATAGACTAACGAGATACCTACTGGGTCAACGTTACTCTGAGAGACAGGTAAAGGGTTTTTTGGGGGAAAACGGTTACCGACAACTACTAAGAGGCTGGAAATAATGGAGAAGAGAAATGTTAACTATAAACCAATGTTACGATCATGGATGGTCACAGCATGAAGCAATGAATCAGGTGACCAAAAGCTTAGATAAAATAAATACTAAGTTCAAGGGCAAAGACCTGTTAATAACAAAACAAAACAATATTATTGTGTTTCAATCTCGCTTTGGCACTATAATGATAACAGGAAGAGTTACTGTAAAAGAGAAATACGCTTTTGTAGAACTAACACTTCCAGAAGTTGCGATCCGCTTCAAAAACAGGGTCACTAAATACTTCGATAGTATATTTACTATCGCACTACTAAGTAAATAATTATTTATATATCTTTGTGGGAGGCGTGCCTAAATGGGCGTATTCTACAACTTGCTTATTAAAGGAGAGCATTATGAATAAAAAAGAAACTTTAAGAACTTGGCTATCGCCATTTACAGTAGGGTTCGATGATTGGTTTGAAGATCTAAAGAAGATCTCTAATCAGAGTTACCCACCACACAACATTATTAAGTTAGCTGACGATACTATTGCAGTAGAGATGGCACTTGCAGGATTAAAGAAGAAGGACTTGAAGATAGTTGTTGAGAATAACTGCTTAACAATTAGCTACACCAAGGCTGATGAACAGTCTACAGCATTTGAATACCTACATAAAGGTATTGCTGACAGGCAGTTCGTTAAGAAGTTTATGATACCTAAATACTGGGAAGTCGAAGGAGCTCACATGATTGATGGGCTGCTAAAGATTGTACTGAAGTACTTCGTCCCGGAAGACAAAAAACCTAAAGAAATTAAAATTGGTTAAGTAGATAAACTTCCACAAGGATATATAATTATGAATAACAAAGCGAAAAAGAAACAGAAGAAACAAATCAAAAGACAAAGAGAACACCAAAAAAGACGTGAACAACGCAAGGTGTTGTCTCGTAGAAAAAGAACCGCTGAAAAGGAAATGTTCTTATTAGAGCAGGAACTAGAAGCATTAAAAGCAAAAGCATTAAAGAAGAGTAAAGAAGGAGAAGAATAATGGCTGATAACAAATTCATCGTTTCATATGATGGTCGCAACACGTCAGATACTGACTGGAAGGCTCGTCGTGAAATGCTAGAAAAACAGCGAGCAGAAACTCAAGCTAGAATTGCTGCCAAAAATAATTCTGAAAATACCGATAAATAGTGTTGACAATCCCTGTGCATGTCGATATAATATAAGGGCATGAGGGGGATTAGTTCAACGGATAGAACATCGGTCTTCTAAACCGACGATAGAGGTTCGATTCCTCTATCCCCTACTTACATGGGGGGAATAGGCCAGAGACCAGATTAAGTTCCAGTGTCAATCGCTTATACCCCCCAACAAGACAAGAAAGGAGAATTATTATGAGCTTACTTTTTATTGGATCACCAACTTATTATAGTAATGACGGTACTGTTAGTATTAAAGCTAAGAGTAACTTCAAGAAAATGTACCGCTATGATGATTCACCTACTAACAAGACTCGCTTTGCAAACAAGATTGCTTGGCAGTCTAGATACATGACTATGAGTGCAGATGCATTCATGGAAACGATTCTGGACGTATCCTATGCCTTCTGTGAGGACATCTGTGCCTCAGTAAGAAGCTTATATTATCCAGAACAAAGCTTTGTAGTTGCTACCGGAGATAAGATTTTTTATGTAGCTGACTATAAAGGAGCTCAACCAAACTATGTTACTAACAATAGAGACTTAGTTAGAATTGTAGATGGAGAGCAAACTTCACATCTTTATTCTGTGCAAAACGCAGTAATACAATTTGATGAAGATAACCATGTTATTGCGATCAAGTCATTAGCAGGGTTAAAAGGAACAGGCGATGGTTATGGGCAACTAACTATCACAACATTGAGGAGCTAACTTATGGCAACTATTCAAGGATTTAGTCCAACCGCACCATCTGAACCTGAATCAAAGGGCAGAGCAAAAATCAAACACAGAGTAAGATACCCTCTTGGTATTAAGCTACTCTTTCTTGCTACTGTAACTAATCTAGGTCTATGTGTTGGCAATATGTACTTTGCTAACAATAATAATAATGATATGTTGAATGCAGTCGAAGAGCTAATCGAGAATGATCGGCTAATAGATGAAGCACTTAAAGACCATAAAGAAAAGATTATAATCAATAACCAGAATGGTAAAGCTTTATTTGATATGTTAATGGAACTTCAGGAACGAGACATAAAGAAGAATACTATCTAGAGTAGCATATCTTTAACTTTCTGAATCCGAGTTCTAATTACATTTGGAAGACTTGTCTTCTTTGGCTGTGTCACATTTGACTGGGCATACTTTTTGTAAACCTCACGTTTATGGATCTTTCGCATCCTCATTTGTTTTCCTCACAAATAAAAAAGGAGGCAGCAGAGGGGTATCTACTGCCTCCAAGGGGGAGTTCGTGAGAGCCGAAACTCTCATGAGGTAATAAAAAGTAAATATGCCGTACCTCATCGGACACACATTAAGGGAGTTGAGAAATGTGAAGAATGAGGTATGTGATCTTTCGATCATCGTGTCGCTGTCACCTCGTCTTCACCCATATAATGTAAACGAATGCAGGAAATTGCACATAAATTTTCTGAATTTTTCTAAATTTCTGTTTGACTTATGCCGATAACTATGTATAATTAGGGCATACAAGTCGAAAAACACTATTTTTACCGGAGATTTTAACATGAAACTTGGAAACATTAATCAGAATAAAGTTGTACGATCTGGCGATTTCGAGACCTCAAACTTCAATATTGAGGCAACTGCGAAGGCTTTTTCTATCCTTTCTGATGGATTGTACTCTAACAAAATCAAGGCTGTTGTGCGTGAGCTATCTACTAATGCTTACGATGCACACGTCGAAGCTGGCAATGCAGACGTACCATTTGAGGTATGCTTGCCTACTCAGCTCAACCATGAGTTCCATGTCCGTGACTTCGGTAATGGTCTTAGCCACGAAGATGCTACAACATTATATACCACCTACTTCCGCAGTACGAAGACTAGTAGCAATGATGCAGTTGGCTGTCTTGGTCTGGGTAGTAAGTCACCATTTGCTTATACTGACAACTTCATTGTAGAATCTTTCCATGCTGGCACTCATAGTGTTTACACTGCCTACAAGAATGAGCACAATGAGCCTGTCTTTTCTTTGCTATCTTCTGAGCCTAGTGATGAGCCAAGTGGTCTCAAGGTTACTATTAATACCAAACAGGAAGATCGCTGGGACTTTAGGACTGAAGCTGAAGTTATCTTTGAGCACTTCACTGTTCGACCAACTATGGTTGGTGCTGATGCACACTACCATGACTACGAGTACACATTCTCTGGTGATGGATGGGCTATCAGCGAGTACGGTGGAAATCGTGTTATCATGGGTCAGATCTCATACCCTATTGACCGTGAGCACTTCAGTGGGGTTACTCGTGAGATTCTTGACTCTGGCTTTGCCATTGCTATCTTGGCCAACATCGGAGACATGGACATTACCCCATCTCGTGAGAGCTTATCATATAATCCTAAAACAATCGAGGCTATCAATACTGCTGTCAACCGACTTGTAGAAGACATCGCATTGAACCTTGCTGTTGAGATTGATGAATGTGGTTCTCTCTGGAAAGCTCGCAAGGCATTGACTGTTGCGTCTAGGCAGTTCCGACTGGTTAGCTCACTATCACACATCTTCGATGAAGTCAATGAGTGGAAGGGTGTACCTATCTTTGAGGATGCATACAAAACACTTAGGACTCCAGAAGGGTTCATGAAGGGTTACAAGTGGGATTCATACAAAGAGAAGGTTGCAAACTTTAATCCTACAAGTGTCCGTGCAGAACACACCTTGGTATATAATGATGCTCCTGCCGCAGTGAGTCGTGTCAAACTAATGATCGAAGAAGAACGATGTTCTATTCATGGCCGGGATTCTGCTTTCTTAATCTCTAAGGATTGGCCACTGTCTACTGTACATAGTATACTTGGTACTACTGATGAGGACATTGTTCTGGCATCTAGCTTAGCTAAGCCTGATTCAACTCGAACATTCACAGGTGCTCGTGGGAAGCGTGGAGTAGCTACTATTCCAACAGCAACAGGTGAGCGTTACAACTCATGGGTAGATACTAAAATTGATATGAATGATGGTGTACACTACTACATCGAAGTGTCCCGTGACAATCTAATCAACCGAAAGAATGGATGGACTTTATTCCGAGTAGAGGAAACTATTAGAGCATTAGTAGGGATTGATCCAGACCTAGATGTCTCAAACTTCCACAAGTTAACTCCTTCTGTTGCTAAGAGCAAGAAGATTGGTAGCAAGGATAACTGGCACAACCTAACGTATAAATTAGAAGATTTAATTCGTGCAAAAGTTGCTGACAATATACATAATATTGCTAGAGTTTCTTCCAAGCCTGAGAACTACATTAATGGTCTAAGTCATGAGGACATCAAATATCTCGCAGACGAAACCGGATGCCCTGTGTTCACTAGTATCCACAAGGATATCGTTGCAGGAACAGAGATTGAGATCGGCCATACATGGAAGCTCTTGACTACTAGAGCAGAATCTCTGGGAATTATGGCAGATTTTTCAGAAGAAGTTAAAGAATTATCTATTGACTGGTCGAACAATATAGATATAATGAATAAGACATACCCAATGCTCAAGCACGCTTGTAGCTGGGGAATGAATTCAGACCAGAGAGATGACATTATCAACTACATCAATATGATCAAGGGTTAATTTTAAGGAGATTACGATTATGCGTTACATACAAACAGATTCAGGACGAGTTACAGCAGTAGTAAGTGGAGCCACTTATAACTTTGGAACTGACCACCCGTCCTACGACAAACTTGTCGGTTACTTAGAGCGTGGCAATGTAGAGTACTTTGAAGCAGAGTATAACATTGCTGATAAGATTGAGCAGTTCAGTGATGGTCACATTTCCTGTGCTAAGGGTGTGCTCGAATGGGAAGGCGTAGAAATGCCTGAGCTATTTGGCGACCGCATTCTGGACATGAAGAAGGATGGACATTCCTTCGATTCAATGTTAAACTTCCTAGACAACCTGAACAACAATCCTTCGGATCGTGCTTTGGTTGAGATGTTTGACTTCCTACAGCACAAGAATCTTCCAATCACCAGTGATGGTTGCTTCTTGGCGTACAAGGCTGTGCGTGAGGACTTCAAGGATATTTATAGTGGCTCTATCAATAACTCAGTTGGTTCCGTCTGTGAACTCCCACGAGAGAGTGTTGACGACAACCGAGATGTTCACTGTAGTCATGGGCTACATGTTGGTGCCTTTGATTATGTAGATAGCTACGGCGGCTTCAATGGCAGTGACCCAACATCTGGTGGTGGAAACCAGATCGTCATCTGCAAGGTCAATCCTATGGATGTTGTTAGTGTTCCTAGTGACGCTAAGTTCCAGAAGATGCGTACCTGCAAGTATGAGGTTGTTGCACTCTTCAACGATAAGATTGAAGGTAGTGTCTACATGGTAGACCAGCCTGCATCCAAGAAAAACTACGACGATGTATGGCGACGAGCAGTTGGTGACCGCATGAAAGAGTTGGTCTCCAAGCTATCTGTCCGTGTTCCAGCCCTTGCCAAAGTTTAGGAGAAAAATATGAAAAAAGGTATTGCAATCCTAAGCATAGTATGTATAATACTACTATCAACCACTGGTTGTAGCTTGCTAAATAAAACAAGTGTCGGTGGTTTTGGTAAACAAGTTGACCTCTCCTTCGGGGGAGGAATACTTGTGGAAACAAAGGACATAGGAAAATGGGAACATTAGGACTAACTGTATTTCTCGCAATTATCGTCGTTATAACGGCTGTAATAGATAACGGTACTGCAAAGATTTATGCAAGCGTACAAGCCAACACAACAAGGCTGGAACCTGAGTATACTCCAGAGCAGGAAGAAATCTTTACTGAGAATGTGCGAAATGCAGGAGTTGCTGATAATATGTATATAGAGGATGCCATTCTTGCACTGAGGAGCGTAGGCTGTTCAGCTAAAGAGGCTAAATCAATAGTGGACAAATTAGCATCGGAAAAGATGTACTACTCATTCGAGGAGTTCTTAGCTGACGCTATTCGATCACTGTAGGAAAATTTTAAGGAGTTGATGAAATGAAAAGACTTGAGAATACTATTACTTATTTGTGCGGCCCGATGGATCGTGTTAAAGATGGTGGAGTTGCATGGCGGCAGATGATTACCCCTAAGTTACATAACTTGGGAGTTGGTGTCTTAGACCCATGTGACAAACCTTCTGACTATGCACCAGAAGACTTTGACACACGTAATCGAATTCACAAGTTGAAAGAAGAAGGCAACTGGGATGAAGTGACTCGTATCATGAAACCCATTGCCAACATCGACCTACGTATGGTTGACATCGCACACTTTATCATTATGTATATGGATGTTGATGTTCACCTGTGCGGCTCATACCACGAAGCTTTTGTTGCGATTGCACAGAAGAAGCCTTTGTTGGTAATGAATGAAGGTGGCAAAGCTACTCTACCCAACTGGATGTTTGGTGTGATGCCACATGAGATGGTATTTGGAAGCTGGGATGAGCTTCTCGGATATCTTGAGCACGTACATAGCAGTCCTGATGTTGAGGATTTTAATCGCTGGCGTTTCTTTGACAGTAACAAGATCTTTGGAAAGGAACTATAATGCAAGTAGAGGAACGAAACAAACGCTTTATTGCTGTAGCTTTCGTAGCTATCGTAGCGTACCTAACTATCATTAAGAATATGTAAGGAATGGACATGAAGGTAGAACTATTTATTTTCCCTGTACGGGATGCCAAAGGCAATCAGTTTGTTAACTCAAACACTTCCTTGGAAACAGGTGCCCAACTAACACACGGCTTTGTCGATCCGTCTGCGTTAGATGGAGCAGATAAGACTACTATATTAACTGAAGAGTCTATTAATAATATTAACTCTGATGCAGATATCTTGGTCTTTCTCTCTGCTAACAGTCTGGTTGATGTCGATCACATTAGCAAGGTAAAAGCATTGTTTGCTTTCTCTGAAGCTACTGCTGTTTGTGGGCCAGTTGATTATGTTATCTCAGGTAACAGACCCGACTGGATTGTTGGAGATATTCCATCTGTATATAAACCCTTCAAGCTACCTTCGATGGATAACGTACTCACTGTAGACATCAGCAGTATGGAGTACGTCTATCCCTCTATTCACAACATTGCGTTCACTGGTGAAGCATACCGAAGTGCTGGACGATACAGCACAGTGTCAAACCTAAGAGATAAACTTATCTTAGATAACACAACATTCATCAGAGCTATCGAACGACAGGGTACATGTATCTATAGCGATTCACTAGGGATACAATACTCACTACCCGAATCAGCACTAACAATGGAGTCATTGGAAGAGCAATTTTATATGCAGGGCTTCTCAGATGGTCTTTACTCAGTCCATGAAGACGATGTGACTAAGCATGACTTATTCTGGAAGAAGTTTGTCGAGTCACCTGAATCTCTGGAGTACAAAGTACCAAAGTGGATTCCTTATCAGACAGACGTCCCTGAAGCTAAGAAGAAGCTTTACAACTATAACTTTGTAACCCTCAAGACCCTTTATAACATTGGCTTTATTGAGGCATCTATTAACCGAAAGGTTATCTAATATGCTATCTCTCAACCTCAGAAGAACTATTGAGTTTGGTGCTCATAGAAGTGGTTGGAAGTATTGCATGGATGCTTTGAGACCACTACATAGTCCTACGGGCATTCTAGTAGATGACTTCTTAGAAAGAACATTCTGCTGGGATGTAACCAGAGTATTTCAGGGTGAACATCCAGAGGTTCCTTATCGTGAGCCTTGGGTTGGCTTCCTGCATAATCCACCTGACTACCCTTACTGGTTTGACTTTTATAACTCACCACAGGCAATGTTCGCTAGACCAATATTTCAAGAGTCTATGAAGCACTGCAAAGGACTTATCGTATTATCTAACTACCTAAAGAGCTGGGTAGAAGAAAGACTTGACGTACCAGTCGTATCACTCAAGCACCCCACAGAAATACCTGACGTTCAGTGGTGTCCCTATAAATTCTTAAACACAAATATTCACGGCCAGATGTTTATTAATAAAAGATCTCTGGTTCAGGTAGGATACTGGCTAAGGAAGTTATATTCTATCTCTCGTGTGCCGTGTCAGAACTGGGCTAAACTTATACTTCCGGGTGGTATAGAAAACTTTAACCATTTAAGAAACATTGAAGAGCGTGGACTGACAGACCACTACAGCAAGATGCACAACTGGGCTCATACTCATGTTGTTGGCAGACATCTAGACAATGATACATACGATGAACTGTTGTCCTCTTGTGTCTGCTACCTTGATTTATATGATAGCTCAGCTAACAATGCTGTCGTAGAATGTATAGCAAGAAACACTCCATTGATTGTAAATAAAATACCCGCTGTTGTAGAATACTTGGGTGAAGATTACCCTCTGTACATGGAGTCACAGGAACATGCTGGTTGGATACTTACACAAGAGCAACTTATTATTGATGCTCATAAGTACCTGAAAGATCAGGATAAGTCTTGGTTGACTCAAGCTGGATGGCGTAACGAGTTAGTTAGACTGCTGGAGCCTATCTTATGCTAAACATATTTGGCCTACAGCCAAGGTGCGGATCAACTTCTATAATAATGGCACTCAAAGAGTCTGGTGGACTTAAGCTTGCATATGAACCCTACAATCCAGATGCTTCATTTGCAAAGATATCTGAGGGTAAATGGAAGGGCAGGTGCAAAGAGCAGGATGTTTCAATAGTTAATATGCTGTTGAACAAGGAGGGGTATGATGGCCTGAAAACATTAAGATATCAGCTATCAGAAGAGCACAATGAATACTTGTTTAGAAACTCAGATAATATATTTATTTATAGGCGTAACACATTAGATGTGGCATGGTCAAACTGGATCTCAGCTAATTACTTTGATAGAACTGGTATTGACTATTGGGCTCCTGATCAACAAGAAAAACCAGACGACTTTTTCGACATGGTAAGAGATGAAATTCCACCCGACTTCATCAAGGATCGGTATAATGAATTAAGAAACTACTTAGATAAATATCTTAAGCTAGCAGAAGAAACGAACACTTATGTCCTTTGCTATGAAGATTTCTTTGAGAATCCAGTAGAGAACTTCAAAAATATATGTGCTAAATTCAACATTCGTTTATATAATGATGACTGGATATGGAGGCTTTCTCCAGCCAATAAGTTTAATAAAAAACCTAAGAGATTTCTCATACCCAACATATATCAGTACGATGAAATAGGAAATGAAAGATATCAGAACTTCGAGACTTGGAATGATAAGTGGGTAGTAGAAGATATATATAATCACAAAACAGACGGCTACTTTGTTGATCTAGGTGCGTTCGACATCAAGGCCAAGAGTAGTGTATGGGTATTAGAAAGCTACTACAAATGGAGTGGCATAAGAGTTGATGCAAGAAACATTCCATTGACTACCCCAAGATGCAAGGGGTATAATGTTGGCGTTGGTGCCGAAAACAAACAGATGGATTTTCTTAATTGTGATAAGAAAGCTTTTAGTGTGTTTCCAGAGATGCACAAGTTTGGAACTAAAGTATTAGAAGAAAAGCTAGAAAGACATAATGTTAATCCAGTAAGTACAGAGCTGCTTGAAGTTAGAACATTAGAAAGTATATTAAAGGACGCAGATGCACCTGAGTTCATAGAGTACCTATCTATGGATATTGAAGGAGCAGAGTATGAGGCACTTAGAAACTTCCCGTTTGACAAGTACACCTTTGGAGCAATCAGTATCGAGTATGCACCACAGAAACTTCATGACCTGCTAGTAGAAAACAATTATATTAAAGTTGAGAACCCGTATACAACAGTGACGTTTGAACACTATTATGTACATAAGGACACATTAAATGAAGCTTAACCTGATCGGCCCAATTAATACTTTGGGCTATGGCTATACAGTATATAATATATTACGTGAACTTAATAAGATGCACGATGTTGCATTTTATCCCATTGGTACACCAGAGAAAATGGTAGACGGAGGTTTTGTTGACCGATGCATCGACAACCAAACCAATCTCTGGCTTGATGCACCTTGCATCAGAATTTGGCATCAACATGAGCTACAACAGTTTGTAGGCAAAGGATCTCATATCGGTTTTCCAATCTTTGAGTTAGATAAATTTAACCCACTAGAGATCACAAGCCTGCGTCACTGCGATAAGATATTTGTCTGTTCACAGTGGGCAAAGGATGTTGTAGTAAATAATTTAAGAAGTTACGACAAGGATGTCAGCGAGAAGGTACATGTAGTTCCCCTCGGAGTAGACACTAACATCTTTAAGCCAGTAGAGCCTTCCCGGAGACCTCAAACTGTTTTCTATAATTGTGGAAAGTGGGAAATCAGGAAGGGTCATGATGTTATCTTAAATGCCTTTAATAATGCGTTTTCCCCTACGGATAACGTAGAATTATGGATGATGTGCGATAACCCATTTATCGGAGAAAAGAATAATGAATGGATTAATGCTTATAAAAACTCACCATTAGGCGACAAAATTAGGATAATTCCAAGACAAAATACCCATGAAGATGTGTATAATATTATGAAGCAAGCCGATGTCGGTTTGTTCCCTGCTAGAGCAGAGGGATGGAATCTTGAGTTACTAGAGATGTTGACCATAGGAAAGCATGTCATTACGACTGACTACTCGGCACATACAGAGTTTTGCAATTCTGACAATGCTCGTCTAGTCACCGTAAACGCAGTCGAACCGGCTGTGGATGGTATATGGTTTCATGGTCAAGGCAACTGGGCAAGTCTCGGTGATGATCAAATGGAGCAGATCATAGCACATATGAGAGAGCTTCATTCACTCAAACAGAGTGGCGATCTAAACCAGAACACTCAAGGCATATCCACTGGTCAAGCTTTTACTTGGGGTAATAGTGTTTCTCAACTTATACAGGGAGTATAAAACTATGGAAAATTTCGCAAACGTAGATACTCTAATCGTTGCTACTGTAATCGCTGCTCTTGGTGGTCGTATGATCATGAAGAAACTTGGAAAAGGCGATGAAGTAGATAGCCGTGTAGATGGCATGAAGGCCAAGTTAGCTGAGTTACTAGCAAAGCTAAAACCTATCCTTGGAAAAGGGTGGGACGCTTTCAAAGGCATTCTATCTGGCATCTTTGGCAAGTTGGCTGAAAAGCTTCAACCTGTTAAGGAAGAAGAAAACAACGGTTAATAGGAAAACACACTTCTTAAAACTTAACTAACCCTTTTTTTGGAGAATGTTATGATTGACAAGATTAAATCCCTAACCACTTCACGCAGATTCTGGATCGCCATCGCTGGTGTTGCAGTCGCAGTCTCAGAACACTTAGGTCTAGGCTTCGAGGCAGAAACTGTTAATTCAGTTGTATTGCTAGCTGCGTCTTGGATTGTCGGTGACTCACTAAGAGCTACTGAATAATCTAAAGAAAATTCAACAACGATGTTGTTTTTTAGCGGGTCATTTGGTATAATATTACTAGATGACCCGTTTTTTATTGGAGACATATATATGAACAGTTTACAACAAACATTGATTGCTGCGGCAGAAACACATTTTCAGGCTAAGACAGCCAAAGCCGCTGCAACCATTAACGTATATCTGAACAATCCTGTTGGCGTTGGTGAGCACCCACAAATCGTGGATGAATTCATCGAAGCTATTGAGGCATACGAAGCTGCAAGTTCTGGCTTTGATGTTGTTCAGAAACTAAAGGAACAAATGGTACAGGCTAATGAGTCAGCATAAAGTAAAGGTTTCTTACATATTCGTTGGTGTAGATCAACGCTACCACATGACTGATGGTAAACACTTTAAGATCTTAGTTGACCTAGAGGACAACATACCCTCTGCCTACATGCTAAGAAAAACAGAAGATAAAGTGCTGCAAGATATACACCAAGAAATAACTCACTACCATTGGGAGTGGGTAAAGAAACGTTTGGCTGGCTTTAGAAAGATTGAGGGAAGCCGGGAAGTTGAAGTTACTTATATAGCTACAGTTCCCTATATGGCAGACACTGCCAAGAAAGCTTCGTGGAAAACAGTAGAACAATTACAAGAGGAAGGTTTAATAAGTGACTATCATGGAGAGATTATCGGAAGAACAGGATCTTACACTTTCAACTAATACCTTCGTCAATATTGGTGTTAGCAAAGAAGGTGACTTCCTATTCCACGTACAGTGGGATCAAGGTGATGTTGATGGAATTGTCAGACTTGCTAAAATGTTTCACGACCTCAAGACAACAGATCTAATAGAAGAAATTCTTATACAAACTCAGGCACAAGCAGACACAAAAACGATGCAAACTGATACAGGTATGCTTGTCACAGCTTATACTACGTTGCAAAATGCTACAAAAGAACCTGAGTACGACGAACCCTTAATTAGGCCGAGTGAAATCGAGCAACTTTTTAAGTAAAATTGAAATTTTTATCGACCCTTTTGTTGACCAAAGGGGTATAATATGTTATACTTTTATCCGTAGAGGAGGACACATGAGGAATAAGATTGCTTGGGAAAGCTGGAATGAAATGATTGCAGAAACCCCATCATCTCCTGAGCCAAATTCGTCATCTCAAACTTATTATGACGAAGAAGGTTCTGCTTCTGAAGTAGATCCCTCTATGATGGCATACTTAGATAATATGTACCCAGCAGAGAAGAGCATTATCTCAACTCCGTTTGGCATGTTCTATCAAGAGAGTCACCTACGACCTAGCCAACGATGGGATTGTTGGATGGGTTACACTAACTTTGATATCACACCTTCTGTTCTTGCTAAAATTGAGACAGTAGCAGGAGTAGAAGCCATCAAAGTTCTTGGTAGGTATACTTTTTTCGTAGGTATTGGAAAAATGTTTAAGTTCCGAGAGGTACGTTCCGATATAGAAAGTATGCTAACTGGCGAAAAAACTTTGTCTGACCCCTTGACAACAAGTGACCCAATAGTGTATAATGGTGTTATCGACGTTGACTTGGGTGAAGTTATTGAGGAACTAAGTCAGTACAAACATTGGGCAGCATACCTGTCACCAGAAGGATCTGTTGACTATATTGTTTCCAATGAACAGGATGAAGACTATACATATGGAGTGTCGCTACTAAAAGAATACCATTCTATAGGTGGTGGCGAATTTTTAGAATCTGGAGGAGATCATAATGACAGAATCAGCGAAGACGGAAACCAAGGTAATTGAGGATCTAGAGACACGGGACTTTGACCAAGCTTTGAAAAATAAAGATTACCGCAAGATCATGGATAGCGTCTGCTACAAGTTTCGTAAACGAGTAGATCCTGATGTAATACAATCTATCAAGCTTACAACTCTTTGGGAGTGTCTAAATAAGTTTGATCCAACGAAGGGATGTAAATTTACTTCCTTTCTCTACAACTCGCTAAGACTAAACATTAGCAACTCTATGAAACGGCGAAAGTACCAAGAATTCACTAATATACCTTTCGAGCGTTACAATGAGAAGACAGAAGACTTTGAAGTTATTATTGATGCTTTGCCCGAAGAATCGAAGTCGATCCTTCGTATGAAGTTTCAAGATAAGATGACTATCGAAGAAATAGGACAGAAGAAGGGATATAGTCGTGAGACAGCACGCAGAAATGTGGCAAAGGCTATTGAACTAATCAGGGAAATTAACGGCATTGAGATTTAATCATGAAAATTGAGCTTTTACATAATGACCATAATCACCAAGAGCTTCTAGAGGCTATATTCGAGGGTGCTGAAAAGCGATGTGATGTTTGTGTTCCAACTGGAATACTAAACTCCATCCCCCAAGAAGTGAAGGACAACTGCAACCTTACAGCTATAGTGGACTTTCCATTAGGACTTAGTGACACAAGACTGAGGATACATGAGATAGTGCTAGCTGCAAGGCAGAAGGTTAGAAAGGTTGACTTGGTAATTAACAATCATCATGTAGAATTTTGTGATTATAGTAGCATAGGAAAAGATTTGAAGGCATGTGTTAATGCGTGCCGTGAAAACGGGTTAGAATTGCGACCCATCATTGAACATCGTTTGCATCATTCAACAGATGTGCATAGAACCTGCGAAGTACTTATAAGTAATAAATATATTAATCAAGTCGTATTGGGGACAGGTACTGTAGTTGATGATCCTATTGATAACTTAATTCTTGCTATGGAACTAAAGAAAAATCTCTCGGTTGAGGTCACTGCCTGCTCACCAGTGCTCAACCAACGCCACCTTGACCTTTATAAGGACTCAGGAATAGACGGTTTAAGGTTAAAATCCTACAAATTATTAAGTAATATGCTCCCTAATCTTGTTTAGGTGTGTATATTATAAGTAGGACTAGTAAAATGTTAGGATGTTGTTTTAATTAATTGGTTCTTTTTTCAAAAGGAGGCATATTATGCCAGTACCATCAAGCAATTCACATCTTAAGAAAGCTACCGGCGGTGCATACGTCAAAACTGACGAAGTAATCAACGGTGGGAAAGTACTAGGCCATAGTGATTTCACTATTCTAGACTCTCGTGACGACAACGCAGACATCAGTACTATGATCGGAGCTCTAAGCGGTTCTGCTCATACTTATAGTGCTGCTAAAGCCTTGTCTTCAGGTACTTTTGGCTACGATAACCAAGCAGGTGTTCACATGCAACGCACTGTTTCATTATCAGGTGTAGCTAATACCAAACTTCAGAACGGTGCTGCCGATCACGGTAACCGCCTGAACGTCATGAAGTACAGAAAGACTATCGGTGCTAACACTGCATCTAAAGTACGTCTTGGTCTGTTTAACTACACTGGTCGCTTCGCAGACGGTAGCAGCATTGGCAGCAGAACTCTGTTCGTCAACGCAGCTAATACTGCAGTTAGCGATCCGACTGCACTTAACAGCTTCCTATACGATATCGCTGATGGAAACAACAGTGACATCCAACTAGACGATGCTGTAGGTACTAGAGTTAAGCCGGGTGAATACACTGTTCTAACGAACTTTGTAAGCTTCACCGCTAATAACCTAGACATCGAAGGTGTCATGGGTGCCTAAGTTATAGTCGTGTAATCAACTATACGGGAAGGGAGGCGAGCAATCGTCTCCCTTCTTTTTTCCACTTCTTTTGTCCTGAAAGGAGGATACTATGTCTGATTTGCTTAGTGACTACCCTGCATTAGCCGCTGTTGTGGCTGTGACGGGATTGTTCCTGAAAACTGTTGAGGCACTGATTGAGAAGATTAAACCTTCTAAATCTAACCTAACCAGTGAAGAACAGCTAAAGCTAGATGAAATCTATGGTTTCATCACGGAAGCAGAGAAGGATGGAGTACCTCTTAGCTATGAGCTAAGAAAATGGATAGATGAAAAGGAAAGCACTAGCGAAGAGCTAGAGAAAATCAATGAGGCGTTAAAAGTAATCGGTCGTGACAACCATATCATTGCAGAGATTCTGAATCGAATAATTCGATAAATTCCTCGTATTTTCACCGAAGGGGGTTGCAAAAGCAGCCCCCTTCTCTTATAATGTATGTGTAACAAGTGGCATTTTTTAAGGAGACAGAATATATGTCAGATAACAATTCTCCCGAACTACGGGAACATACCCTCGAAGATGGTCGTATTGCCATCACCACACCTGTGGAAACTGAGGATTTCACTTTTGAGCGATTGGTTGCTCTTAAGACTCAAGACGGCGAGCTTCTATGGGAGCGTAAGTCGTAATGAGGCCAAGCTGGGATCAATATTTCATGGGAATGGCACATTATGTAGCTATTCGTAGCCATGACTCCCAGACTAAAGTCGGGTGCGTTATAGCCAATATGGACAATAATGTTGTTGGTATTGGTTATAATGGCTTCCCTGCTGGTACTGACGACTCACATCTTCCGACCGTCAGACCAAAGAAATACCCCTATATAGTACACTCAGAGCAAAATGCCCTAAGTAACATGCTAGTACAAACTAATGAACCTAAAAAAGCTTATGTTACTGCTATGCCTTGTGCGACCTGTGCTAAACTATTATGGCAAGCCCACGTAAGGGAGTGGTATATTGAGGAAGAAGCATATGTAAATTCTTGGAATACTAGCGACCAAGAAGTATTTGATTTTTTAATAAATAATGGTTTAGTTGTAAACTCTATAAAAACAGAGCCAAAGTTCTTAAAAGATGTGTATAGTAAAATAGACACAGAGACTTAAAGAATAGCTCGGCCAATATTAGGGTTTGGCAGCTAAAAACGGCACAACCTCTGTGGGGCTTTTGCCGCCGGTAGCGTACTATGATATACGGCTAGTTTAAACACGCTACCGGCACAAACCGTGCTGTATTGAAGGAAGGAATTATAAGTTGTCTATAAAAGCACTTCAAGATTATACGTTCGTAGCGAAATACGCAAGATACTTACCTGAAAAGAAAAGAAGAGAAACTTGGCCAGAAAGTGTCGCTCGTGTTAAGGGGATGATGTTAGAACAGTATGCAGACATTCCTGAGGTACACGAAGACATAGAATGGGCATATGACATGATGCTCAAAAAGCGTTGCTTAGGTTCGCAGCGTGCTCTACAATTTGGCGGCTCGCCAATTATGAAACACAATGCTAGAATGTACAACTGTACGGTTAGCTTCATTGATCGCCTTAGATTTTTCCAAGAGTGCATGTACCTCTTGTTGTGCGGTTGCGGAACCGGATTCTCTGTCCAAACACATCACGTAGAAAAACTTCCCAATCTGATTAAGTCTAAGAGTGGCACAAAGAAATACGTTATCCCTGATACAATCGAGGGATGGTCAGATGCTATTGGTATCTTAGTAAGTAGCTATTTTGACCAAGACGAATTGTTCCCAGAGTATAGTGGCAAGAATGTCCAGTTTGATTACTCTCAGATTCGTCCTGCCGGTGCTCCTATTGGATCTGGTTCAGGTAAAGCTCCCGGCCCAGAACCTCTTAAGAATGCTCTAGCAAACATTAGAAAGATCTTAGACAAGGCTTTGAAAGAACTAGAGTTCGCTAATGGCGATGCTAGAAAGCTAAAACCAATTCAGGCATACGATATTGTTATGCACAGTTCTGATGCGGTTATCTCTGGCGGTGTTCGTAGAAGTGCAACCATCTGTGTCTTCAGTCCTCACGACGAAGAAATGGCAAAGGCCAAGACTGGTAACTGGTTCATCGAGAACCCACAGCGTGGACGTTCTAATAACTCTGCTTTGTTGCTACGTGACGAGACTACGCCTGAGCAGTTTGCCGAACTAATGCAATCTGTTCGTGAGTTTGGAGAACCGGGATTTGTGTTCTCTGATTCTACTGAGCTTGTCGTTAACCCATGTGTTGAGATCGGTATGTGGCCTGTTGATGAGACCACTGGCGAATCTGGATGGCAAGGCTGTAACCTAAGTACTGTTAACTGTGCAAAGGTTAAGACAGAAGAAGACTTCTACGAAGCAGTCAGGGCTGCGGCTGTTATTGGTAGCCTACAGGCAGGCTTCACTAAGTTTGATTATCTTGGTGAGCACACAGAGCGAATCTATGCTCGTGAAGCACTTCTAGGCGTATCAGCTACTGGATGGATGGAAAACGTTGACATTTGTCTTGATCCCGCAGTCCAGAGAAAAGCAGCTAAGGTAGCAAAGAAAACAAACAAAGAGATGGCCGCTAAGCTTGGTATTAATCAGGCGGCTCGTGTTACTTGTGTTAAGCCAGAAGGGACAGCCAGTTGTATCTTAGGTACATCATCTGGTATTCACCCTCACCACGCTAAAAGATATATTAGACGTGTTCAGGCAAACAAGATGGAAGACATCTATCAGCACTTCCAGACTATCAACCCAAGAGCATGTGAAGAATCTGTTTGGTCTGCTAATGGAACAGACGATGTTATCTCGTTCTGTGTTGAAGTTCCAGCAGGCTCTAAAATCAAAAACAAAGTAAGTGCCATTGAGTTACTTACATATGTAAAATCTACTCAGCAAAACTGGGTACTTCCGGGAACCAATATTGACTTATGTACTCAAGACTGGTTGACTCACAACGTGTCTAATACTATCAATGTTAAGCCGGAAGAATGGGAAGAGGTAGAAAAGTTTATATATAAAAACCGTAAGTACTTCTGTGGTATTTCATTACTACCTGTTACTGGCGATAAAGACTATGCTCAGGCTCCGTTCTCAGCTATCTACTTGCCAACAGAAATGTTGAACTACTATGGAGAAGGTTTTGTGTTCTGCTCTGGAATTATTGAGCAAGCATTAGACCTGTTTGAGGATAACCTATGGGCAGCATGTGACAGCCTACTTTCTCTTGGAGCTCCAATCAAGGGTTCAGCTAAGAAAGAGTTTGCTGTACGATGTCAAAAGTTTGCAGATAACTACTTTGAGGGAGACCTTAAACAGTTAACTTACTGCATGAAAGATATTTATAACTTCAAGCTATGGACTGAGCTTAACAGAGAATACCAACCTGTTGACTTCACTGAAGTGTTTGAGGATGATGACAATACCGATCTTCAAGGTGCCGTAGCGTGTGCTGGTGGTGCCTGCGAGATCACAAGTTTTTAAGGAATTTATTATGAGCGACGATAAACCATTGTTCGATGAGTGCTATCTAGATTCCCTTAATCAGCACGCCGCTGAAATCGGGTTCACCGAAGATATCACAGAAGAAAGCTTTTACATCCCTGCTGAGGCAGAATACGTTGATGTAGAAGGCGAAGAGATTGAAGAGATTGAATTAGAGATCTCTAGGTCTCAATACAGCAAAAAGAAAGATGATGACTACTGGAAACGGTGGTATAAAAATAAGTCTGCAACTACATACAAATATGAAAACCCAAAGACTGGTGAAGTATATTATTTCAACCGAAAGGGTATACATAAGAAAGACGGAGTTACTTTAACATATAAAGGTAAAGCCGGAGATCCAACTGTAGCAGACCCAAAGACTGGAGCTTGCTGGGAAGGGTACGAAAGAGTACCTAACACCAAAGAAGGTGAACCGGGAAGTTGCAGAAAGATTGGATCAAGTAAGGCTGCTGAATATCAGGGACGAAAGGTTAAATTAAATAAACCTTTTAGAACTCCAGATGGCCCAAAGAAGTTTTCTGTGTATGTAAAGAATGAAAAGGGTAACGTAGTTAAAGTTAACTTTGGCGACCCCAACATGGAAATTAAAAAAGATAATCCTGCAAGACGTAAGAGTTTTCGTGCTCGTCACAGATGTGACACTCCCGGCCCTAAGTGGAAGGCACGTTACTGGTCTTGTAAGATGTGGTAATTGAAAAAGGTATAGAGTAATGGGTTATAATGATTACGGAAATAACTGGCGTATCTCAGGATACATGCACAATGTTACCATTGATGGTACTCCTGTGTATGGTGCTCAGGCTGTAGGTCTAGACAGAGGCTATGAATATAATAGTCTTAGAGATCAAGGTCGAATGAGAGATAGTCACTTCTTCACTAATCCCGACAGTCTACATCAAATAACTATTGATCGTGTGATTGACGGTGGCTCTATTGCTCTATACTCTGGAATTAATTACTTATCTGATGGTCAAACTAGCTATGAGACTAACCACCTGTTGGCCGATGCTAATCTCGGTTCAGCAGGTTGGATAGCTCTCAGAAAGAAAGATGTTTGTATTAATTATGGTACAGACAAAGAAGACCATATGGCCGGTGCTATTGCTGGCATCAGACTAAGAGATGCAATCATGACAGCCTTGTCGTACTCACTAGATTCAAGTGGGTCACTAACAGAATCTTCTACTTGGGTATCTCCAGAACTTGACTACGAAGAAAGCTTCGGTGGTAGTTATGGTAAAGGTACTGTGAGTGATCCAGCACACACTGCCTCAGATCTAATTAGAAGACAACATGTTAATTTAGCTGACTGTGTATTCCCTGATTTAATTACTGAAAACACGGAACAAGCCTCTACTTATAGTGCTAGTAAAATGCTTGATATCACAGAAGGCAATGCCGACATTGGTGTATATGGCCTTACTGGATGGACTTATGGTTTTGACATAGACTTTGGAACATTACAAGATAATGGTCGTCCGGGAATTGCAAATACTGGAAACCCACATCAATATAGATATGTTAATGTACCAGTTACAGTCTCCTCTTCATTCACTGCTATAGCAAGAAAAGAAGGAGCATTCAAGATGGATAGAACACAGGCTCAGTATGATAACCCAGACTTTGGAGCACTATTTAAGCCTGATGACCACATTAGACTTTCTTACTGGAATGCCACAGGAACTAACATACTTAATGTAGATCTAGGTGCAAGAAATTACATAACTGGCATTAATCTGACTGGTTCAGATGCTGGTGGTGGTAGCAACTTAGAATATGAAATAACTTTTGAAAACAAAATGGGCGACTTCTTACAGTATACAGGAGCCGTAACAACTCCAACTTATGGAGCAGAAATTTAATCAACAACAAGGAGAAACGATGACAGCAGCATTTTTTGATGACAGTAAGGAAATCAAAGTTCAGCGACTTTGTACTGATTCAACAATACCAACAAAATCTAATCCAACAGACGCAGGCTTTGATCTATATGCCTGCACAGATACAGAACTATGGCCATCTGAAAGAGCTTTAGTATGTACTGGAATTGCGATGGCTATACCAACTGGTTATGCAGGGCTTATATGGGATAGGTCAGGCTTGTCTTCTAAACATGGTATACATCGTTACGCCGGAGTTATTGACTCTGGTTATCGTGGGGAAATCAAGGTTTGCTTATATAACTCAACTGGCAATCTATATAAAATAAAAAAGGGGGATAGGATAGCTCAGCTATTAATCCAAGAAGTGCCGAACTTTACACTTGTCGAGTCCGTAGAACTAGATGAAGCGGATAGGGGAGATAATGGTTTCGGTTCTTCAGGAAAATAGTATATGAAAAAATCCACTCCAACTCAACTTAAAAAAGCAGCCCAATTCAAATCAAAACCCATAAAGCCCAAAACAAAGAATCAAGAGTTCTACTTTGAAGCATTGCAGAAAAGTACCGTGACTTTTTGTAGTGGGCCTGCAGGCTGCGGTAAAACAGCAGTAGCTGTAGGATTGGCCTGTCAATATTTACTGTCCGGCGAAATAGAAAAAATAGTTATAACCCGACCTGTGGTAGAAGCAGGTTCAGGGTTAGGCTTTCTGCCGGGAACTTTAACTGAAAAGATTCATCCTTATTTAGTACCTATATTAGAAGAGATGAAGAAGTACTTTGCCAAGCAATCACTTAACGACATGAGAGTAAATAATATAATAGAGCTATGTCCGTTAGAATATATGCGAGGTAGAAACTTTCACAACTGCTTTATGATACTAGACGAAGGACAGAACGCTACACTGTCACAAATAAAGATGTTTATCACCAGAATAGGGCAAGGATCTAAAGCTCTTATTAATGGAGACTTAGACCAAACTGACCTTCCTTCTTCTGCTAGTGGAGGAATGGACTATTGTATGGATAGACTCGACGGTTGCAGAGGCGTTACAAATGTATATCTTACAGAGGACGACATTGTTCGCAACGGAATTATTTCTAGAATTCTCAAATTATTGTGAGCAATATTAGCTGTGTCCCTCTATAATATTCTGTAGGAGGAATTAATATGCCAACTTATGATTATGAATGCCGGACTTGTAGTCACGGTGAAGAAGTATACCAATCGTTTAGCGACAAGCCATTAACTACTTGTCCTAAGTGTGGTGAAGAACAATATCGACGTGTTATCTTGACAGCCCCACGCATTAGTGTGAAGGGTGAGCCAACCACTATTGGTCAGCTATCGGATAGAAACACAGCTAAGATGGGTCGCTATGAACTGCAAGCTCGTGAGCAGGCAGATGACATTGCTGGCCAACTTAAACAAAAGGAAGACCGTCAGACATACAAGAAAATTAACAGTATGACTGCGGCTCAAAAGAAGAAATACATCGAGGAAGGTTAACATGGAAAAGCAAGGCAAGCGAAGTCAAGCACCACATATGGCAATCATTACATTCAAGATTGATTGTCGTCAGATGCTTAGTGATGGTAGTGTAGACCCTATTCCTGTACACGAAAGTGAATACAAGAAGTATGGAATGACTAACCTAGCAAAGATCAAGGTTGAAGGCTTTGACAGAGCTGACTGCTTAAAGAAGGCAAAGAACCTTCTGCTTTCCCTGAATGATGGAAAGGATAATGACTAATGTCAGTAGAACAATTTTTACCACCTAGTGATGTCACTACTACTTACTATGGTAAGGGCGGTGCAGAAACTTCTCAGCGAGATGCTCTTGCAAAATCCTCAGTTAAGTCTGATGGCAGTGGACAGTATTGGGTGTTGTTTGGTCGTGGTGATCTGTTTGATCCCAATGGCCAGTTTAAGTACAAGGCTAAATCTTCTATGTTTGCCCTAAAGAAGGTTAGTAAGAAAGTCTTTGATTATTATCTCGGACACTTACAGTCTAATCAGGAACTTTTGTTGACTAGGGCTCGACGAACTTTTATGCAGGAGTTATAATATGACTACTAAAAAAGGCCCACTATCTAAAGTGGAACGTGAATACATTGAAGCTAATTATATGGAAAAGACTGCAGAAGAAATCGCTTCTGACTTAAATCGGTCACTTCCATTCGTTACTAAGCACATCCCAGAGCGTACACAAAACGAAAGCACTGCCACCAACATTAAGGCTGGTGATTTCTTTGCACGCAATGAAGATCGTGGTGCAACTATTATGACTAAGACAGCTTCTCAAGTAGCTGACGAAAATCGTAAGAATGCAAACCCACTATCTTCTTCTAAATACAATAATGCAGTCGCACCTATTAGGAAGCAAGACTAAGTATAACAGGGGAGTGTTATGGATATTTGTACTGGTTATAATAAGTATATTCGTGACTTAATATATGAATCAACTGAGATTCTGTGGAAGTGCACATTGAACACAGGCACAGAAGTTTGGTCTGATTGGGAAAACGACGAGTTTGAAGAGCCAAACCCATATAAGCGTATGATGGCTTATCTCGAAGCTAACCCAGAAGAATATATAGTAAAGGCTGAGATATTACCTATGGGTCACAGACCTGTTCTCTTGTTTGAGAATGAGACTGGTCTTGATGGCTTCTTCCTGCTACGTGGTGCATCTAAAGATGTAAGCATGGGCGGTGGAAAGGCTAACAATTTTCAGCACATTACTGCTGGCCTTCTAAGGGATGATTGTGAAAACATCGACGTTAGAAAGTACAGCTTCCCTCAGTGTGATTTTGAACCCTTCGTTCAAGAACGAGAACTAACTCACGAAAACGTTGTATATATGGTGTGGACTAATGGATCAACCAAAAGACAGTCAGAAAAAGTTCAAGAGTGTTTCGACCGGGCAAATGTGCTCAACGGCTCAGTATCTAGCTGAGCTAATGTGTCTGCGACGAGCAGAGCGAAACAACGAAGGTAATCTTGCCTTCAAATTCTGGAACAAATCTCAAAAGAAATCTTATCAAGCTCAGATTGTGTCTGTCAATAGGCTCATCAAACAGTTTGGAGAAGATTGCGTAATTGAGTATCTGATGAAAGAAAATACTAGAGTATTCTCTACGGGTTTCTATCATCCACACAAATGGTTAGCAGATGAGATAAAGTCATTCAAGGTTAAGTTTGACAAGCGACCTAAACCTAAGAAGGTCGAAGAAGACTTTGACAAGATAGACACTGAAGCTAAACCACGTAAGCAATATAAGAAAAAGAATCTATTCAATACATTAAGGAACATAGATAATGGCAAAAGCAAAGAAGATTGAACAACCTGCCTTCATGAAGGACATCGTTAAGAAGTATGGGAAGGTTATCTCAACTGGTATTGAGGTAATGGACAAGCGTAAGGATTATGAAGTCATCCCTGTTTCCCCTGCTATTGATATGTCTCTAGGTGGCGGTATCCGTGAAGGTTCTTGGGTTATCCTGACTGGTGACCCTAAGTGTGGCAAGACTACCACAGCATTACAGATTGCATCTAACTGTCAGGCAGAAGGCCGACCAGTTGTTTACATTGACGCTGAAGGTCGTCTTAAGGACATGAACCTGACTGGTGTTAATGGACTAGACCTAGATAAAGTACAGATCGTACAGTCTGACGATGAGCCTTTGAGTGCAGAAGCTTTTCTTGACATTTGTGTTAAGCTAGTTAGTGCCAAAGAAAACCATCGCTGTGTATGTATCATTGACTCAACTTCTTGCCTAGTCCCACAGAAAGAATTAGACGAAGTTGTTGGTGGTGTTGGTCGTGCTGGTCTACCTAAGATCCTATCTTCATTCTGTAAGAAGATGGCACAGATTGTACCTAACCAACGTGCAACAGTTATTATTATTACTCACTACATCGCTAACACTAGTGGTTATGGCCCAACACGTATGCCTGACTGTGGACGTAAGATTCAGTATCAAGCTGACACACGCATGGAAGTCAAGAGCATTTCTCCTTGGGTTGAAGGCGACAAGCAAATTGGTCAGTCTGTAAACTGGAAGATCCTATGTTCTTCTATCGGATCTCCCGGCCAAGAAGCTCAAAGCTGGTTACGCTACGGTGAAGGTATTGACAAGATCCAAGAGTCTCTAGTTATCGGCATGGAAATCGGTCTTATCTCTAAGGCTGGTGCATGGATTACTCTAGACTTCTTAGTTGAGTCTGCAGACCTTCTACCTAAGATTTTCCCAGAGCTTAATCTGGAAGATGAAGAAGCAGTAGTCAAAGCTTGTAAGTTCCAAGGTCAGGCACGAGTGCTTGAGTTCCTAAAGCAGAACCCAGAAGTTGTTACTAAACTAGAAGCCGACATGAAAGAGATGCTGTAATGAAGATACTTGGTTTAGATGGAAGAGAGCATTCTTGGAATCCAAGCCATAAGTCTGGAACATTCTCAGATAAAAATAAGTCAAAGTTACACATTTCTGTCAGAAACTTCTTGAAATCTGAGTTCCCTTATGATAGAATATTGGAAGAGGTTACACTTCCCGGAACTAGAACTAGTATCCGCAAGAGTACCCTTTACGCAGATTTCTTTATTCCTAATCGAAGCATGATAGTTGAGGCTCATGGAGAGCAACACTATAAGTACAATAGTTTCTTCTTCAAAGACAAGAAGTCCTTCTATCGTGCTAAGGCTAGGGACAATGACAAAAGAAACTGGTGTGAGCAGAATGGCATCACAATGGTAGAGTTGAGCTATAAGGATAATGAAGATGAATGGCGACAATTACTTAACGAATGAAGAACGGGTGCAACAGTTCTTAGATAGGGTCGATGACTTTATTAAGGACGCTGGTGTAGACCTAGTGGAGGCTAATCCTCAGGTCAAAGAGATCATGAATATGCAGTATGATGATCTAAAATCACTTAGCAATGATGAATGTTCAAGGTTTGCTTTTCTGCTATACTCATACGCCGAACATATAAATCACCTATTAAATAAACAAAATACCATAAAAGAGTGGGCAGAAGATTCCATTTGGTATATAATATCTAAGGACATTGGTAACTACGGTTCCCAATATTCCAAGTGGCAAGAGAAATACTATGGAGCAGTGAGGGAAAACCCTTTGGCTTCAGAGATTCAGAAGGTTCTAACTCACGCCAAGGCACGAGTGAACCTGTTACAAAATACAGCTAATAATATAAGTAGGTTGGGAGACATCCTACTACAGCAAAGTAAGAGGTACTAATAATGAGTTTAATCGAGACAGCAAAAGATTTGCTTAGAAAAGGTATACAGTTAAATGATCCAGAAATTATTGAAATGGCCAACGAGTTGCTTGGTCAAGCTACCCCTAAAGCTAGCATTGAAGTCCGTCCGTCTGTTCAGGCCGTCGAACCTCAGCCATCTCCCACGCCATCACCAGAGCCCGAAGTAGTAGCGGCTGATCGTCCTATCCGAGAGATTGTGTCTGAAGAAGACTTCTCGACTAAGACTAATGCTGCTTTACCTGCAGGAAATGCTCCTGTTGCAGGTGGTGGTTTTCACAACACTTTTGTAGATGACGGCTCAGAGTTTTCTGATATAAAAACTCCTGAGGTATCACGTTCACAGCGACGCAAACCTATTGAGTATATTAAACAAGTCTGTGATTCATGTTCAAAAACATTTGAGGTTCATCCTACTTTTGCTCGTGACACCTACGTCTGTGATCGTTGCATCAGAAATAAAGTTAGAAAATAATTCAAGTTTGGGGTTGACCATATCCGATATATGGTTATAATGGGAGTATTGAAAGGGGATACACATGAGTTTAGGAAATTTTGCATTGTGGGCTAGTGTTGTATTATACGGCATAGTTGCATTTGACTATGCACGAGACAGGAACTGGCCATTAATGGTAGTATTTTTGTGTTATGCAATAGCCAACATTGGTTTTATTTGGCAGATGCTAAGAGGAGAAAAGTAATATGGAACTGAAGGATTTTGCAGCAGAGCGTGCCGTACTCGCTGGCTTTTGCCAGCTTGGACTCGATGCGGCACTCGATCTTGACTTCATCGAACCAGACCACTTCACCCATGAAGTGAATCAGGCGATCTTTAAGTGTGTCAAGAAAAACCTATCTGAGTCTAATGTTGTCGATTTATCTGGGTTACTTTCTGCCGCCAACAATCTTGGTTTCGGCTCTCTTGTAGAGAATAAGGATGAGGTAGAGTTCCTTCGTTCATTATTCAACTTCCCAATCCATAAAGACAACCTTGTTGTTCACGCAGCTAAACTAGCAAAGTTAAAGCTTGGCCGGGACATGATGCAAACACTCAATGTTTGTCAATCACAAATCAAATCAATCACAGGCGATGAAGATATTCAAGATATTATCTCACTGGTAGAAACTCCAGTTCTTGAAGCAACATCATCTGTATATGAGTCTGGTGGAACTAAGCCAGAAACTCTTGGTGACGAAGTATTAGATTACGTCGAGCACCTAGCTGAAAACAAAGTAGAAATGATTGGTATCAGCACAGGCTTCCCACGATACGATAAAGCTATCGGTGGTGGACTGCGAAGAAAGTGTGTTGATCTAGTTGCTGCCCGACCTAAGGTTGGTAAGTCCATGTTTGGTGACGCAGTAGCTCTTCATGTTGCTAAGAATCTAAATATTCCAGTTCTCGTACTGGATACCGAAATGTCCAAAGAAGATCACTACAATCGTATTCTTGCTAACCTATCTGACGTAGATATGAATGATATCTCGACAGGTAAGTTTGCAGACAACGATTCAATTCATGAGCGAGTCACTCAGGCCGCTGAAGAACTTCAGGACATCCCATACCACTATATCAGTATTGCTGGCCAACCATTTGAAAACATCTTGGGCATCATGCGTAAGTGGATTCATCAAGAAGTTGGCTTTGACGAAGACGGTCGAACTAATGACTGCTTGGTCGTATACGATTACTTAAAGCTTATGAACTCATCTAGCATTAACAATAGTATGCAGGAATTCCAAGTTCTTGGTTTCCAAATTACTCAGTTACATAACTTCATGGTTAAGCACGACTGTGCGTGCCTCAGTTTTGTACAGTTAAATAGAGATGGTATTACCAAAGAATCTACTGATGTAGTCAGTGGTTCTGACAGGCTCATCTGGCTATGTACAAGCTTCACTATCTTCAAGTTGAAGAGTGATGAAGAGATGGCAGACGATGGCCATGATGAAGGCAACAGGAAGTTAGTTCCAGTTGTTGCCCGACATGGCGGTGGCCTAGACGATGGTAATTATATTAACTTGTCTATGATTGGAGAGAAGGGTAGACTTGTTGAGAATAAGACTCGTAATGAACTAAAGTATTCAAACAACGTTAGTGATAAGGGATTTGCATTCAATGGAATCGACGAAGAAGAATTCGACTTACAAGAAATGGAATAATGAACAGGTAATCGAAGTATGCCGACAGCTTCTTGATAAGTTGCCTGAGCTACTAGATCACTTTGACATTGAGTACATTGAGTATCCTAATAGGTACGCTATGCCTTGCCCGATTCATGGTGGTGATTCACCTGAGGGTTGCACAATCTTTACCGATGGTAATAATAGTAAAGGTAACTGGCGGTGCTGGACTAACTCCTGTCATGAAGAACAGGGACAAAATATTCTGGGATGGCTTAAAGGTGTCCTATCCCAAACATCTGGACGGGAATACTACTTTGGCTCAACAATGGCATGGGCTGTAAAATTCCTTAACTGTGACATTGAAGATATTCAAGAGCGAGAGCCAGATCCACTAGAAGAAGCTAACAAGCTAATTGCTGCGTTTGAAAAGAAGCCAAACCGTGATAATGTTAGCAAGATAACAAAAGAACAGATCAGAGAAACCCTATCTTACCCCTGTGAGTACTACATGGGACGAGGATATAGTGAAGAGACCCTAAATCACTTCGATGTAGGGCTCTGTACGGCCTCAGGAAAGCCGATGAGTGGTAGAGTCGTAGTTCCAATCTATGATGAAGAACATCGCTATGTGGGCTGCGTGGGGCGTTCTCTAGACCCTAACAGAAAACCCAAGTGGTTACACAGTAAAGGGTTCAGAAAAGCTTCCTATCTCTATGGTATGCAGTCTGCTAAGGAACATATCCTCAGTAGTGGTACAATAGTATTAGTTGAAGGTCAGGGTGACGTTTGGCGATTGTATGAAGCAGGAATCAAAAACACAGTTGGAATCTTTGGTGCTAACCTTAGTGATGAGCAAATGATTCTACTGGAGCAGTCAGGAGCACTTAATGTTGTTGTCCTAACTGATACAGATGAGGCTGGTGAAAAGGCCGCAAAACAGATCAAAGAGAAGTGTGGTCGAAGATTTAATTACTATAGACCTGAAATTTCTCAAAAAGATGTGGGCGAAATGTCCATCGAGATGATACAATTAGAGGTAATCGAACCCTTGAAAGGAATACTATAATGACAGGACATATTTTAGCGTTTGCAGGACGCAAGCAATCAGGCAAGAGTACATGTGTTAATTTTTTACACGGTGTTCAGTTAACTGCATTTGGAAAGATCCCAAACTTTGATATTGGGAATGGTGGTCAACTTGTAGTTCCTTCAGACGAAGAAGGTTCGGACGACAAATTTGTAATTGAATGTGCAAGAACAGACATGGAATTTGCTCAATGGGCAATGGAAAACATGTGGCCGTATGTTCGACACTTTGCCTTTGCTGATACTCTGAAGAATATGGCTGTTAGCTTATTCGGTATTAAGCCAGAACAGGTATTTGGCACAAATGATGAGAAGAATACACCTACGCAATACAACTGGGAAGACATGCCGGGAGTTGAAGGTAAGAGTGGAGCAATGACCTCCAGAGAATTCTTACAGCACTTCGGTAGCGACTTGTGTCGCAAGATTTATCCTAACATTTGGGTTGATGCTTGTATCAATCAGGTTACCCAATCGAATACACATCTATCATTGATTTCCGATGTTAGATTTCCTAATGAGATCGAGGCAGTGCAGGCTGCTGGCGGTAAAGTCATCCGACTAACCCGCAAGCCATTTGAAGATTCACACCAAAGTGAAACTGCACTTGACCACCTTGATGACTCTGTATATGATGGTGTTATTGATAATACTTCAATGAACATCGAAGAACAGAGCATGAAGCTACTCGATTTAATCAAGGGCTTTGGCTGGATGGATGCTCCAGAGTCTGCAGAAGAAAAGGACAGTTAATGTTCGTTACATATTTCCGTAGCTCAAGCTACAACAACTTCGACTACTGCCAGATGCAGTACTTCCTTACCTATGTTCTGGGCTATCGTTCAGTCTCCGGTAAGAAAGCTCAGCTAGGTACTATCGTTCATAAAGTGTTCGAGATTGCCGCTGGGATGAAGAAGATGTTACAAGATAATCCTGACAGGAAGCGAATGACTTTTGTTGATCCTGAAGTTGCAGAGGTAAAGTTCACTAGAACTAATCTCGACCCAGATCATCCGAAGTCAATGGATTTCTTATACAAGCTATTAGACATTAGCTTTGAATATTATACTAGCCATGACGACCATGAGTACAAGCCAGCAGACTACAAGTTCTGTAAGAAGCAGGTTGATGATTGTGTTGCTTGGAATGACGGACAGTTCGATGTTCGCCGTAGAAATGTAGTAGCACCAGAACCTCACTTTGACATTGCTATTGATGAGCCTTGGGCAAAGTATGAGTATGAGCTACCTGACGGTCGTAAGCTAGAAGGACAGTTAGCAATCAAGGGAACTATTGACTTAGTTACTCTATGTGATGACGATGAAACCATCGAGATCATTGACTGGAAAACTGGCCGACGAGTAAACTGGGCTACTGGTGAGGAAAAAACTTACGAGTACCTACAGAAAGATCCACAGCTACTGTTGTATAACTATGCGATGCGTAAGCTATTCCCGCAATACAAGCAGTCAATCCTTTCAATCTTCTATATCCGTGACGGTGGCCCATTCAGTATGTGCTACGATGAGTCTGATGAACGTAAGTTCTTGGATATGCTACGAGCACGTTTTGAAGAAGTTAAGAACAATTTACGTCCAATGCCATGCTCACCTGAACGCAAAAGCTTCAAGTGTACTCGCCTATGTGATTTCTATAAGAAAAACTGGCCGGGAACTGACAAGCCAATGTGTAACCATGTAGAGGACTACATGAAAGAACATGGTCACGACAAAACTGTTAAGGACTTGACTAATGAAGGCTTCGACCTAAACTATTATCAAGCTCCGGGATCTACGGAATAATGATGACCTCAAAAAGTCAACCTGTAATATATAATGTAGGAGTACCCTCTTGGGAACAGAGGGACTCCGCTTGGGAAAAGTCCAAAGAGATGGGTCTAATTAATGGCTCATTCATGAAGGGCAAAGGCCGAATGGTTGGATTCTTAGGTGAAGAAGTAGTTGCCAATTTTATTGGTGCTGAGATTGACAACACCTACGAATATGATATAATTAAGGACGGTATACTTCTTGACGTAAAAACCAAGAAGTGTATCTCCGAACCACAAATGCATTATGAAGTAAGTATTTCTAACTGGAATACCCGACAGAAGTGTGATGGATATGTGTTTGCTCGTATTGAGTACCACAAGAATGCCCCCAAGAAGAAATGGGGCAACGCATACATTCTGGGATGGTATCCTAAGGATGAATACTTCGAGAAGGCACGTTTCCTTAAAGAGGGAACAAGGGACGGAGATAACGGTTATCGTGTTCGTTCAGATTGCTGGAATATGAAAATCGAAGATTTATATTCGATTAATGATTTTTTGAGTTGACAAAACTTGCACGAATCGCTATAATGATTCTGTAAGGTTAAAACACCGACGACAATTTAATTTTTTTTGCATCGGTGATCCGGTGCGTCAGGAGACAGATATGACTTGGGTGCCGCTTCATTTACATTCACACTATTCATTGCTTGATGGTTATTCCAAGCCGGATGACATCGCAGCCTACTGTAAGGAACAAGGTTACAATAGTTGTGCTTTGACTGATCACGGTACTATCTCAGGTGCAGTTACATTCTACAAAGCCTGTAAAGCCCAAGATATCAAGCCAATTCTAGGCTGTGAATTCTATGTCTCGCAGAAACCTGTAGCAGAAAAAGATAAAGACAACCGTCACTTAGACCACATCGTTCTTCTTGCTAAAAATAAAGATGGATGGGATCAACTGGTTAATGCAGTTTCTTACTCAAACAGTGAAGAAGCTTTCTACTACAAGCCAAGACTAGACAAATCTATGATGGCTCAATTACTGGGTGGAGATAATATTATATGTATCACAGGACATCCCGGAACTGAACTTGCAGGATGCCTGTTTACAGACCCAAAAGAAGCCTATAACGCAAAGACATACAAAGAAGCTAAAGCTCTACTGCACCCACAATGGAAGCAGCGTGCCTATCAGCTTATTCGTGACTACGACAACATGTTTAGGGGCAACTTGTATCTTGAGATCCAACTGATTGACCAAGATCGTATGCCATCAGCCAAAGTGATTGGAGAATGCCTACGTAGCTTTGACCACCAGAAGGTTGCCACTGCAGACTCTCACTATGTTCGTCGTTCAGATGCAGAATACCAACGGATTCTACTGTGTGCCGGTCTCCGTACTAACATGAAGAAAATAAATGAGTCACTGGAACGTGGCGAATCCGTACCTCTTGCAGGATTTTTCTTGAGTGATAGCTTCCATATTCCTACTGAGGAAGAAATGCTAGCCATTCACACAGAAGAAGAGATTGCAAATGCAGCTAAGATTGCAGACATGTGCGAAGAGTATGAGATCTTGGGTAAGCCTATGCTCCCAACTTATAATACTCCTGAAGGATATGACGAAGACTCTTGGCTGCGTGAGCTTTGCCGTAAAGGTTGGGCTCAACTACTACAATCCACTGGTAAGGTTGACGATCCGAAAGTCTCTGACATCTATCGTGACCGTATCGTGGCAGAACTAGACGTTATTTCTGGTGCAGATCTTGCTGGCTACTTCTTGATTGTTCGTGGGATTATCGAGTTTGTCGAATCTCAGGGATGGATGGCAGGGCCGGGAAGAGGTTCAGCGGCAGGTTGCTTAGTGTCTTACCTCGTAGGGATTACTCAGGTAGATCCTATTGAGTATGACTTAATTTTTGAGCGATTCTACAATGCTGGACGTAATACAGAAGACCATGTAGCACTTCCCGATATTGATATCGACGTACCCGCAGAACACCGTGACGAAGTTATTGATTATATCAAACGAACTTACGGAGAAGAGCGTGTTTCACAGATGTTAACATTTGGTCGTCTTGCTGGTCGAGCTGCACTAAAGGAAGTTATGCGTACAGAAGGAAGTTACTCCTTCACCGAAATGAATGAACTCTCTAAGCTCATTCCACACGAAGCAGATGTATCTGACCAGTTGGAAGCAATGGGTGAAAAATCTATCTTAAAATTTGCACTTTATAACGAACCAAAGTTAAGTAAGTACTGCAAAATTGACGATCTAGGATTACTGAGTGGTTCATTAGCCCATGTGTTTGAGCAAGCTATCGCTATCGAAGGCACATACAAGACTCAGGGTAAACATGCCGCTGGAGTTATTATATCATCTAAGAATCTCGATGAGGTTTGCCCGATGGTAAGAGATAAGGAAGGCAAGCGTGTTGCTGGTCTTGAAATGAACGACCTAGAGTCAATGGGTCACGTTAAATTTGATGTCTTGGGTATTGACTTACTCAGCAAAATTATGGAAGTTAAGGAGACTTTTTAATGGAAATGACAAGAGAACGAATTATTGATACCGTGCTTCATGGTGGTGGAGTGAGTTACAAAAACCTCTCTATCTGCGATTTAGCTGACTACCAACCTCTACGTAAAGAGTTTAGTAAGCCACTGTATCAGGTTTATCTATCAGGTGGAGATCACGGTCTGCCACACGTATCAGAAACTTACCGCAATCTAGGTGAAGCAGTTAATCGCTTTTCTGAACTTCGCAAGATTGTACGACGAAAAATTTATACAAAGAAGGTGGATAACAATGGCTAATTATAGAGACATTATTGTATTCGACTTTGAAACTGGTTCACGATACCCTAAGACAACTCAGCCAACTCAGATTGCCGCTGTAGCACTTCATGGTCGTAAGCTAACACTACAACCTAATGGTGTGTTCAATAGTGAGATTCGACCACTGGAAGACGAAGAAGCTATCGCAGCAGGTCTTGACCCACTGCAACAGGAAGCTCTTGACATCACCGGAAAGAATCGTGAAGACTTACGTAAAGCACCTTCACTAAAGTCTGTCTGGGGCAAGTTCACCAAGTGGGTTGACCAGTTCAACTTCAAGAAAACAAGTTACTATGCACCAATCGCTGCTGGTTATAATATCAACAACTTTGATTTACCAATCATCCAGCGACTAGCAGAGGAACATGGCAATGTAAACAAAGAAGGTAAACAGACCGTCTTTAACATGATCTACAAGATTGACCTTATGGACATGCTATTCTTGTGGACAGAAAACAATAAAGACGTAAGTCGCCTCAATATGGATTACATGCGAGATTATCTCGGATTGCCAGAAACGAGCAAGGCTAATGCTCATGACGCATTGTACGATGTGATTGACACAGCCAACATTTTAATCAAGTTTATGAAATTTCAACGGAGTATTGCAGGTCGAACTAAGTTCGAGAAAGCTTTTGGAGCTCAAGACCTATATATTCCATACAGTGTCGCTAACTAATTATAAGGAGAACAAGAAATGGTACGCAGAAACAGAGTAGTAAAGGTATTGCTAAAAACCCCATCTTTGTATGGCAGTCACGAGAGCATGGTTGTAGAAGAAAACTGTGATGGTTCAGTCACTTGTCGTGATGCTTACGGCGACTACACTACAAGCAAGAGTGTTCTAGACAATGGTCTGGCAGATCCTAATCGCTATAAAAATCGTGGTGCTGGTGTTTCAGAACCCGTTAACTTTGAGGACTAATAATGAGCAGATTAAACCTAAACAACTTCAAGGACAAGAAAACGTGGGCTCTTATTCAAGAGGGTCTAACTAAAGGCGTTTTTCAGCTAGAGAGTAATCTCGGTAGGTCATGGGCCAAACGAGTAAAGCCTGAGAACATTGAGGAACTGGCGGCACTTATTAGTGTTATCCGTCCCGGAACTCTTAAGGCTATGTCTGAAGGTAAGTCTATGACACAACATTATGTTGACCGTAAAGCTGGCATTGATGAAGTGGTTTATCTGCATGAATCTCTGGAGCCTATCCTCGGCTCTACCTATGGAATTCTTGTATATCAGGAACAATCCATGAAAATCGCACAGACACTTGCTGGCTTTAGCTTGTCCGAAGCTGATGTGTTGCGTAAAGCTATTGGTAAGAAAAATGCCGCACTTATGAATCAGGTGAAGGAAGACTTTATTAAGGGTGCCAAGAAGGTTGGTATTGTGCCAGCAGACGTGGCCGAAGAAATCTTTAGTTGGATTGAAAAGTCTAGTCGCTACGCATTCAATAAGTCCCATGCAGTTTCTTACGCATTTAACAGTTTCTGGAGTGCATACTGTAAGGCTCACCGAACAGTAGAATTCTTTAGAAGCTACCTAAATCACTCATCTCGTAAGCAGGACTCACAAGCAGAAATCAAAGAGCTTATCTCTGATGCTAAGCTTTATGACATCGAAGTTCTGCCACCACGATTAAATAACTTCTATCGCAACTTCCAAGAGGTAGGACGTAAAATCTACTTTGGATATAATGATATCAAGCAGGTCGGTGACAGTGAGTGTTTGAAGATTGAAGCAAAGATTGAAGAAGGCTGTGATGCAAATAATACTGAGTTTGCAAGCTGGAGTTGGATGGATGTGTTAGTCCATCTGGCAGGGCAGATTAACAAGCAGGCATCTGTAGCACTAATATCATGCGGAGCATTTAATGGGCCAAACTGCAAGGTTTCCCGACAGAAGATGCTTTATGAGTTTGATTGCTGGAAATCTTTAACTAAGCGTGAACAACAGTTCATAGCAGAGAACTACAAACCAACTGAAGAGCTGAGCGAAGCTGTGCGGTACATGATTAATAATCACAAGATTACCTCACGACGACTATCCTCAGTAAGTGATATTCTTCAAACCTTAGAAGAGCCAATGTATTCCCTTGATGACAGTCCTGTGTGGATTGCTGAAGTTGAAGAGAAATACATGGGAGCAGGATTAACATATTCTCGTGTAGATGCATCTGGTGGACATGTTGCCACTGACACCACATGTAGAGATATTCTGTTGGGTAAAGAAGGTAAAGTAAACCTATGTGTTCAAATTAATTCTGCCAGAGAATGGACTATCAAAAGCGGAAAGAATGCAGGGAACGTCATGTGCTTCTTATGTATCGAAGACAATACTGGTCTACTAGACTCTGTTATTGCCTTTACTGAAACATATGAGAAGTATCAGGAGCTACTCCATCAAGGTAACACTGTCATGCTAATGGGTCAAACCTCTAGTAAGAAAGATGGTGGAGTAATTGTCAACAAAGTGTGTCAAATCTAACACTGCGATACATAATGTTTAGAAAGGATATTTGAATATGAATCATTGTACATTTTGCGGTCGTCTTGTTGATGACCCTACATTGAAAAACGTTAACGGCACTAGCCTTGTTACATTCACCCTTGCTGTGGAAGAGCATCGTCGTGATAATCAAGGTCATAACCGTAAGCGTGTAGAGTTTTTAGACTTTGAGGCTTGGGATTCTGGTGCAGACGCAATTAAACGATACTGCTCCAAAGGAGACTTACTCTTGGTGGAAAGCATTGCACGGCAACAACGATGGACATCCGATGGTCAGAACAGATCCAAGATTAATTTTAGAGTAAGCAAGTTTCGTAATTTCACAGGGAAGTCTGAGAACACCAATGATTAACCGCAATATAGATGAAGAAGCTCAGGTACAGAAGCATTTTGGCTTAGTTGTATCGCAAGCACAGAAGTACTACAAGTACGATCAGTGCATGGAGCTAGAAGACTACATACAAATTGGAAGTATAGGTCTTCTAAAAGCAATTAGAAACTACAGTGAAGATCGCAAGGCTAAATTTTCAGTCTTTGCATTCTACTGTATCAGAAATGAAATCCTTCGCCAGCTTGGTAAAGAGAACAAACATAAGAAAACCTATTCAGTCGATGATTTTTATTTGGCTAATTCCCTAGAGGACAAAGATGCTCAGGCAGTAGATAAAATTGCAGAAGCTATGCCTAGCCTCACCAATACGGAAACCGTGCTAATAACAATGCGTGCTGAAGGTTACACGAGATCAGAGATCTGTAGTACTCTTGGTCTTACAAAGAATGAGTTTAAGACTCACTTTTTAGAAATCATCAGGAAGATAAGAAATGCAAACAAATAAGAAGCGAATATTATTCGTTACTGAAGCTAACTGGTTGCCAACTGGATACTCTGTTTATACTAAGCAGGTGCTCAGTCGGCTTCACGCTACTGGTAAGTTCGAGATTGGTGAGCTTGCTTGTTATGCTAAGCCTTCAGACACTGATAAGATGAATGCTACTCCTTGGCGGGTTTTCCCAAATACGCCTAACTTAGATGATGCTGCTGGACGTGAGAAGTACCATAGTTCACCATCACTAATGTTTGGAGAGTATACTTTCAACAGTGTTCTATTGGACTTCAAGCCAGACTTCGTAATGGACATTCGTGACTTTTGGATGCTTGAGTTTGAACAACGATCTCCTTTTAGAAACAACTACAAGTGGGTTATTATGCCTACTGTAGATGCTAAGCCACAGAATCCTGCTTGGATTGACTGCTTCGCTAATGCAGATGCTCACTTCGCCTACTCAGAGTTTGGCCGTGATGTACTGATCGAACAGGCTGGTGATAGCATTAATTTCCAAGACGTAGCTTCTCCCTGTGCGGCAGATTGCTACAAGCCTATGGACAAAGCAAAGATACGGGACAAGTACGGTCTAGAGACAGATATTAATATCGTCGGTACTGTGATGCGTAACCAAAAGCGTAAGATGTTTCCAGACCTAATGGATGGCTTCCGTCGTTACCTAGATGAAACTGGTGACACAAAAACCTTCCTTTACTTACATACATATTTCCCGGATATTGGGTGGGATATTCCTGAGTTAATTCATGAGCACGGTCTGTCATCTAAAGTACTGATGACCTATAAGTGTAAGGACTGCGGGGCGATCTTCCCCAGCTTCTATCAGGATAACCACCGCTTCTGTCGTTCTTGTGGCAAACCAAAAGCACAGCTAGTTGGTATGGACAACAAGATTGAAGACCATGAATTAGCAGAGATATACAACCTGTTTGATGTCTATGTACAGTATGCCAACAGTGAAGGATTTGGTATGCCGCAGGTTGAGGCTGTTCAGTGTGGAGTTCCCCTAATGGCCACTTACTACTCTGCTATGGAAAGTGTGGTAGATAATCTGGGAGCTATTCCACTAAACCCACTAACACTATATAAAGAAGTTGAGACTGGATGCTATCGAGCTATTCCTGATAATGAGAACTTCAAGGAAGAACTCAAGTCCTTCTTAGCTAAGCCACAGCACGAACGTGCATTGATCGCAGCTACACAGAGATCTAAGTCCCTGAAGCGATACAGTTGGGACAAGACTGCTGCGATGTGGGAAAAGTACTTTACGGAAACTGAGATCTTAGACAGATCTAAAACTTGGGATTGCCCTATTGACAAGCGTAGACCAATTCCAGAAACTTATCCTAAGGGACAGCCTATCGCTGAAACAGTTAGTTATTTTATTAACGAAGTGCTAGGCCAACCAGAGCTTGATCGTACATACTTATGGAAGCGTATGTGCCGTGACTTAAACTATGGTAATCATGTTGAGTCTCATGGTCAGGGTATCTACTTCTCTGAAGACAGTGACCCAGACACAAACCGAGCTAAGAAAATATTCAACTACGATGTAGCTTTTGAATACATGGTTAAGATGCGAAAACAAATTAACGAATGGGAGGGATATAGAATTGAAAGTCTTATATCTAAATAATTACCGAGAAGGCACAGGGTGGTCAAACGCCGGACTAAATAATATACTAGCCCTACACAAGGCTGGTGTAGATGTTGTCACTCGTCACCTAGATTTTACAGGAGCTTATCTGGTAAAACCCGCTATTCTTGATGAACTAGAACGCAAAGATCTTTCTGGTTGCACTCATGTTATTCAGCATACGCTACCACATCTCTATGAGTATCGTGGCGGCATGAAGAACATCTGTATGTTTGAAACTGAAACTGATAACTTTCTACCAAGTGGTTGGGCTAAATACATTAACCTTATGGATGAGGTTTGGGTTCCTAATCATCAGATGGTAAAAGCATGTAGAGATAGTTTTATATATCCCGAAATTCCTGTTCATGTTGTTCCTCACTGCTTAGACATGCAGAAGTACGAGGACGCACCAATGGCTCAGCTAGGTGAAGATCCAGACACATTTAATTTCTTGTTTGTTGGCGAATGGAATCGACGTAAGAATTACTCGGCCTTAATCAGAGCCTTCCATGCCGAGTTCCATCCAAGCGAGAATGTAGAGCTAATTATTAAAACAAGTATTCCCGGTGAATCTGCAGATAAGACTCTTGACATTGTTCATAACACATGTCGTGAAATCAAAAAGGGATTAGGCTACAGAAAAGCTTATCGTAAAGATAAGGTTGTTGCAGGTATTATCGAAGAACGTGAACTATTAGGATTAATTAAAGCTTGTGACTGTTTTGTCATGCCATCTTACGGTGAGGCTTGGAGTATTCCAGCACTTGAGGGAATGGCTATGGGACTTCCTGTTATATATACTGACGGCATAGGAACTGAGGATTTTGCTGTTGGGTATCCAGTCAAAGCTGAGTGGGACGATTGCTTCGGAATGCAACAGTCATTAGATGGCTTACATACGTGTGAAGAACAGTGGCGTGTAATCAATGTCAGAGACCTGCGAAGGGCGTTACGTGAAGCCTACGAGCTCCACAGGCAGTGTTCTGAGCTATGGGATTTCAAGTGCGAAGAAGCCATAGAAAGGGCTCAAGACTTCGATCATGCCAAAATTGGCGAATTAATGAAAGGACTGTTAGTATGATAGGTAGTATTCTAAGAAAAGCACTAAGAACTGACAGTGAACCTCTTAATATTGTCACTTGGTGTACACATGAAAGATATGAACAAAATCTAGCTAAGACTGGCCACACTTTCTGGTCTCTTCGTCATGCTAAAGAATGGGACACTGAGTATGGGCATAAGCCAAACAACTACAGGGTCACAAATGAAATACCTCCATACGTAGACGTTGATCTGATTCTATGTCAGACTATGGATGATAAAGTTAATCAAGCTATGCAGTTGAGCCAAAGATATAATGCTCCTATTGTTCAGCTTTGCCATGTCCTGCCAGATATTCGTCAGGATGTAAACAGACAAAAAGAAATAGCAACAAGTATACCTGCAGATCACTTTGTGTTCATCTCAGACTTTAATAAGAATGCTTGGGGCTTTGAAGGTAACTGGAGTGCCAGTGTAGTTAATCACGGAATCTCTCCTGAGTTTACCTATAGTGATGCGGAGCGTTCGCCACACGCACTTTCGGCAGTTAATTTGTTTGCCGATAGAGACTGGTGTTGCGGATGGGAAAACTGGAAACAGGTTGCAGCTAAAGTGCCAGTAAGACTCATTGGTAAGAATCCCGGAATGTCAGAAGCACTATCGGGCAAAGAACTAGTTCAAGCGTACCAGCAGTCTCAGATCTTCTTTAATACTAGTACTCACTCTCCAGTACCTACGGTTCTCATGGAGGCTATGGCTTGTGGCTGTGCTATTGTTAGTACCAAAACATGTATGATTCCAGAAATTATTACTGATGGTGAAAATGGATTGTTTGCAGATTCGCCTATCGACATGGTAAATGCCATACAATCGTTACTAGATGACCCAGAGCGTGCTCGTGAGTTGGGCAAAGCTGCAGCGGAAACAATCAAGACTCGTTACAATGTAGACGAGTTCGTAAATAATTGGAAAAATACTTTTCGTCGGTGTGTAACTTTACGTGATTAGTTACATAATATCGTGGAGGAATAAATAATGAAAGTATATCTTGGCCCACCAAATGAGGCATATGAAGCGTATCTACAACCAGAGAGTTTGGATACTCTAAAGTTAATGGTTGATGATGCCGAATGCACTGAAATCGTAATAGACGGTTTCTTAAGTCTAGTTCCACATAAGGATACTGGCTTATTGATCGCTGAACTATGCAAGAAGATTCGTCTGGGCGGCAAGCTCATCGTTAGCCTTGTTGACTTTGACTCTGTTTGCCTCCTGTATGCACGTAACATAATTGATGTAGAAAGAGTAAATAAATTCTTGACACCTACAGCAAACATTGTTACAATGACGGATATCGAGTCCTTCATGCTTATGAATGGACTTACTATTGATGCTAAGTCATACTCGACTGAAGCAGTCGCAACAATCACGGGAGTAAGAAAGTAATGTCAGAAGAACAACAGCCTAATCTAAGTAAACTAGAAGTAGTCACATGCTGCAGAGGATGTGTCTTTGCTGAGTATAAAGACCACGAGCAAACTGGTTGTAAACTTAATCGTCGTGAGCCACTTGGGTGGGAAGGCGACTGGGCTGAGAAAGACGGTGACAAACACAGTGTGTTTTACCGCTTCTGCAATACATACCGACCACAAGACTGGGTTGACGAACTAAACTATGCTGAAAAGCTAGACTTAGAATATACGGTAATGACTGAGGTTTACCCGAACCTTATGTTTATTGTGCTATTTGATGCAGATACTGAAGAAGACCAACGGATCTTTGAGCAACAGCTAGATGCTATTGAGAATCAAGATCTATACTTCACTCGCCGTATTATTGTAGTCAACCAGAAATTTGAATACAACGATTATATTATTGAAGAACTTGACAAACGTTTTGGTGACAGCAAGTTTGTTTCACACCATACAGTTCTATATCAACACGATGTTCGTCAAGAATGGCTAATTGACCAAGCTGTACAGCACAATATCAATGGCTGGGCTTATGTTGTTGCTAACAAGCATGTACCACCAACCAATGTAATTAGCCGTGTACATGAAATCACTAATGTAGAATGTGTGCCACTACTGGTATCTAAGCCTAACGATGGAATGAACGGCCTAGTTTTCCAAGCTGCACTCTACAAATATCTAAAAGGCAGTATGCCAACAGTAGACCCAGATACGCTGGAAGCAGATCGACGTATGTTCCTAGAGCGTGTTGCTGATTGGCCACTCGAAAACAAGGAAGCGATACGAGAGGAACTGTAATGAAAAACGTAGCCATCATTGGCACCAACTATAATTACCAAGAGTTTGTGTGTGATTGTATAGAGAGTGTGCTTAACCAAGATTATCCAAAGGAACATCTGACCATGTGTATGGTTGATGATGGTTCTAGCGATATGTCTTATTCTATTATAGTTAACCACTTCGATCTAACTGAGACAGAAACTATCGAGCTTGATGAGCCTTGGTATAAAGGCCCAGTAGAAATTCGTAAGAAAGATAATCTAATCCTTCTTCTCTGTAATAACTCTGGCCCGTCAGTAGCAAGGAATCTAGGCATTTACTTTATGGCTGAGTGGGCTGATATATTTGGTATCATCGACGGAGATGACCAGTATCTACCTACCAAAGTTTCTCGCTGTGTTGCTAAGCTAGAAGAAGATCCTGCAATCGGCGTTGTCTGGACTGACTATACTATCCATCGTACTATTGAGGATGGCCAAGACTACACCAAATATGAATACAAGTATGCGTATGACGCAAAGCTACTCCGACAGATGTGTATCGTTCACTCTGCCGGTTTTATCAAGAAAGAATATTTATTTAAAATCGTCAATCCCGAAAATGGTGAGATCTACGACAGTAACTTACATGCTCCGGGAAGTCAAACATTTACAGGATGCACAGAGGATTATGATCTGTGGTTAAGACTGTCTTCTGTTTGTATGATGTACCACATCGCAGAGCCGCTATCTATTGTAGCTGAGCATGGCGATAATGCTTCCTTGAAGATGACCAACGAGATATTCCAGCAACATGCTGCTTACATGGGGGCTAAATTACGTGGGTAGAATAACAACTAAAACAAAGACAACTAGAAACAAAGAAGCTTCTATTATTATCTTAGCCGCAGGCTTCGGTAGTCGCATTAAGTCTTATGAGCCAAGAGCTTTGCTTAAAGTCAATAATGCAGAGACATTAATAGAGACTCAGATCCGTAATACTAGACCAATCTTTAGGGATCATGAGCATATTGTCGTAGTGGGATATGATCGCCACAAAGTAATGAAGAAGCTTGGCCCAAAGAATCGTTATATAGAAAATCAATTATATGACTCGACAGGTAGCTTTGAAAGTCTCCGATTAGGGGTTAATGCAAGTAATCGTGATAATATTCTAGTAACTCATGGTGACATATGCTTCAACAACGAAACATTTAAGAGGCTAGACTACTCTCGTTCTTTTCTGATTCAAGATACTAAAGGTCGATTCGCTGACCAAGAAGTAGGACTGACGGTTGTTCGTGACAAAGTTACTATATTATCTTACGGCTTACCTGTTAAGTGGGCACAGATCGCCTACTTCACTGGCAAGGAACTAGAAATACTTAAGTATATTTGTGCAAAAAATCAGGATGCTCGCAAGTCTCACTTGACTTTTGAAGTCATTAATGACATAATAGGAAGAGGCGGTCAGTTTGCAGTCGAAGAGAACGACGACATGGTTGCTTTTGAAATAGATACCATGAGGGATTTGGTGAGGAATACTAATGAGCAAAATTTTAATATCTAACGACGGGTATCACGCCCACTACTTTCAGAGATTAGCATGGCATAACGCATTTAAGACATGCGGACACGAGGTCTATTTCTGGGACTGCAAGAAAGAACCCGCATTCGACGTATTCGACAGAGTTAACCCAGACATCTTTCTGGGACAATCATACAACTTAGATAGAGCTACCCTTAAGTGTATCAAGGAACGACCTTGGATTAAAGTTGGTCTCCGATCTGGAGATTGGGGTAGCATGGATGATGTAGTAGATAGAGATAAGTATAACATTCTCTTTGCTACTCAAGAAGAAAAGGACATGTTAGCGGAACTGAAAGAACAAACAGGTTTACCTAACTTTGTCCATCTACATTACAATCAGGAAGGCATTGATGCTTGCCACGACCGATACTCTACTATTGGTATTGATGCAAAGCCTCTTATCATGTGCTCGGATATCCATGTTTATGGTAATCCACAATATGACTTCCGATACGCCTGTGACATTGGTTTCGTTGGTGGCTACTGGCCATACAAGGGACAAGTCATAGATGCATACTTACTTCCACTACTAGAAAACGTGGGAGAGTACTCCGTAAAGATTTTCGGCAATCAGAACTGGCCTATTCCACAATATCATGGCCACATAGACGATCAGTATGTGCAGACTCTATTTGCCTCGTCTAAAATCTGTCCGAATCTCTCTGAGCCACATGCTCAGGAGTATGGTTACGATATAAATGAGCGTTGCTTCAAAGTCTTGCTTTCGGGCGGCTTTTGTATCTCAGACAACGTTGCTAGTATCAGAAACATCTTTGAAAATAATGGGGTAGTTTTTGCAGAAGATCCAGAAGATTTCCGTGCAAAAGTTGACTATTATATCAATAATAATGATGAGCGTAATGAAATCGCCCGTGTTGGGCAGCAATTTGTTATGCATAACCATACAAACTTCCATAGAATCGCAGATATATTTAATTATCTAGGTATGGAAGCCGAAGCGGAACATGCAATAAGCGTATTGGATAAGATTTATGAACAAAGATTCTAAAATTCTGGTAACTGGAGCCAAGGGTTTCTTAGGACAAACTGTCTGTGAGAACCTATATGCCAACGGTTATACTAATCTTATTCCACTGGGTGGACATAAAGAGATGGATTTAACTCGTCAATCTATGGTCAACACCCTGATGCTTATGCATAGACCGGATGCAGTTCTCCATTTAGCCGCTAGAGTTGGCGGTATTGGGGCTAATGCTGCGAATCCCGGTCGATACATGTACGACAATCTATCAATGGGAACTAATCTTATTCATGCTTCCTATAAAATTCGTACTGTAAAGAAATTTGTAATGGTTGGAACAGTCTGTGCTTATCCTAAGTTTACAGAAGTTCCATTTAACGAAAGCGACATCTGGAATGGGTATCCAGAAGAGACCAATGCACCTTATGGGATTGCTAAGCGAGCACTCGTTCAGCTACTCATGTCTTATAAGGCACAATACGGTCTAAACTCTACTAATCTGATTCCCGTCAATTTGTACGGGCCTCATGATAACTTCAATCCAGAAAGTTCGCACGTTATACCAGCCTTAATCCTGAAGGTAGCTAAAGCCATGCGAGACGGCACTGATCTTACAGTGTGGGGCACAGGCTCCGCATCTAGAGAATTTCTCTATGTAGAAGATGCCGCTGACGCAATAAGACTAGCTTTAGAGACTGACACTGACTCCACGCCTATCAATGTTGGTACTGGCGTTGAAATTAGTATTAGAGAGTTAGTAGCACTCATATGTGACTTCATGGGATTTAAAGGCGAAATACATTTTGATTCTTCCAAGCCAGACGGACAGCCTCGTCGTTGTCTCGATACTACTAAGGCTAAGGAACAATTAGGGTTTGTTGCACTCACTCCTTTTGCACAAGGTTTGAAAAATACTATAGAATGGTTTAAGAATAGCGGAGAACTTGACAGATGGAACTAAAATATAACTATGCTCATGCTATTTTACATAACGGACAGCCTAATAAGCTAGTTGGCGTTCGAGACCAAGTATTTATCGACGTTCTGAAGTCCTTTGAAGGGGCTCCGATTAAAGTGTTTCAGGTCGGTGCAATCGAAACTTTTGAAGACGCATGGCGTTCCGGTAGTGGTTGGAGCGACATTATCTTCGGTCAATACATTGCAGAACACGGTGGATCTATCTCCGTATGTGATATCCGCATGGATAGTCTCGCCCATTCTGCTTACGCTGCCAGCAAGCTTGGATATGATCTCGAAGTTTGTTACGGCGATGCTTTCGAGTTTATAGCAAGTGGATATAACATTTATTACTTAGATGGTAGTAATGATCCACAGGAAACTCTACAGCAGTATTTAAAAGTCCGAAACGAAAAAGCTGTGTTTTTAGTAGATGATTTCGACATTAAAGGAACTTTGTTAGGTTTTCTTGATGTCCAATATCTTGACATTGCTAACGGTTTCGGTATAATAGACCAAAGATAGTTTATTAGTGCCTTTCAAAGTACATTAAATAGTCCCTAAATAAAGCTGCTTCGCAGCAAATGTTCCAAAGGAGATAAAATGATTTCAACATATGTGATTCATGTTAATGCTTTTACAGATAGGTTTAAGTATTTGAGCGGTCTCTTACCAGATGCTAACTGGGTAACTGATTACGATGTCGATGATATTCCAAGGGATATTTATAGAAAATACTATTCCCAATGTGAATTTGATTGGGCTGACCGGGCTACTCATCTAGGTATTATTAATAACTATCGCAGACTGGATAACTGTCAGGTATCTCGTAACCTAAAGCATATGCAAGCTCTAGAAAGTTTCTATGACTCTGGAGAAGATATGGCACTTATCCTACAAGATAATGTAGTCTTAGAGAAGCATTTTGACTCTGAGGTAGAATATGTACTAAAGCACTGGCCTGAATATGCTGATGTTGTATTTCTATCTGGCCCAGAGGACTTACTGTATGCTAATTATACTGGTAAGGACTTTTACTTCAGAGAAGATCTACAAGAACCATACTGCAACAGTCTTGTGCTAAATAACGTAGATGCATATATAATCACTAGAGCAGCAGCTAGATTGCTGATGGCCAAGCTAACACCGTTTGTTATGGACATCGAATACGAATATTCCTACTGGTTTGACAAATGTGGGTTCACTACACCAACTTTTGTACCATATGCTTGTAATCCACGTACTTACAAGACACTGTAAATTTCAATTCTAAGGGGTCTGTGGTACACGGTAACATACGTTGATATAAAGAGACGTGTATCCACACCCCCATTTCTAAAAATTATGTAAGACAATGAAGACCTGTTGTAAATGTAAGCAAGAATTACCCTTCTCTGAGTTCTATAAGAACAGAACTACTAAGGATGGTTATAATTATTGCTGCAAGCCTTGTAAGAATGTAGAAAATGCAAAACATTTGGCAAAATACAGAAAGACTGAAAAATTTAGAGAGACCCATAAGGCCGGGAAAAAAGAATGGCGTAAGAATCCTGCCAATAAAATGTACGATGCAATGCGTAGGCACAACTGGCGACTGGTCAAGCTAGGACTTGAGGGTAAGTTCACAGTCGAGATAACAGAATTAATGGATCACCTAGAAAAACAATTCACTAAAGGCATGTCGTGGGATAACTACGGCGAGTGGCATATCGACCACATTATCCCTGTATCTAAAGGTGGGGACAATTCTCTTGCTAATCTTCAACCACTCTGGGCTGCGGATAACCAAAAAAAATCCAATAAAATGTCTAACTAAATACATCTGGACGTGTGCAATCTGTCCAACCCAAGTATATAATGACCTAGAAGAGTTTTCTATTACTATTTATCGAAGGAACTGAGTTTATGCAAATTGGTGGGTTAGTAACTGAGTTAGGTCTTAATCAATGTGCTTATGGCATGGTTAAGTCCTTTAACGAGTTAGCCGCAGGCAACGAGCATCAGGTTACCGCTTACTGGCAGAGACTAGCCAATCCAGCGAGTGAGCCTTGCTTTGCAACTATGAATCTGTCTGAGTTAAATACATTCAAAGGTATCGGTATCGCCACTACATTGGAACTGGCAGACACGTTACTAAAGAACAACTCTGCAGTTGTACCATTCTACTATATATTTGATATTGAATGGTTGAAAACTATCGTTAGTTTCGATTACGCTATGGGAATCATGAGAGATCCTCATCTGAGTCTTATAGCAAGAAGTAAGAGCCATCAGGCAATTATAGAGAATTACTGTAATAAGCCAGTTGCTGGTATTGTAGAAGACTGGAATCTGGATCAACTATTACCCCTATTACAAGAATCTATTTGTTAAAGGACAGGAACATGGATATCAATATTTCTACGGTACTGGAAATGTACGAAGCAGGTGAATCAACCCTGTCTATATCGAAGCATTTCAATACCTACCCGAATAAAATCAGGAGAATCTTAGTATCAGAAGGTGTCGAGTTACGTGACAAATCTAGTGCTCAAAAGAAAGCATTGGAAACAGGACGTATCAAACATCCTACTAAAGGTACTAAACGCTCCTATGAAACAAGAAGCAAGATCTCGCAAAGCAATGTAAAAGCATGGCAAGATATGTCAGAGTCTGAGCGTGAACGCCGTAGACAGATCGCACAGGATCATTGGGCAGCTAAAAGTCCCGAA